CAGGTGCTTCTTCTCCACCTTTGCCATCACCAGTTGAAAGAAGTTCAATTGTTTGTGTGATCTTATATCTTGCACCACATGTCTTACACTTTGCATCATCAAGAACATCAATATCTACATTCTTAGATCCGCAAACAAGACAGATAGATCCCCATGGAGCTTTTTCACCAGTAGATGTATCATCCGCAGGTGCTTCATCATCTGCCATATCATCAGCAGTCATTGCGGAGAGACCTAAATCACCACCACCAAGATTGCCCATATCCATTCCAGCGTTAGCATCTACAGGACCAGGGGCAGGAGATTGAGGAGCAGGAGCGCCCATTCCAGCCATCTGTGCATATCTCTCAAGAAGCTTAGAGCGTAAAGACTTAGCAGCTACGACAGCATTTTCAGTCATAATTACAGGAACGTCTTCGCCATTAAGCTCTGTACCTTCTACTGCATCTTCAGACACTGTATCTACATCATCTGCCTTAAATGTTTTAGTTGTTCTTGAGGAAACAGTTGCGGTAATATCTCCATTTTCGGTAACAGAGAGATCAGTGAAAGCAAATGTTCCTGGATCTACTGTAAAGCCCTTAGATTGTAAAACTTCAATTGCTTTGTTCTTAAATGCTTCTTCAAAATTATCATCAGAAGGCTTAATTCCACCAAGATCTTCAACGCAGCAATAGAATCTTACACTTTCAAACTTCTCTTGTGTAATGTTCATAGCAGCTGTCTTTTCTGCATTTTGTTGAGCAGTGATAGCCTTAGAAATAAGCTTCTCAGCAACAGCAGGTTCTTCAACAAGTTTCTTAGCAGCTCTTACAAGGGCAGAAGTCTTGATATTATAATTTTCAGAATAGTCAGCGAACCATCCCATTAAATTTTGTGTAATAGTCTGTTTGGATGCAAATCTTTGTCCCCAGAATTGTCTTCTAGCTCTTGTCTTTGCTCTAGCCTCGGAAACGGATGCAGTCTTAGCATGATTAATATGAGCTTTCATTACATTCTCATCCATGCCAGCAACTTCATCAACAATCTCATCAGGTGTTGCGCCGGTATCCTTAGCTGCAGTTCCCATAGAGGCGAGTGCAACTTGGAGATCTTCCTTAGAAATTAATTCATCATCTTCGGAAACAGCGTTGGAGAGTGCAGCCTTAAGTTCTTCGGCTCTAGATGGAGAAGCGTTCATGCCATCTACAGCAGCATCTTGAATGTCGGCCATAAGAAGCTCTGCGAATCTTGTAACACCTTCCTTGGTAATTTCACCTTCAGATACAGCAACCTTGAGAGCTTCTGATAAATCTGCAGCAGTGATAGAACCTTGAGAAACAGCATCACCGAGTTCTTCAAGAATAGCTGTTGTGGAAGATTTTGGTTCCTTTTCTTCCTTAAAGAAATCAGATCTTGCATCTTCCTTAGCTCTTACATCAGATCCAAGAGCAGAAGTTTCTACCATTTCAGGAAGTTGTGGTTCTTCAGCTAATTTACCAGCTGAATCCATAATTTCATCAGGTGTAACCATAGCAGCAACAACAGCCTTAGCAAGAGCCTTAACTGCGGTAACCATAACTGTTTCAGCATCTGCGGAGCCATGAGTTCTACATTTGGACAATCTTTCTTCAAGAGTTCCATCAAGAACACCCTTATTAACCTTAGCGACTAATTCCGAAAGAGTTTCCTTAACTTCTTCGTCCTTAACCTTATTAGCATAAAGTCCAGCGTCTGCCAATTGCTTTTCGAGAACTTCAATATTTGCTTCAGATCTACCACTATAGTAAGATCCTGCTAATTCTTCTTCTCTGATTTTATCGCCTGATGGGTTTTTTCTTGCGTACTCAGCAGCGTTAGCACCACCGAGTTCTTCATTCATAGCTTTATATTCTTTGTTAGTTCTAAGCTTCTCTAATTCAACTTCCTTAACACTTCTGTCTGTAGTTGTTTCAAGCAAGGCAGTCTTAACAAATTTATTTAAGTCTTTAAGTAATTCAGAAGCAACCTTAGTGCCTTGTCCAGATTCCATCATTACTAGAGCATTCTCAGTAAGTACTGGTTCCCAATCAATTTTAACATTGTTATGATAGCCAGAAATTGAACCATCTGTTGACAAAACAACTCTATTTCCAGCCCCATCTTCAACTTTAAAATCAATGGTGACGGCGGATGCTGTTCTTTTACGTTGTTCAGACGCAATTTTAGCAAAATGATCCATTTGATTTTTTCCCTCCGCCCTGTCATATAGGGGCGCATTTGTTTTTATATTTGTATTGCGTCCAGATGCAGATCTAATGACGCTATTAGTTGCCTCTTTAATTAACTCATCATTAACTAAAGAAGACTTGAAAGATAAAATGCCTTCAGCTAATCTTTCAAACTTCGATTTTCTAGTATTATTTGTACTAGCAAAAACTTCTCTTCTATTATCTTTTGATGCCCATACTAACATTCCATTACTATCAGAAGCAGTTGCAATGCCTCCTCCAATAGGTTCACCCATCATTACAGCAGGTTCTAATATTCTTCCAACATTTCCAGCAGATGTATAGTTTAAATTAGCCATCTGTTGTGGTTGTTGAAGTTGAGGAGCTGCAGGTTGTCCTTGATTGATAGGTCTTTGTTGTGCGGTTTGTCCAGTATCAACACCATCATCAATAATATCTTGCATTGTAGATTGTAAATCAGCCATAGACTTAGTGATTTTACCTACATGTGCAAGATCGATGTTATCTTTCCTTGAGAACATATTCATCACAGCAACTTCCAAGAAATTCAGTGATAAATTAATCAAGTCTAAGATATTTAAGCCAGCTCTTGGGTCGATTCCTAAAGCTTGCATGACAGCAGAAACAGTAGCATTTTGTCCTGCTCCTGGTTGTGCTAAGAGTTGTCCACCTACAAGAGTTCCAGCGCTTTGTGCTAATCTGACTGCAGTATTAACAGTATGATTTGCTGTTTTAAGAGCTTGTTGATGTTCAGGAGATTCGTTTAAATGAAATGCTACTGCGATATTTTTGTATAGTTCGTTAGCTTTCTTTTCTAATTGTCCAGCAGCTTGAAGAATTTCGTCTACATCGTAAATTTCTTCGATTTCACAGGATTCAAAAGCTCCATCGCCTACACAAGAGAGTTCAATAAATTTAACCCCATAGTTTTTTTCGTAGATGTGCTTTCCAGAATTAGGATGTTTCTTACCTTTCCACTTTTTAAGACAATCGCAGTAATCTTTTTCAGTGTAGGCTTTATTTGAACAATTAGAGCAGATACCGTATTCCACAGAAGCTCCCATAGAAACGTCATGGATTACTCCAGTTCTAATATTTCTTGCAATATCTGGATAAGCTTCTTCATCTACGAAATAGGTACAGAAAACACAATTTTCTTTTTCGTCCCATTCTGCATATACAACCATACCTTTAGCTTGTTCAATATCATCATTTTTATGGTTTGTATAGATTGGTACGCCTTCGAAAGTTTTATAAGAAGGGATTTTTTCGCCTTTAATTTCAACTTCTTTTAATAATTCTTCTTTACTAAAATAATCGCCATTTGCATTTACTACATCTGCATCGATAGCTCTAGCACGAACCCAAAGAAGTTTTGCACCCTTTCTAGATTGCATTTCCTTAACGATATCGAAATCTTTATATTTTTTGAAAACATCATCAGGATTTGCATAGAGTGATTGAAGGCCAATTTTAGCAGCTTCTCTAAAATTTGTAGAAGCTGTTTTTAGAAGATGTTCTTTTACAAGTTCTCTATCATTAATATCTAGAAAACTCTCAATTGTAATTCTTCCACCTTTGGCAAACTTAAGCATATAATATAATTCTCCGATCAGAGACTAGTCTTAATTTCTGTTCTAGAATTTGCCTCTAAATTCCTGTTATTTGTACAGATTTAAACAAATTCTTCTGTCATATTAGAGTTACCCAATTTTTTTCTAATAGCTTGGGAAATGACATTAATTACATCTTGTGAATGTTCTTTAAGTTCTTTATCGGTAAATCTTAATACAGTCCATCCATTGGCAGAAAGTTCAATATCTCTTCTTTTATCCCTAGCAATTTTTTCAGGATTATTGTGCCAAATTTCTCCATCGGCTTCAATTGCAATGCCTAATTCTGGAATAGCAGCATCTAGTTGATAATCCATTGTAGGTCCAGCTAAATATTGTCCATAAATTGCAAAAGGAAGATTCATAGAAAGAAGCATGCTGTAAAGTGATTTTTCTAGACTTGTGAACATTTGTGCTTGAGGTCTATTTAGTTTCTTTTTAGCATATCTGTATCTAATATTTTCATCTTCAGAATTTTGCCAGGATGAGAAAACTTGATTTGCTTCATAATTAACTGGGAAAGAAAATTCTCCTCCAAATTCAGCAATTCTTAGGCTATTTCCAAAGCCATCATATTCCTCTGGTAATGCTCCTAAGTTTCCTCTTCCTGTCACTGGTGTAATTGATTTAAGGAAAAGTTCATGAGCAACAGATTTAAATTTAACGGAAGCTAGTCTTTGATTAGAATCTTGTAAATGTCCATTAAGTTTGTCTTTGTAGATTTCATTAATAACATTTGAAGCTAATCTATATGTTTCTGTTTTAGTCTTAGCGGTAGGAGCTGGTCCCGGTGCTGGTGCTGGTGCTGGAGGAGGTGCAGGAGCTCCCATTGGTGGTGCTCCTATACCCATATCTGGAGCACCCATTCCCATACCAGGCTCAGGCATTGCTGGTCCACCGCCTGTAAATCCTTGTCCTGTCACTGGTCCTGAAGAGAATCCTGTAAGCATGTCTGTATTAGCAATATTAGGATTGTTTACAAAACCTGATCCTTGTTCAAATCTTAATCTTTCAATTTCCTGATCTGGGTCAAGTCCAAAAGATTCAATAAGAGTCATATTAGAAATAACTCCATTTGAATTAGCAGTAACAAGCATTTGAAGCTTTCCTGTATCGTCTCTTAATTGAAGATCATCGAATTTAATTTTAGGATAGATAATTTCATCTTGTCCTCTTTCGCCTTCAACAACAAAACCATTCCAGATTGCCACTTGTTTGAAAAGTTGTTCTTCAATCCAGTGTGCAACTTCTCTTCGGAAAGTTTCAAGTCTTTGGGCCATAGCAAGAAGACCAACTTGAGCATTTCCATATGTAGGACCTTCACCATTAAGTAGAGCCTTGTTGAGCATAAGACCATCTAAAATTTCTTGGTCAATTAATTCATATTCGTTAGTTAATTGAAGAACCTTGCCAGAAGCACCATAAAATTCAAAATCAAAAGCATGGTGAGTAACAAGTGTGAGGTTAGGGTCATTTGCAATTGTGGCTAATTCTTCCTGAACATTGTCAATATCTTCTTGTGATGCAGGTCTTTGATCATTACCTACCTTGACAATTTTAATAGGGAGAATATGTCTTTCAGCGACTAACCATTGTGATTGTCTTAATTTATCTTTATATGCTAATGTTGGGAATAATGGTCTAATCATAGGTGTGCCATAATCTTCCCAAGGGTTAGATCCATGTTTAAAGTGCTTGATAGAAATAGGGTTTAATTTAATTGGTTCTCCCCTAAGTATCATTTTCTTTACTGAATCTGGAATTTGATCATAATATTCTCTTGGTTGTTTTTCTTGGACAATTCTAATTTCTTCTGCGGATGGTCTGTAAACATATTGTCCTTCTTGATCAATCATTCCGGGCATTTTCATTACACTATCAGGATTTAAAATAGAGATAGATTTCCAAGTTGCGCCTTCATGTTGACATTCTTGGTTCTTCTTAGTATCCCAGTTTGAACCATGACAGTGAGGACAATCAATTGAGGCTAAAACAAATACATCTCCAAGTAAATGATAAACCTTGGATATTTCTGGGAGCCACTTTTGGAAATTAAGTTTTTGAATGAGTTTCTCGAAATAATCTTTGACATACGAGGAAGAACATTCGAGTTTCCATCCAGAGAAAGGGTAGTTAGTGTAGAAATTGATACCAGCTGCAATTTTAGGTTCATTATTTCTCCACCAGTTCGCCCATAAATAAACTTCTTTTCGTGCATTTGGAATTTGGAATGAAGTAGCAGTAAGGAATGGGGAATAAAAGTTAGGAGATGTTGTAATATTACCAGACATCTGTGAAAACTTAGTCATATTTGGAGAAACATTTGCTCCAAGAGATGATGCAGCTCTAGATGATGCATAGGCTCTATCAATATTAAAGCCTTCGGATCCTGTTACTCTTTCTCCGGTTACTGTTTGAGCTGCAGTTTTAAATACTGTTTGTAATGATGAAATGTTTTCTGTTGACAATTTATTCTCCCGTTAATATTATACTTCAGTTTAATGTAATATTAGAAGGGAGATCTTGAAACATGTCAGCGCCTTTGCCAACGTTATATTGAGGTACGCCCCTAATAAGCATGTCTCCTCTAATATTCTCTGTACTACTCATAGATTGAAATACTGGATCATCTTCTCTTGTGTTTTTTAGTTGCTCTTCTAAAGTTAAAAACTCTGGAGAATCTTTTGATATTGATAATAAATCTAATAATTGATTTCTTTGTTGTTCAGATAATTTTCTGTATGCATCTAAACTAATTTGCATTTGATCTAATAAATTTTTTACTTGAGGTAATAATTGTTCATCCTCTTGCAAATTAGGGGAAGAAATAATTCCTCCCCCAATAGAATTTTGTGCGATTCTATACCACATTTAGTCTTCTCTTGAATCCTCTAAAAGGGAATCCAATCCTAGTTCGCTAGCAAAATGTTTCAAATCATCATCAGAATATTGATGTCCCCAATCAGCTTCTTCAGCTAAAAGTTCTTCAATAGTTTTTTCAATATCTTCGTTAGTTCTTTTGGATTCTAACTCTTCTTCTCTGGTAATTGGTTCTTTTTTTGCTGTTTTGTTAAGATGTTGAGAAACTGTCATGTCATCTCCATCCCCAGCATCTTTGAGAATTTGTTCAATGTACCACTTAGGAGCATTTTGTTTCTTGAGAAGTTCTTCAGCATATGTTTCGAATCTCTCGTCTCTTCTGGAAATTAAATTGTCAGATTCATTGAGATTTTCTTCAATTGTTGCTTCAGTGTCAAATTCATTGTGGGATTCTACATCTCTCATAGAATCATGTTTGTTTGTTCTTGGTAATTGATCTTCAAGAACTTTATCTGTATGAGTTTGTGCAGTTTTGGTAGATTTCTCATCGTTTCTTCTACCTAAATCTGCTGGCTTGGCTTTCCCTAAAGATTCTTCAATAGATGTGAAATTATCTTTGTTTTTGTGGGATTTAGAAGCTTCAAATCTTGCTTCGTATCCAATTTCACCTTCAGTAATTTCATTTTCTCTATTACTGTCAGAAAGGTTTAAAAGATTCTTAGCATTGTCAGGATGTCTATGAACATTAAGTCTATTTTCCATCTTGGCATGTGTATCAGCAGTAACTCTTAACCAATCTTGATATGCACATGTAACGGAACCATCTTTTGCAATTCTAGAATCAATGCAGTTTTCTCTACACTTGCTTGTTTCCATAGGTACTGCATGACCGAGTTCAACTTTACCCTTTGGACATAGGAGATATGGTTCATTTCCCTGAGTTGATAATGAGGTGTAAGCAAGTCTTGTAGATTTTGTAGGAGTAATGGCATCAAAAGCTAATTTAATAGTATCTTTAGCTTCTTCAATATTTGCTGAAAGAATTTGATCCTTTGCAATATTGGCAATCTTTTTCATTTCAAGGGATGAATCTGAAATGATATATTGAATTGCGTTAAGAGCTTCTAATTGATGATGTCCTGGAGAAGATTTTGCAATTTTAGATGCAATTCTTTCCATTTGTGCAGCTTCATCATCTTCCATGCTTGCTAAAGAAGCGTAAGCATGTCTCAGAGCTTTTCTATGTTCGGATAGTCTAAAAGCTGATAGATTGTTAAATAAATCCTGAAGATGGTTTATAGGATTATTACCACTCATGATTTTGATAACTCTTACTGGACCGCCTAAAGAATTGAAATGATTTACTGTTGGATCTTGACTATTGAAATCAGAACCTTCTAATAAATTAAAAGGATGTTCAATTTTCTTGTGTAATGCATCAACAGAATCTTTAATAGCTTGAAGTAATCCGCTGCCAGAAATTAAATTCTTTGCTTTTTCTGGATCATGTGTGTGATATTTTGTTGTAACTTTAAATCCTTTAGCCATTTTTGCCCCCAAGCCCTAAATTTTGAACTAACTCTAAATCATAATCTCTTGCTTTGAGAGCTTTTTTAATTAGTTCTAACTCTTTTTTAGCAAGATTCTTATCAACTGGTTCTTTTCCATCATTCCCAACAGTCTTTTTATCTGTATCTACTACTGACATAAGAAAGATTGCTCTATTAATAAGATCGATAGTCGAAATTTTGTTATAATCTTGCTCTACATCATAAATTGTTTCTGCTGCAGTTCTTAAATTGACATCAGAAGAACTTTTGGTTTTTCTTTCTTTTTTCTTATTATAGTCTTTTACAAGGTCAACAGCTTTTTCAATAGTTTCGTTATTCCAATATTTTTGCTTTGATAAATATCTAACAATATCAGATTTTTCAATCCCATGGTCTAATAACTTTCCAACCTTACCCATTAAAACTCTAAATGGATTGCCTCTAGTTTTTTTCTTCTTTTTAGGGGCTTGGGCAACTTTTAAATTAAATTTGACAGTTGCTTCTTTAGTATTATTTTCCATTGGATTTTCCTTAAAACCATCTAATCTATTTAATTGGCGATATAATCTCTGAGCTAATTCTTTTGCATTAGGATCTTTTTTGCCAGTAGCTGGATCTTTTGTTTCTCTTCTAGGATCATTCGCTAAGTCAATTGCTCTAATAATAATGCCTAATTTCTTTTTGACATTTTCATCTTGTACTTTGAGAATAAAATCTTCATAAACAGCTTTTAATTCTTTAATCTTTTCAGAATCAGCATTAATTGTTTCTTTTAAGAGTTTATTTAATTGATTTTTTGAAACTCTACTAGAATCGCCACCACCTAAGTGAATGTTATTAATACCATTTGCTGGATTTGAAGCTATACCTGCATTCTCAGAATACATTTAGTCCTCTTTGTCAAAATCAAGATTAACTCTATTATAAATTTGATTAATTGTTTGTGCGCTTAATTCAGCTCTAGATTCAAATTCTTCTCTAGCCTTCTTCTCTAAAGCTAACTTAGATTCTCTTCTTTGTGCAGCTGTTGCAACTCTTAAAGCTTCTCTTTCATCAAGTGCTTTAAGGTCTACAGCGCCAAAAGATGCATCATAAGCATAATCTGTAGAAGATCTAAGAATATTATGTCCTCTTGAATTAACAACATTGGATTTTCTAAGCTCATTCATCTTTGAAGATTCCCAAGATTGATGCTTGGATGCTCTAGCTTCTCTTTGTTGTTGTTGATCAACAATAGCTTGTTGTGAGGTAGCTTCTTGGCTTTGCTTGAAAGATTCTGCAATATCAATCATATCAGGATTGAAAATCGATGCAGATCTAGATAACATAGCTGCCATATAATCTTCAGATGAGAATGCCTTCAATCCACTAGTTAATGTTCTAGCGTTATCACCTTCATCATAAGCATATGAGGATCTCTTGATTGTCTCAGCACTCAAACCAGCTGTTCTCTCAATCTCTGCAACTCTTTCTTCAAAAGATAAATCTCTCAATTCATTGTAGAGAGATGGTCCTTGAATTTTTTCCCAGCTGTTGTTCTTAAAACTGGCTTCTTTATTAAATCCAGTTTGCTTTGCAATCTTAGTTCTATTGTCCTGAGAATTTGCCTTTAATTCAGCATATGGGTCATCGTTCTCTGGAGTGCCAAAGAAACTCTTTTCCAAAATTGATGGAATCTGTTCGATTTGTGAAACTTTCTTGAATTTACTCATATCTTTTCCCTATTAAGCCCTAAAAATACTCAATCCCCCTGTTATTCACAGGGGGAATTATCTCGAAGGGTTTATAATTTAGTCGTATTTCTTAGTGAATAACTCGTCAATCCACTCTTGGTCGCCGTAACCAAGTTCTTCCTTCCAATATCTCTTAAGTCTGTCATAGTCAGCATTTGTAAGAGTTGCGACCTTTACGAGGCCTGTAACTGCTGCCTTCTTGACATTACCTGTGAGTTCGGATGCCATAACATTCTTGATTTCAGTAACTTCATTGCTCTCTGTGTGAACAGGAGTTCCAAGCATTGCATCGATATACTCTTGTGGGAATCCAGCTGCTTGAGCCTTCTTGATGAATGCAGTCTTTGCTGCAGAATTAGCTTCAGAAACCTTTACAAAGGTAGCTTCAGGAGCTGCAACCTTGACATTCTTCTTTGCTGCATTTTGAGCTTCTACAATCTTTTCAATCTTGTTAGCTAAACGAACTCTGCGCTCATGTCTAGCTGCAAGGATTGCATTTACCAATGGTTGATCACCAGCTGCAATAGCTGACTCAACTGCTTCAGCAGAAAGCTGACTTGGGTGATTGAAATGAATTTGTCTATTTGCCTTCACGTCTTTACCTCTAACAACCTTTTCATGTTCTGTTTCATTCATAGCTTCTGTATCATCATCAGCTTCGCCGTCTTCGTCTTCAGTTTCTTCAACTTCTTCTTCGACTACAGCGCCATCTTCGTCTTCATCATCATCGTCGTCTTCTTCATCATCAGAATCTTCAGCAAGAGCTTTGAGAGCTGCTAAAACAGCATCTTCATCGCCTTCTGCAGTCACATGATTCTTGAAATGCTCAACGAGTTCTTTTGGCATCTTTGGGCTTTTCTTCTTGGCTTCAACAATGTTTAAGCCTTCCCAGTTGATACCTTGATACACGAGTTCAGAGTCAAGTTCACCCTCTTGAACACGGTTTGGAAAAATTCTATCTGCCATATTTTTTAGTTCCTTCGAGAAGAGTACAGAAAAAAAGTTCTTTATTAAAGCTTAATTTTCCTGCTAAATTAATATATTTAATTATAGTTTTTATTACTTAGTTTCCTTGAAAACTTGTAATTCTCTATCCTTATACCAAATTCTGTCACCAATTTTAATGTCATTATCCTTAAAAGCATCTTTTCTAGCTTCTACTACATAACGAACTTTGCTTGATTTTGGAGACTTCATTGTGCTGTCATTTTTCTTTAAATCAACAAAATCTACAATTCTTGAATTTTCATCTAAGAAAGCTAATGAAAGATCAAAGCTTACATTCTGATTCCAAAAACTATATTTATCTGGTGTGTTAAAAATAAAAATAACAGCTTCATCATCTTCAAGAGGTTCAGCAAACATCAGACCTTTTGTTCTTTTTTGGTCTGTGTCTGCAACGAATCTTACTTTAAAGACGAAATCGGGGGTCATATCTTTTTAAATTTAGACGAAGAAGCAGTTTTAACAGAAGCGGTCTTAACTGATTTTGCTTCTGTGTAATCAAACTTAGTCTTCTTTCTTGCCTTTCTAAATTCATTAACTGGATTATTTAAATAATGATCTCTTAATGCAATTCTAGCCTTATCAGTAAGAGTTACGCTTCTTCCGTAACCTTGTAATAATCCAGCAGTTTTTAAATATAAGAGTTCATTATCAGAAATATCTCCAGGAACGCTACAAAACTTATCACCATTTCTAGTGTTTAAAGCTAATCCTGCAGCAGTTGTAATAGTATCTACATTCTTGTCAATCATCTCAAGAAGTTGAATATCTCTTTCAGAAACTCTTGCGGATGTCTTCTTATTATCATGCTCAGTTACACCTAATAATTGCAACTGAAGACCTGACATACCTGAATCGCTAAGACCTTTAAAATCAAAAAGTTCTTCATGTAAATCTAACTTATGTACTGGCTTAACTGGTAATGGCATATAATTCTCCTATCTTAATGGACCGTATTTAATTCCTGGGTTATTTGCTTTTTCTTTTTCTATATTCTCGTCTAAAAAATCATCTAATTCTCTTAAACCTGGATTAGACATTGTAAATCCATCTTCGTAAATTAAAGCTGGACCGGGTACATCAGCTTCTCCATGTAACTGCTCTTCAATACCCTTAATTCCTTCATCTCCATCAGGCAAATCGTTGTATGTAGGAATTTTGTCTCTATAATGTTTGTTTCTTAAAAAATCTGCATGACTGAAATCGTATGCAACATCTTTCCATTTTGTCATATGCCCAGAAAGATCATATGTAGTGTCGCTAATTGATGGAATAATTTGAGCGATTTTAATATTAATAAGATCTGCAGAGTTAAATAGGCCGAGCTTGTCATAATAGTCGGCTTTTTTAATTAGTTTTAAAATCTTTTCAGTTGCTTTCATATCTTAATCTATTGGCTACAAACTTTAAATTATTCCTTTGATATGATTTTCAAATGTTTTCAAAGAGCTTATGATTGTTTGATCCATATTCATATAAGCATAATTAGCAAGTCTTCCACCAAAAATATATTTATCTTTATCAATCATCTTTAAATATTTTCTAAAGATTTCATTATTTTCAGAAGAATTAATTGGATAATATGGATCATTTAATTTGTTATATTCTTCAGGGAATTCATATGTAATAATAGATTCTTTAATTGGTCTATAATTGAAATATTTATGTTCTATGATTCTAGTCCAAGGTATGCTTTTGCTTGGAAAATTAACTTGTGCAATTCCCTGATAATCTTCGTGAACTAAATGATGGGAAAATTTAAGAGATCTATATTCCAAATCTCCATGAATGTAACCAAAAAATCTATCAATAGGACCTGTATAGACAACATATTTTGCCATCTTATCAAAATCATCTCTAGAGGCAAAGTAATCTGTATTTAACTCTAGTGGAATATCACCTAAGATTTTTTTAAATAAATCTTCATATCCATCTTTAGGAACACCAGAATAAAGCTTTTCATGGTAATCATCGTTGAAATTAAATCTTATCGGCAATCTATTGAATACAGAAGAATCTATTGTCTTAGCATCTCTTCCCCATTGCTTTTCTGTATAGCCTTTAATTAATAACTCGTAAATATGCTGTCCAACAGAATCTATAGCAAGTTCTTCAAAATTTATGGGGTTTTTAAATTTATAGAAAGATTGGAATAAATCTTTAACTTCGGAAATAGATGAAAGTTCTGGATAGATTTGATATATTGTTTGAAGATTTATAGGAAATGAATAATATTGTCCATTTGTAAACGATTTAACTTTGTGCCTGTAATGATTGAATTCTGAAAAGTTATTTACATATTCCCAGATTTTTTCGTTATTAGTGTTGAAAATATGAGGCCCGTATTCATGAACATTGATACCATTATAATTTTTACTGTAACAATTTCCACCAATATGATTTCTTTTATCAATTACTAAGACTTTTTTGCCCAGATTATGAGCTTCTCTTGCAAATACTGACCCAAAAAATCCAGAACCAACAACTAAATAATCATACATAATAATCTTTTACAATTTACCAACCAGGAGTGAATAATGGATCTGTAACTAAATTATGAACTGGAGTGATTTTTTCATCATCGTCATCATTATCTTTTAAAAAACTATCCCAAGACGAAAATGGTTCCTTGTGTAAATTACTCTCATAAGATTCTTCAAGATTTAATTCTTTTTTTTGAAGTTGAGATTTATCTTTTTCAATATGATTTTTATAAGGAGCATCACCACCAGGAACATCAAAAGGCAAAGCTGGTGTGTTCCAAAATTCACTATAACCACTTCTATTTTGCTTAGGTAAAACTTCCAAATACTCATCTAAAGTTAAATCTGCAGGGCCTAATAGCGGAACAGGATTAGGAAAGTGAGTTTTTCTATATGTTTCAAATTCGGATTGTTCTTCAGAATCGTCAACAGTTACTCTATCTCTTCTTTTAATTGGATAGGCAGCGACAATCTTATCTAAATCTCTAATAGCCCAATGAATTCTCTCAGGCTTAATTAAATCTGGAATATTATCAATTAAGTTAGATTTAAATCCATCTTCGTATTTTCTCTTAGAACTCAATAACTCTTCAATTCCAACAACATGCTCATTTTTTGGTTTGTAATGCTCTTTGATAAATTTGACAGAGTTATTTCTTAATCTATTTCCAGCATCTTGAAGAAATTTTTCGTGCTTTTCAATTTCTTCTTTAACCTTTTTCTTATATCTTTCTCTAGGAGTTAATTCAAAAGGGATAGTGTCATCTTCGGAGAATCTATGGAAAATTTCAAGGCGAACTTCAATGTTTCTCTCTTCAGAAGGGTCAACAGGATTATGGGTTCTTGCTAAAAAATGCTCAAATGAAATATCCTCAATAAAAGCATTAATATCCCAACCTCCAGGATTATAACCACCTTTGCCTATAGGACTTCCACCTGGCGAATAAGGAGACGCTGTTCCACCACCACCAATACCGCCAAACTGAGCAATTTTAATAGATTTTTCCATATATTAAGTCCTTGAAGTTGGATAAGAACCAGAGTCTAATGTAAATGTTTTGATAACAGTTGTATTATCACTTGCATATAAAGATAATGTTGTTCCTGATATAACCCACTTGCCAAAACCATAAGCTCTAGCAGCATTCAACGCATCACCTACAGTATGGGCAGTGTTAGATGTAGGAACAGATTGGGACATGTCAATTTGTGTGTAAGCTAAATTAACAGTAAGAACAGCTCCATTAGTACCCGCTGCTCCTCTTACGTTAATTGTTACATCAGAAGAGCCTGAAGCAAAAGCAGCATTCGGCACGTCTAATCTATAAATTCCAGGCATTGTTGTTGAATTAATTTCTGCAAAACCACCTGAAGTCCAAGCTCCTGTTGCTGTCTGACTTACTAACGAAATCTGAACTGGAGTACTTCTATTTCTTACATAGTAGGCTTGCAGTCCTGATGTATTGAATGTTAGACCTTTCACACCTAGGTACAGTTCGATGGATTGTGAGGTGCTACCGGGGGAGATTGTGATAGAAGATGAATTACGCTCCGTTGGAAGATAGGAGCCTATACCAGATAAATTTCTATAAGTAGAAAAACCAATATCTGGATTTGCGCTTGTCCATGTGACACCATAAATGTCAGATCCAGGGGCATTAGTCATAGTACCTGTATTTATATTTGGACTAACTTGTTCTGGAGAAAAGATCATAATTGGATTAAATCCTAAAACTGTTTCATATCCATGAGAAATTCCATAAACGCCTACAGATTTTGAATTAGCTCCAATGGTTACATTAGAATATGCAGTTTGACATCCTATTACACGATTATAATCATCATCAATGTATGCTGTACCAGTACCAGAAATCCCAACACCATTAACGTTTGCCACAAGAGTATTACGTATTTTTAACGGAAAAGATGCATCACCAATTGTTGCAGCTAAAGGACAGCGATAAAAAGTACAATTTATAACTAGGCCTTGAATATTACGGATTAGAGAAACGGTATTTCCAATGACCAAGCAGTCAGACATTTCAAATGTATCTGTAACATTTACTCCGTTAATCCAAGGAGTATACGTATGACCAACAAAAACACATTTGCGTATCTTCAAATTACTGGCAGTAGCTGCGGTCGTAGTCCAATAAAAACTGGAACCGTTGACACCTGCGTAATTTACATTTTGTTGGAAAATACATCTGGTCCAGGTAAAATTATTGCAAGTTAAACAATTGATAATATTATTATTGCCTCCACCGCCTCCCTGAAAATATAATGAATCAAAACTCAAAAATGCTTTTGATGTTGCGTTTAATAAATTATTTGTATTTGCTGGAGAAGAATCCTCATTTGAATAATTTGAAATTTTTACAAATCCTGGAGATATGCCAGTAAATTGATTACATAAAATGTCACCAATTATTGAAGTAGTACTAGAATATGTACCACCAATTGTAATATTTTCAGTATAAACGCCGGGAGCTATATATAAAGTGTCTCCTGAATTTATTCCAGTAGCACCTAAGGCTTTTTGTATTGTTCGCCAAGCTAAAGAAACACTTTGCCCTAAACCAGTGTTGCCATCATTTCCATCAGGTCGCACATAATAAGTTGCCATTATTTAATTATCCACAAAATAATTTTCATATCTATCAAATTCTTCTACCTAATGAAATTGTCCTAGAACCTGGTAGTCTTTGCATGATTTTACTTGTTAAACATTCATAAGATACAGCAGCTATGGCATCACAAATATCATCTTTATATCCTTGCAACGCTGAAATATAATATCTAGAACCTTTCCATTTTTTTTGTAGGAATTGAAATTGTATTTTTGCTTCCTGAATTTCATTAAGATCAAATTCTCTTCCAGTGGCATCTTTAAACTTACCTCCTGAAAGATCATAAATATCAATCCTATCCTCTCTCAATAATTGGGTAAGTTCTGTGTAAATCTTTTCCTTATATTCCTTATTAAATTGACGTTCTAATGCATTAATACCAGCACTTTGTAATTTAATAAGAGATGATTGAGAATGCCATTGATCAAAAGTCACTTGTTTAAACTTGAACCTTTTGTGTAATTCAATTATATATTCTTCAACTTCTCTCTCAGACACAGGTTGGTTTTTAATCATAGGATTCCAAAAATGAATATGATCAATTACAACTCTTCTTAGAGGTCTATTATCAGGTCCAATTGAGCCATAAATAGGTTCAGAGTGCGCTACAGCAAGAGCATAATAATCAGATGTTCGAGCTGGATCTAAATGACAATAATAATCAACTAAAGGCTGACCCTGCTCTCTTCGTCCCACCATTGAAGAAGAATTGAAAAATCTATCAATAGCATCAGGGGTGAACATTGGATCTGATGAAGAAGCTCCGAATTCCGCCCCATATTGCATTTGATGTTCTACAGGGTTTTTCTTTTTCTGATCATCTAGCCAAGCTTTATCAATATTAGGATTTGTTAACCAAGTAGGTAATCTCATCACTAGAGTTGTTGGATCATCTTGTCTGTTCTCATGTAAATCATATAACAATCCAATAGGGCCTTTAGGGTTAGAAAGCATCATCATCTTTCCATCCTTACCAAAAGTAGCTAGAGAAGGTTTCAAGTCATCATAAAGAGAGTAGTCAACACCAGAATCAGGATTGTCTCCGGCCATAGCAGCTACCTCGTCCATAATAATACACCAACAAGTAAGACCAACAAGACCTGAAGCATTACTAGAACCACAACGCAAAACAAGAGATCCAGGAAATAAATTAATACCAGCTACTTCTCTTCTTTCATTTTCTTTTCGGTCATGGTCTGTATAGAATCTCATTTCAAGTTCAGTATCTTTTCCAATAAAGGGTTGAAAATATGGAGATGCTAAAACAGTCTGCTTAATTTTAGAGAAGATAGCTTTTTTAGCCTGTTCTTCGTTCCTAGCAACATTAAGTAGAACAATCTCGTCAAATTCCATCAAACCATATCTAGATTGAGGATGATCCATAGAAATTAAACGATATAATTCATAAAGAGCCATGGCAGAAACAAGGAACGAATTATGAGTTGGAATCATACTCTTTCCAATTAAATACATATGGGATGGATGTTCTACCTGAATACATTGCATGCCCGGATTAGGAACAGGATTGCATTCTTTAATAAAAACTCTATATTTATCAGATTTATCGATTGTTGGTTTATTATCTAATATTGCTTGCTTTCTTGGTAAATTAAATACTTTATCACCAGGGCGAACAGAGTAAGTAATTCTCCAACGATCTGAGGTTTTTCTTCCATAAAGTGTTGCATCAGATTTCTTAATACTTGCCTTAAAACCTAACCCACAAACAAGTTCATAATAATCATAAGCTAGAGTTTCATTAGTGTTGCAAAATTCTACAGTATATTTTTTAGGATCTACATAACCATCAGTATCATTCAAACCTCTTAAAAGCTCTAATCTTTGTTCAATAGATGCTTGCTTGTAGATTAATGGAATATGCTTGTTTTTAAATACGCCAATTTCTTTAATCAAATGTAAGAATATTTTATGTGTTTCTGTGTTAGGATGAATATAATGTGATTTTTCAATTGTAGAACAGTGTTTAATTGTATGATTGCAATTAGCTTCAATATAATCAAAAATTTCCATATCAATTCCAGTTAATTGATAAGAAGATTTACAGCCATCTCCTAGCCATGCTCCAAGAAGATAGGGATGAATTAAAAGATCTTGCTCTGAAAATTGAAGGGGTTTTGTAATCTCTATAGCATGATTGTACTCTACAGTAAATTTCTCTCTTCTTTCAGTTTGTGAGCCTTTTTTGAGCATCTGTCTAGGCTTACCATATGTTAAAGATTCATAGATTTGTTGAGTTGTAAATACTTGAGGAACAGGGTCTTTAGAATATTTACCTCTAGATGCGTTTTTTCTTTGAGCTTTCGTGAGAGTCACCCATTCATGATTTTCACCAGCGACAATTCTATCTCCATTGCTAAATACTAATTCATACGCTTGCTCATCATAATCTATATCAGATTTTGCAATGACTTTAGTAGCTGTTCCATCTGGTGCAAAAACATAATCTCCTACCTTGACTTCACCCATTGTTGACCACCCAGATGTCGTATATAATGGGGTGTCTAACAGTAACAATTTTCCCGAACGGCGACCAAGCACTAAAACTAGTTCTTGAAATTTGTATCTTTTAGTACATTTGTTAAGAACCTGCAATCTGAGTTTAGGATCGAACTCTTCAGAATATAGCAGATCTTTTTCGCTTTGGAAGTTATCTGTAATAGGTCTTGCTTCGAGTTCAAGTACCTGTCTTTCTGAGTCTGGGTTTGTGGCTTCTTCTTTTGCAGCTTTATATCTTGTTTCTCTAGCGGATTCTGAAAAATTTGAACATGTTAAGCAGGGTGAATTTACTACAGAGAAAATCGTTTTAAGATTCCTGCCTTCGTTATAAAAAGTTTCAAATTTAAGCTCATTGTCTTTAATATATTCCCAGACACAACCTTTACAGCCATTTCTATCCTCTGGTAAAATATCATCAATTTGCAGAGTAGTGTTGCCTTCTTGTCCCATATAGAAGCATTTGAGAATTAATCTTTGCCATGGGTAGGGTTTTAAGTTACAGTAATAAGGATGTTCAATAAATGTTACAATATCTACAATTTGATCGGGGTTAAATCGGTCTTTGGGTGGAATCGCTGGTGGTAGTGATTCTGATCTAGTTGCTGGCAATACTTCATCTAAAAAATCGTATCCTTGATCTTTAAGAAAGTTTGTAGCGTTAGCAGCATTTTGCAAGAGTTGAGTTTTGAAATCTTGCTGGTTATTTTTATCCTTAACTGTTTTTCGCATTAGTGTTCCTGTTGTAGTCTATCTCGGAGTGTTTTAATTTCCATACTAACAATTCTCTTATCATCTGAACATACAAGTTTTTCATGTAAGTTGATAAGAATTTCAAAAATATTAAGGGCTAAAACTCCTGCATTATCACGTTTTTCTTTAAGGTCCATGATTCTAGCAATTAATTTCTCAACCATGGCAGATCTTTTAAGTTTCAGCTCATTATTCTTACCGCAATCGATCCCTCTTACTTCATCTAGTTCTGTCATAAGGGCTACAAGGGCTAATTGGTGTTCACGAAAGATCCAAGGAGCTATCATTTCTTCTCTTTGTTCATATCCTTTAAGTCCAGATACAGAGACTTTTCGGAAATCGCAGTGAGAATCCATGTGAGTTTTTACTTGAGTCCAGTTTAATCTTGCAGCATAATATTTATCAAAAAACTTAATTACAGCTTGAGGTTTCTTTCCGCTTTCAAGATAAACATGTTCGGCAAGAGTTCTAAATGGGCTTGAACATATAGCACATCGAGTTTCAGTATATTGAGGATAGTGAACATCTAAATAGGAATCTTGAGGTAATTGCTGAAGAGGTTGATCATCAAACTTAAGATCTGCGAAGAGTTTTATTTTTGGTTTTACTTCAATTAGGGAATCTGTTTCAGTAAGTTCTTCAATTATAGTAAAGTCGTTATTGTCAAATTTATCGTCCATATTTAGATTGTACAAAAAAAAGAACCTCGGTTAAGAGGTTCTTATACTTTATGATATATTTAAATTATATTAGATGTTAAGAGCTTTTTTAAGTCTTTCGTATGGACTTGTGGCATCTGCAGCATAAACAAGAAATTCATCTGCAAGGCCAAAACTCTCATAATTTCCTTGGGTATATTTTTCGCTATTAGATTTACCAAGATTAAGATCAACTTCTGCTTCATGGTTTTTGATAGCTACTCTGAAGGTATTATTTCCAGTAGAAGCAATTTTAGCGGTGGAATTTTGTGCAGTAAGAACGTTGCCTAATAAACACTCTTCGAACCATGGCTTTAATTCGCTATGAAGTGTTTGGAGTGCATTACTGTCTTTTTGTGCATATTCGGCTAATTTTACCAATGAATCAAAAGCCTTATTAGAAACTTTAACGATTGCATGGTCGCCTTGGCATAATCTCTTGGCGAATTCCTTAGCAGAAACATTCTTGAGGGTATTTTCTACAGCTGGTTTACAATCATCATACTTTGTTGGAACTACTGGGATAAATGTTGCTTTTTGGGCTTCCTTAACATTTTCTTGGAAGATAGAAGAAGCATACTTCTCTACCATATCAAGATCGAAATTTTCACTAGCTAAAATTTCAATAGCGTCTGATCTGTTGTAGCCTTGTTGCTTTAGATCTGACGCTAATCGTTGAATTAACATGCCTTGACCAGAACTATGAGACTTAAGCTCATTCCTCCAGTTATAAATAAAGTCATTTTTTGTTTCGTACACTCTTATTATCTCCTGGTATAAAATTTTCTTTCAAGCCCCTAAAATAAAAATAAGGGCCACGAAGAAAGGCAACCCAAGAAGAAGAGCAAGAAAGAAGAAGAACACATAAGATATAATGCAAAATTTTTGGGCAAATTATACTATTTCTTCTTCTAGTAATTTCTTAAGTGATTCTAATGCTCGTTCTAATCTTCTTGAAAACGATGCTTGGGTAATTTTCAATAATTCTGCAGCTTCTTCTTGAGTATATTCTTCAAAGAAATATAACTTAATTGCCTCTCTTTGTTTTTCTTTCAATTTAAGCAATGCATCTTTTATTACAATTTTATCCAATATTCTATTAAATGGATCACTGGCTTTTAGTTCTTGAATTTCTTGTTCATCAATTTCTTCAAGATGCGTGAATTTGCATTTGATGAGATTAACAATTGCTCTATCTATTCTTGTTGCTAAGTAATATGAAAAGAAAGATAATTCTGGATCATAAAGTTCTACAAGCTTCTTAAAGATAAAATAAGATTCTTGAATTACATCCTCTACATATCTTATAGAATTATATTTAACTGTGCATCTTCTAATTGATGTTCTAATTAAGGGAGTATAGAATTCGTAAAGTTTATTTAAAGAATATTGATCATTATTTTTAGCTTTTTCTACCAGCTTATTTATTTCTTCATAATTGTCCATTGGTTAAACTCTTTATATAAACTTTATCTGAAAGAGCTAAAGCTAATCTTGGGAATACAATATTTTCTTTAACGTTATTTCTCAAATCTATTATACTGTTCACTGTAGATAGATACATGTTGGTTATTTCTTCAGTATTGTTTTTGAAATTATTGTAAGCAATTTTAGCTCTGATTGGATTAGGAGCTGGTATATTGATATTCTTTATTTCTGCATATCCATTGTCGAAATATTTGTTAATGAAATCTTCTAATTTAATAAGTTTATCAATTTCTTGGATATTCAGATTTTTTTCTTTAATTTCAGCTATAGAGAAATAAAAATTTAATTGAGAAAGTAAGATCATTAAAGTCGCTTGATGACCATGGCTTTTATTTAAATTATCTAAGCCTTGGAGAATTTTTTTAGAATCTTGTTGAAAGCAATCGTTTATAAAATCAAATATATTGTCATCGTTAGAAAAGTTGCAATCATTAAAGTCTTCTAAAGTAAGTGGTCTATCAAATGCAGATGTAAGTTTGTGAATTTCATTTGTAAGAAGATATAGATTATAAACAATAGCATCTTTCTTGACATTATTTTCCTTAATTTTAATTGTTTCTGTCGGGCAATTATTTAAAAGGAATTGAAAAGCTTCATTTGTCATTTGAATATTGCCAAGAAACTTTTTGAGATTATTCTGATCGTTCACTAAGATAGGTTGAATATTAACAATTCTTTTATATTTTTGGCAGTTTTTAGAAAAAGATGATCTCATATCTAAGGAATCATTTATAGCAAAAATTCCGATAATATTTGATATGTTTTCCACATTGTCATTAATAAGCTTTAGAATCTCAGCTTTGGGATTAATGATTTTGAATACTCTTTGATTTGAGAAAATATTGAATTGAAATAAGCTCTTGTGGATTGTATTTAAATCAGCATCATTATCAAAAAATATCAGATCCTTGGAATTAACCAAAGATCTGAAATGCATGTTAGATAAGAAATCATCCCCTGTGTATACAAAAATATTATCCCACTTGTTCATTTGCTTTGACCGGGAATATCATATGATTGATATCCTTATTATTACACAGTATACCATAGCTGTTCTCATTAATTTCTTTAAATTCAAATTCTAGTTTAAGATCCTGAAATAAGTCAAAATATTTTAAAAAAGATCTATGGGATACAAGAGTCTCACATTGTCCATCTATTTCTTCACAGTCTAATGAATACTTCAAAATTCCAACACTATCATCAGCTGCAGAAATATTGAGTTTTTCATCAAGCTGTAATTTAATATAAGAATCTTTAGCAATCAATGAAGAAAGTTTTAGTGCATTTTGTAATTCACTTGATAAGACTTTTACTTTAGCAATGGTTGGTTTTTCGATCCATACCTTTAGATCTGGAAAATTTTGAGAACCTTCCAGTAAAGAAGTATAGATTGTATTTCCCCAAGATATTTTAAAATGTTTCTTACATGGCCAAATCTTAATTTTACTATCTTGAATATTTAATGAAGATAAGAAATCAACAGCCTCTTTAGGTATGAGAAAAACATGGCTTTTATTGCAGTTTAAGCGACTTTCTTTTTGAACTATAGATATTCTTCCAAGATCACAAGATTCAGCTCTAATATGATTAAAATCAACTGTAAACTTTAAAGCTGTCAAGGGAGCATTTTGCCATTCAGAACTTACAGAAAAATATGTATTCTTGATTAATCCCATGAATAAATTTGATTCTATTTCAAATTCATCATCTGTGGATAAAGGTTTAAATGAAGAAAAGTCATCACCTTTACCACAAGGAAATGCCATCTTTGTTTTCTTGTTTCCAGCAATTAATGCATTATCATCTTGCTTATAGACACATTGAATCTTATCTTCAGGAAATTGATTAAAAAACTCTAAAAATAATGCAGCATTAATTGAAAACTGAAAATCATCTCCTTTATCTAAACTTTCATATGGCAGAATGATACTTTGTTCAGATATCTCGTTAATTGAAACGATACAAAGAATCTCATCTTTCTTGTAAATTAAAAATTCAGAATCTGCTTTGCCCTTTGATTTAGTATTACAAGTTTTCAAGGCTTGTTTTAAAATAGGCAAAGTGGAAGTTCTAGAAAATGTAATTTTCAATGAAGTTGCCCTTGGAATTCAATTTCGATGCCTGGATTGTATTTCATGATTTGACTCATTATGCAAAGCATAAACGAACCTTCATCATCAACAAAATGAAGTTTCCCATCTTCATACCAATCCCAACCATTTTCAACTTGAGCTAAAACATCCATTTTATTCACAATGAGTTTAGTAACACCATTCATTTGACAAGCTTGATTTACTTCATCAAGATTCAACCAGTCTATTTGTCTTGGTCGTCCCGTAGTGGCTCCGTATTCTTGACCAATCTCACGCAACTTTTCAAATCTGTCGTCGTGTACTTGCTGGTAATCTTTGGCTCCAACATAGGTAGAATAACACTTGATAACCCCGACAACATTCCGTATTTGCTGATAATTGAAACCATTATTTAAAACTGCTCCTACTCCTGTATTTGAAGATGTGACATATGGATAATCGCCAAAGTCAATATCTAGCCAATATCCTTGAGCACCTTCAGCTAAAAATTTTTTTGGAGACGAATGAATAAGAGTATGCATATTCACAAGATAAGGTTGTAATTCAGGCACATCTTTGGCACGAATTCCTGTACGAGACACTTTATCCCGATAACAAGGACCATTTCCAGTACGTGTTGTTCCAATCTTAGTATCTTTGGAATCTTCTTCGATATGATCTCTAGTAATTATATGAGCGTTTTCAGCAATACGTAAGATCGATGTATCAAAACCAAGATTTTCTAGATATTCGATTTCTTCGAATAACTTCTGGGTATTAATAACACATCCGTTGCCAATTACGCTAGGTATCCCATGAAGTATGCCACAAGGAACTAGGTGTGTAACAATTTTCTCTCCTTTGAGGTAAATTGTATGACCAGCATTTCCTCCACCGTTAAAACGAATCACATAATCATATTCGCCAGATGCAGCCATTTGATTAGCTATCTTGCCCTTACCCTCATCGCCATATTGCATTCCAATTACGACATCAACAACTGAAGTTTCCATGTCTTATTATATCGGATTTTGCAATTAAATCAAGATTCAAATAGGCTGATTTCGATTTCTTTGTTATGTTCTTCTACTCGTTTTTCTTATCTTTACTTTGGATGTATTCTTCTATTACTATGATTTCTTCTCTATATAATGAGCCTTCAAATTTGTGATTGGCATCTTTATAGACTGTGTATACATCTGTGGCTTTTTTTCTGATTCGAGTAAGAGCATTGTCTACACATTTTGCTGGAACATTTAGATTTTTTGAGATTTCTTTGTAAGTAGAATCGTATCCATATTCTTCAAAGATCTCAGTTTCTAATGGTGTAAGTTTTTTCTTTAAAATTTTTGATGCTTCTTCTAATTCTTCTTTAAGTAGAATGTCATCAATGATTTGAGTTTCTCTTGGTTCACCAAATGGATTATCTCTATCTGGAATGAAATCTGCTAAAGTTTGTAAATTTCCATCATCTCCTAAAATAATTGGAGCATCTAATGAAATAGATTCGTTTAAAATTGTATTCTTCATTCGCTTTGCTGAAGAAATAGCTGTCGCAAGGTGTCTTTTACAAACTAAATTTACACAGAAATTTTTAAATGTTGTATCTTTAGTGCAGTCAAATGAATTTATTGCTTTGAGAACTCCTAGTCTGAGTTCTTGTAAAACATCTTCTTTATCAGATCCCAATATAAAGAAGTGAAAAGTTAATTTCTTTAAATCTGGTTCAACCATTTTAAGAAGGGTGTCAAATGCTCTATTGTCACCCTTCTTAGCCTTTTCAACCAATCTTACTATTCTAACAGTTTCTGCTGCCATAATTTCCTCCACGGCAGCAATCAATTTTAAATCATTTGTTACTTTGAGCAACAATCCCAATAGCTTTTAATACTGCTGTTTTAACAACAATATCTTCAGAAACGTTTTGCCGTATTTTTAATATTACATCCCAAAAATATTCATTTAGATTTAAAATTACATTTCCCTTTATCAATGCTCCTGAAAATTCATTAACATATTCATCAACAAAATTATCATCTTTCAATAATTTAAATCGAAGAACATTCATCAAAATTTCTGACATATCTTGAAGAATTTGACCTAAATCTCTTCCCTCTAAATGGCATGTTTCTACAATCCTAAATGATTTAGCTCTATCCATGTTTAGAATTGCATGAAGCAACTCTACTGATAGATGTTTTGGACTTTTGCCTAACAGTTCACGAACATTATCATCTGTTGCGCCAATTGTAGAGACTTGTTCCAAAATAGCTAACGCAGTCCTTACACTTCCTTGTGATTCTTTGGCAATTAATTTTAAGCCTTCAGAATTTGAAGTTATTAATTCTTTTTTTACAATATTATCTAATATAGTTATAATATCTAACTCTGAAACCTTTTTAAGATGAAAATGTTGACATCTTGTTTTAATTGCTGGAAGAACTTTATTAGCATCTGTTGTGCAAAAAAAGAATTTTACATATGCTGGTGGTTCCTCTACAATCTTCAATAGTGAATTCTGTGCCTGAGGTGTTAGCATGTGACATTCATCAAAAATAAAGATCTTGTATTCTCCAATAGATGGCTGAATTCTAATCTTTTCGGCTACATTTTCACGAATATTGTCAATGCCATTATTAACAGCACAATTAATCTCAATCAAGTCTCGATGAGAGTCATTCATTATAAGTTTAGATGACTGAGAATTCAAATCAGGATTAGGGTCATTTTCAGGACGATTTTCACAAAGCAAAGACATAGCAACAAGGCGAGCTAAAGTTGTCTTTCCAGTGCCAGGAGGACCAGAAAGGAGATACGCATGTGAAGTTTTATCGTGAACAATTTGTGCACTAAATATCTTAGTTGCAAAAGGTTGAATAACAGAATCAAAACTTACTGGTCTATATTTATTGTAAAGGCTCATCGAAACTCACTTTAAGTAAAAAATCTGGATCTTGATCCTCTGTCCAATCTAAATCTCTATCATAAAATTCAAATTGACAAATCCAAGGAACCAAAATGCCACCACAAATTATATCACTAAAATCTTCTTGTTCAATACTATAAGTAATATTTTGTTCATCTAATTTTGCAACTACAATACTGATATCAGATTCTTCTTCGCAATATATATAAGAATTATCATCTGAGCAATCTTGAAATGAATAGCTAGAAATTATCTTAGATATTTTGAGTTTTCTAAGTAACTTTCTGGGAACTTTCAAATAAGAATTTTCTGAATCTGAATATAATTTAAGTTTCAAAAATCATACTCCTGAGGTAGTGGTATTTCGAGCGGATTTTTAGAATTAAGCAAGGAAGGAAGCATATCATCAGTTTCCCATTTTGCACTTATTCCATTCTTGACAAAAAACTCAACAATAAACCCATAATCTTCTATATCAGGCTTTCTAAGTTTTCCATCATTGTTTTGACCAATTGAATACAGACATCTAAATAGTTGCCACTCTTTCTGCGGATCATTTAGCTGCTTCCAATCATCAGACCAGACTGAAAAACAATAGTGCTTAGGGTCTCCACTTTTAGTAATCACAAGATCTCTTACCCAAGATTTATTTACTCCATCCATTGAACAGACTGGTGCAGATTTTGGCTTGACTCCATCAATTTCACAAAAATGGATGTTATCAATATCAGCATGGCCAATATAAACATAATATCTCTCAATTAATTTTTCAGCTAATCTTTTGATATCTGGTGCGTCATAAAATTCTACATTATTCAATTTATTTTCTCCAAAAATAAACCCGCCAGATTCGACGGGTTTATAAACTAAATACTAAGTTGTGTTACAGCAACTACCTGACCATTTTCATCTCGAATCGCAGAAGGTCCAGTATCTACACAAAATACATCTTCTCTTTGAAATGGAATATAATCCATACAAAGTCTACTTACAATATAATAAGTTCCATCTTCAGGTTCTGGTAAGTTTACAAGCTTAATAAATTCTGTTTTTGCAATTGGAACACCAGCTAACTTACCAATAATCATTTGTTCGGTTTCTACACGACAAGGATTATCAGCTCTAGGTAATGTTGCATGACCTGAGATTGTAATATCATGTCCAATAAGATTTACAAACTTTTTAAATTCTGGATACATTAAACTCCAGTACTCCCAAATCCACCTTCTCGATCTTCATTAGAACTAGATGTAAATTCTTCTACTACCTTAAACTCAATTTCAGGAAGTTTGCAGATTACAAGTTGAGCAATTCTATCTCCGTGCTTAACTACAAAGCCATTCTTTGAATGATTGTGAAGAATTACCTTGACTTCGAAATTCTCTCCTGAACCAGAAAAATCAGCATCAACTGTACCTGGAGAATTCAATACAACAACTGAGTTCTTTGCTGCTAATCCAGAGCGAGATCTAACTTGAACTTCATAGCCTTTAGGAATATTAACATTCAAACCAGTTTTAATTAGTTTGGTGTCATTTGCAGTCACTAAAATCTGATTGTCATAAGAATCTAAACACCAAGCATGAACATCATATCCAGCTGCATTCGATGTTGACTTGACTGGATATATTACTCCGTCACGAAACGCCTTAATCTCTACTACTTCTTCACTCTTCATTTTTCTCATATAAATCCTCCGGGTTGAACTGACTTGCGCTAGTATCAATTACAAGTTTAACAGGCTTTTCTCTAGAGCGCAAGGCTGTAGCAAAATTATATAACTCTCGTCCTTGCAAATTAGATTTCATACCAGTAATCGCTCTAATATCATCTAAAGAAAGTATGCTGCTAAAAATCTTTTCAGTTTCTACATCCTGTAACATTAACCAAAGTGTCTTTACTACAGAAGGTTCGTCCTCTGTTCCTTCGTCTTCTTTAATTGAAGCATCTATAATTTTTAACAATCTCTCTTGTTTAGCCATATGTATTAACCTGCCCTCAGAATATTTTACCATGAAAAGAAAAAAGAGGAGATTTCTCTCCTCTTTTTAATCTATGTTTATGCCATTATTTCTTAAAAAAATTATAAATTTTTCTTTATCATATTTACAGTTTTTGCGAGCATTTTCATTCCTATCTAAGGGCTGTAAATTATCTAAGCTATTAATTAACCAAGCATTTTCTAAAGACAATAAACCAAAATCATCAAACGCTTTTACTGGAAAAATATGATCTATTGATAAATTATTATTTTTAGAAGCTTCTTCATAGTTTTTATGATTTACTATATGATTGTATAGCTCTTCAACTGTATATTTTTGTAAAATAACAATATTTTTTTCTCTACCTATTTGCAATCTATCAGTAAGTCTTTTTAAATTTGCTCTTAAAAATTTACCTATTTTCTGTTTCTCTTTTAAAAGGTCTCTATCAGGATTTTTGGATCTGTTTTTATCTGCAGAAATGATATAACCACATTCCCTGCATCTGTGTCCTTTTAACCAATGAGTTAAATAAATATTGCAATTATGTCCTTTAGGACATAGACATTTTAAAGCAGTTTTTACATTTATAAAAATATCATCTAATATTTGATATCCTTCTTGTTCAAGTATTTTTTTTACTTTTTCAAAGGTATAATTTTTTTCTTTGTAACAAATTCCACATCTTCTATTTCTTTTAAAACCATCATATGTTATTGAAGAATTATGATTGTTGGGGCAAATAAAGTCTACATAATGTTTATTATTTTTCTTATAAATATTTAGAACTGTGTAATTTTCTTTTGTAAAAATAGATATTAAATTTTCTTCATTTAATCTAGACATAATTTAAAATACTTAAAGAGGGGATTTCTCCCCTCTTTAAGTTAACTACCACATGAAAGGCAGTCTGGATTATCTAATGAACAGACCTTGCCAGCAAACTCTTCTGGGTCAAATTCAACAATAGGTTCTTCCTGTTGAGGTTTTGGACTTGGGGTATTTTGAATTGAAGATAAATCAACACCAAGCCCCTTCAGAGCAGTAGTTTTTGACTTAGTTCTCAAGTAATACATCCCAGTTTTTAGACCTTGCTTCCATCCGTAAAAGTGTGCAGAAGAAAGCTTTGAATGTGAAGGTTCTGACATGAATAGATTGAACGATTGAGATTGATCGATAAAATATCCACGATCTCTTGACATATCAATTAATGTCTTGCCCTTCATCTCCCAAACAGTCTTATAAAGCTCCTTAATTTCTGTTGGAATTTCAGGAATATTTTGAACCGATCCACTCTCAGCAATCAATCTAAGGCGAATATTATCATTCCAAAGTCCTAAATTATATAGATCATCAACAAGATGTTTATTAATAACAACATACTCACCACTTAAAGTATTTCTCTTGTAGATTAAAGCAGTGAATGGTTCGAATGCTTCATTGTTTCCAAGAATTTGAGCAGTAGAAGCAGTAGGCATTGGTGCTACTAACAAAGAGTTCCTGAGGCCATCTTGCTTAATCTTTTCCTTGAGTTGTTGGAAATTCCATCTACCAGACAAATCTGATTCTGTAAGTCCCCAGAGATTGTACTGAAGAATTCCTTCTGATGCTGGTGACCCTTGAAATGAAGAGTAGGTTCCATGAATCTTGGCCAAATCATTAGAAGCTGTAAGGGCTGCAAAATAGATAGTTTCAAAAATATCCTTGTTGAGTTTTTGTGCTTCTTCTGATTCAAAAGGTAGACCCATCATGACGAAGGTATCTGCCAACCCTTGAACACCTAATCCAATAGGTCGATGACGATTATTAGATGTTGAAGTTTCTGTAGTAGGGTAATAATTGATATCAATTACTCTGTTGAGGTTGACTGTTGCTTGATATGTAACATCATAAAGCTTTTGAAAATCATACTTACGAAGCTTCTTATCCTTCTCACGTACCTTACCTGATGGAATTGATACAAATTTAGGAAGAGCAATAGATGCTAGATTACATACAGCAGTCTCTTCTTTACTGCTTTTTTCAATGATTTCACAGCATAAATTGCTACTATAAATTGTGCCCAGATTCTTTTGATTGCTCTTATAATTACATGCATCCTTATAGAGCATGTATGGGGTTCCAGTCTCAACTTGTGAATCAAGAATCTTTTCCCACAATTCACGAGCCTTAACTGTTTTAGTAGCTTGTCCTTCAGCTTCATACTTTTCATATAATTCTGTAAACGCCTTATGATCAGGAGTGTCATATGCATCTACAAGACCTGGAACTTCATTAGGTGAAAAAAGTGACCAAACGCCATCTTCTTCAACACGCTTCATGAACAAATCTGGAATCCACAGAGCAAGGAATAAATCTCTTGCACGGAGCTCTTCTTTACCATTGTTCTTGCGAAGGTCAAGGAAATCAAAAATATCACCATGCCAAGGCTCAAGATACACAGCAATAGAACCTTTTCTACGTCCTCCACCCTGATCAACATATCTTGCAGTCTCGTTGAATACCTTGAGCATAGGAATAATTCCATTGGAAGTTCCATTAGTGCCCTTGATGTAGCTACCCTTGGCACGAACCTTATGGATATTCAATCCGATACCGCCAGCATTTTGAGAGATATGAGCACAATCGGAAAGAGTCTTGTAAATACCCTCAATAGAATCTTCAATATCGAGCAAGAAGCATGAGGATAATTGTGGCTTGTTTGTACCAGCATTGAAGAGAGTTGGAGTAGCATGTGTGAATAATCCTTGAGACATCATTTCATATGTCTTCTGAACCATCTCAATATTGTCACCCCAAATTCCAACACTAACTCTCATGTACATTTGTTGAGGAGTTTCTGCCGGTAAACCATTGATTTTAAGGAGATATGCTCGTTCAAGAGTCTTATATCCAAAATAATCAATATTAAAATCTCTATCATGAACAATCATAGCATTCAGTTCTGTTGAATTGTTTTTAATTGTTTCATATACAGAATCAGAAATCATACCGGAAGGCTCACCAGTACGAGGATTGATATAACTATAAAGACTATCGATTACAGTTGAAAAATCCTTAGGTACTCTCTTGTATAGTGCAGTGATTCCAAGTCTAGCTGCAAGAGTTGAATAATCTGGATGTACTGGAATTAGTGCTGCAGCAGTTTCTGCTGAAAGCTTATCTAATTCTTCAGATGTTACTCCATCATAAATTCCAGAAATAACCTTACGAGCTACTTCATCTGAATCCACAAGTTCACTTAGTCCATAAGTTTGCTTCTTAATTCTTGAAGAAATCTTGTCAAATCTTACTGGCTCTTTACTGCCATCTCTTTTAATTACATCCATATTTAAAAATCCTCATCTGTACTAAAACCCTTGTTACCCTTGTCAAAGGTTCCACTTTTGTTATATTCTGCTACACGCTTCTCGAAAAAGTTTGTCTTGTTATCTAAGGCAATATTTGTCATGAAGTCAAACGGGTTCTCTGTGTTGTATACTTTACCAATCTTTAGGTCTACAAGCAATCTATCAGTAACATATTCAAGATATTGTTTCATAAGATCTGAGTTCATTCCAATCAAAGATACTGGTAAAGCGTCAGTGATAAATTCCTTCTCGATTTCTAGAGCAGATTGTAAAATTTCAATTACTCTTTCTCGTGGGAGTTTATTTTCAATATGATTGTTATATAGATGAACTGCAAAATCTGTATGCAAACCTTCATCACGAGAAATAAGTTCGTTTGAGAATGAAAGTCCTGGCATCAATCCACGCTTCTTGAGCCAGAAAATTGAACAGAATGATCCAGAAAAGAAAATTCCCTCAACGGCAGCGAAAGCAATTAAACGCTCACAAAAAGAACCAGAGGTAATCCAGCGCAATGCCCATTCTGCCTTCTTCTTGACCACAGGGACAGTTTCAATAGCTCTGAAGAGGTAATCTTGCTCAGCCTTATCAGTGATATAAGCATTGATCAAAAGGCTATACATTTGACTATGAATATTCTCCATCATAATCTGAAAGCCATAAAAATGCTTTGCTTCTGGATACTGAACTTCCTTTACAAAATTCTCAGCAAGGTTTTCATTTACAATGCCATCAGAAGCTGCAAAAAATGCTAATACATGCTTAATAAAGTGCTTCTCATTTTCACTGAGTTTAGTTTCCCAGTCAGTCTTATCTGGATATAAATCTACTTCCTTTGTAGTCCAGAACGTTGCTTCCGCCTTCTCATAAAATTCAAAGATATCTTGAATCACTTCATCTGGTCGGAATACAAATCGATTGTTGTTTTCTTCTAATATTTTTTCCATTTAACTATCACCCTTAGGCCTCTCTATATTACCCGGTACTATATATTCACGCACGAAATTTCGACAAAAAAACCAACTTTAAATAGTTGGTTTAGATGTTATTGAAAATAATTGTTAATTATTAACAATTATTATGTCATAAGATTATCAGGTATGATAACTCTTAATTTTTTTATAAGGTTGTGTACATCAGAATGCAAATCATTATCTTTTATATAATTTACAACCCTTGAATATGCTTCTCTGTAATCAATATTTAAATCATCGCCTACGAAAAAAGCAGTTTTTACTAATGCACAATGAACTAAATGATTTGCTTCTTCATTATTTTCAACAAGTAAAATAGAGTCATCTTCATCATTTGTGTCAACCTTCATTTTTGTATTTTCAAAGGCAAGAGACATTCTCAAAAGATCTCTCCAAGGGGTACTTGTTCTGATATTTTTATTCTGCAAGACACTGGGTAATTCCTTAGAATTTAAGGTCTTCATCGCAGTATAAACAGGCTGATTCTTATTGATAACAGCTGATACTACCTTTTGTTTCCTACTGCGCCATAATTCAAATTTTTGATTCATTTTAATATTATCTGACATTTATTGATACCTATTACAGAGCTGCCTTGATGTCAATTGCAAAAATTCTTGTGCAAACACCCTTAGTTCGCTTGCCATTAATTTCAGCAAAGTATTCAGATTGTCTATTCACAAGAACAGATCCATTAGTAAGAGATTCAACTTCTCTTGAGGCTAATCTAAATGCATTCATGGTTGCATTCAAGGCTGTTGGGCCTACAGAAAGAATTTTAACGTAATCATGTTCCTTTAAAACATGCAGAATACTCCTTGATAGGCCTACTGGATCTGTAGGCCTTCTGCTACCATCGGGGTCATTAGGATCTCCACCACGTACTCTTAAAATTCTAGGATCCTTTTGATTCTTAATCTTATCATTATCTACATCATAAATATCGTTCATTTTTTAAACTTCCAACCCTAAAAGGGACATTTTATTTTTAAGAGAATTTAAAGCAGTATTAAATTCATCGATCGTACATCTATATACACTAGCATTAAACACAATTTTCTTTTTGCCAGAAAGTGCATTGCTAATAATCTTTTCTTCTAACAAACTAAGATTCATATTAACTAAGTCATTGATTTTATTTGAGTCCTCAATTCGATCATACGTACAATTTTCATCTCCCTCATTGTCATCTTGGTTATAAACACTCATTAATCTAGGGGATACTGTTTGATATCCTGGATACATTTCGTTGAATTTTTGAAATAATAGAGTTGAATGCTTTGATAATAAGTGCTTTTTAATTGCTTCTTTAAGTGCATTCTTTTTGCAAATTTCACAATCTTCATTGACTGTTTCACAAGTGCATTCGATAGTACGTGGAGTTTTAAAGCTTTTACAAAATGGACAGTGTGCCAAAGTTTCTAAATCAAATCCAGAATTATTCATATGATCCCACAAGATATCACTGTGACATTTTCTCAAGTGAGTAGAAAGAGGAGAAACAAATTTATCACAAATTGGACATTTACATGATGGATTTCTTTTAGCTGCATTATCTGCTTTTACCAAATTGATATAGTTATGATGTAAAGCTCCAATAAAATAATTCTTAAATTCTCCACTTCCACCGTATCTGGACACTTTTCTTAGATTTCTTGGCTGCCAATTAGAAAGTACATTACAAAAAATCTTCATATATTCAATCGAAAAATCATCATAAGAGTCATATAGATAATAATATTGATTGTACCATTCTTGAATATGTAAATTTGGTGGATAAATAGCACAAATCTTATTATAATACAAATCAATTGCTCTTTGATTATTTGTTTCAAGGGCTTTTTGATATCTTATAATTGCATCTTCTAACTGTGTCTGATATTCTTTAGACTTCTTATCAACTTTGGGTGTTACTACTGACATAATTTTTTAATTTCAAATCTTTCGATCTGAAACTATTTTGCCATAATTATTTAAAAAGTCAAGCTGTTTTAGATGGTTTGATGTCTTCTATGATAAGAGATATGTTTTTCCTACCATAAAATGAATCTTCAGACAATGTAAAAGCGACATCATAGAAATTTCCCTCAATAAATGTATCAAATAAATATCCTTTGCGCCACCCATTTGCATCAATAGTATTAGTTGATGATTTACTTGAGAATTTTAATTTAAGATGTTTATCATTTGACATAGTGCTTTTCTTGACTAACTTAAGATTAGAAATTGAAAATACAGGATTTAAGTTCATGGAGCCAAATGGAGAAAGTTTTGTTAATTCTTCATAAGTAAAACTAGAAACATCACTGAAACTCATTTTAGAATCAATCAAAATCACTTTATCTTCAAAAGAAACTCCAGGTTGATTTTTAGCATACTCATCTAAAGCTTTTTGAAGTGGCTTTAAATTATCTTTATGTAACTCAAATCCTGCAGCAAAAGCATGACCTCCGCAAACAGTAGAACCATCAGCACGTTTCTTAAATAACGCCCAAGCCTTTTCAGATTTTAGAGCATCAAGAATATTAAAATCCCTTACTGAACGACAAGAACCTTTTGCATATCCATCATCTTTTATCGTGCAGCATAAAGTTGGCTTGTTAAATTTTTCAGCAATCTTTCCAGCAATCAACCCAATTAAACCAGCATGCCAAGATTTAGACCAAACAACAAGAATATTCGTATTATCTAAATCGTAATTATTCAATACAAAATTAATAGCATCTTCTGTAGCTTTTTCCTGATCAGTTTGTCGTTTCTTATTAGCATGGTCAAGTTGAGTAGCCAAGAAATTTGCTCTAACTTCATTCTTTTCCAATAATAAATCTAAAGCTGTTCCAGAATCCGCAAGTCTTCCTATAGCATTAATTCTTGGACCAATTTGAAAGCCAATAGTAGTTGTATTTACTTCTTTAGCACCAGCAACTTTTAATAAGGCTTTAACACCGGGCTTATTAGAATTTGAAAGTTTATCGCAGCCTAGATGAACTAAGATTCTATTCTCGTCAATCATAGGAGCAACATCAGCAACAGTACCTAGAGCAACATATTCAATATTCTCCTCTACCATAGTTTTGATTGAAAATTTCCTAGAATGCGCAAGGGCTAACATTACCTTAAAAGCAATGCCAACACCAGCTAAAGCATCAAAAGGATATCGCTTAAAGTCTTTGTTAGATTCATTAGAAAAAATATGCCCAGGATAATGTGGATCATCTCTATTTGGATTAATGACAGCCAAACTACAAGGCAAGCTTCCATCTTCCGAGGGGTGGTGGTGATCTGTGATAATCAAATCTAGACCCTTTTGTTTCGCATATTCAGCAGTTTCAAAAGCAACAATCCCACAGTCAACAGATAGCATTAGGGTAGCATTACGTTTTATTGCTTCATCTACAGAATGCATTTTAATATCGTAACCATCTTCCATTCTGTGTGGAACTTTGTATTCGATGTTAGCACCAAGAAGATTTAGAGATGTGACAATAACAGCAGTCGCAGTAACGCCATCAACATCATAATCACCCCAGACAAAAATCTTTTCATTATTATCAATTGCTCTATTTAATCTATCAACTGCAATTCTGATGTCAGGCAAAAGAAAAGGATTGTGCATTTTTTTAATATTGACATCGAAATATTCATGAGCATCTTCTGGAGTATGAATATTTCTAGATGCCATGATGTTAGCTACAGGCAAAGGAATCTCAAGTTCATCAGCCAAATTTGAGGCTATTTCTTTATCAAAATCAATATATTTCCAAACAGTATTCATATCTTTATTCCTAAACCTAAACTATGTAATTTTAACCTTTTTGTGGCCTTTTTCTAAACTATCAATTATCAAATTTTCAAGAAAGTCGCACCCATATTCAAGAGCAAATTCATCTGGATCAAGATTCTCTGGTAGCAGTATATTGCAGTAATTCATTTTATGCTCTTCAATTTTCTTGATTTGTTTTTCAGAAGACATTATTCCAGCTTGATCAGAATCTAGCATTAATACTATATTTCTTGTGTAACGATAAATAAGAGCTAAATGAACTTCTGATAAATTTGTTCCACAGACAGCAACTACATTGTCAATACCTAAAGATGAAAGAATAATAGCGTCAAAATATCCTTCGACAACTACAACGTAATTTTTATTCTTTATTGAAGTTTTAGCATTATTAAGATTATATAGATGGTTTGATTTAGAATAAGACTCATTTATCCATTTGCCTTTAAGCCATTTATTAACTCTATCTTCTTTCTTTTTTGGAGATAAATAAGGATCATTCCAAATTTCAGAAATCATGGCTTCTTTAAGTGGGTCAAAATGTCTTCCAGCAAAAGCTACATGTCTGTTGTGACAATCTTTGATAGATAAAACAATTCGACCCTTAATAAGAGGAAACCAGTGTTCATCCTGAGGATTGCATACACCAAGGTTAAACTTATGGAATAATTCTTTTTTTATTCCCCTAGATATTAAGTATTCAATAGCTTCTTTATTCATATCAAGATTGCTAGCAAATAGTTTATATTTATCTAAAATTTCCATCTATATAAATAGAAAATGCTCTCTTTCGAGAGCATCATCTTACTCCTCAGTCTGCTCTTCTTGCTCTGTAGGCCCTTCAAGCACGTCAGTAACAAGCTTTGCATAATTTGCCCCAGAGATTTTAATCCTACCACAAATGTACTCGAATACGGTAGCAGAATTATCGTTTCTCGTCTTATTAGACGGGGCTGGTTGGTCCATCAAAGCTTCTAGGAATTCATACTTATCCTTAGATTCAATTACTTCTCCTGTATCAGGATGAACATAACTGAACTTCTTTCTGACTTCTTTGATATATTCGAAGCCCTTAGACTTTGCCTTGAAAATAAATTCATCAATAAGATTTGGTGCTTCATCATCTCCAAAGAGAATTCTAAACTCACAAGAGACTCCAGGTTGAGAGTATCGAGCTTTCTCTACTCTACAAACAGATTTGCCACCAATTACTTCATCGACTCCATTTTCATCTTTACGAGTCACCTTACCAGCAGCTCCGTTAATTTTATTAATCCAGAGTCTTGCACTAGTGAAGTAACTCATAGCATTTCCACCAGAGGCTTGCTTTACCATAGAACCTGGCATTGCTCCTGAACCCATATAGAGTTGATTGATAATAATTGCCAAAGTATCAGTGGCATTACATTCTGCAACAAGTTTTTGGACAAAACGCTTTGTAAATCTTGCATGAGCTCCAATGGTAGCCACATCTTCAAGTGACTTATCATGTTCTACCGAAGGAATCATAGCTGTAATTGAGTCAATTACAATTACTCCTGCTTGACCACTATGAGCAATTTCAAGAGCAAGTTCACCATATAATTCAGCAGTTGCAACATTTTCAATCAGCAATAAAGATTCAGTATCTACTCCGCACATTTTTGCTCTACGTGCCAAATATGAACCTTCTACATTTATAAAAACACATTGTTTTCCAAGCTTTTGTGCTTCTGCAATCACCTTATATGCTAACCAAGTTTTACCTGATTGAGTTTCTCCAGCAAATTCAACCACAATACCCTCAGGTAATCCCATTCCAGGAGCTAGAATTGCATCAATTTCAGGCACTCCTGTTGGAATATAATTTGGTTCAACTGTTTCACCGCTTGAGAGAGCCTTTTCATTAATCTTAAGAGCCTTCATTTTAGAAGCAATAAGATTCCTCAGGTCTTTGCCATTTGAATTATTATCTAATTTTACTTTTTCCATAATGTTTAAATCAAATTAGCCCCCTAAGGGGCTAATTCTTAATCCCACTCCATCCCTTCGTCAGAAATAGAATCAGTTTCCTCAACAGGTTGAGGCTTAGGCTTTGCCACTGGTTTCTCAACAACAACTTCTTCGACAACCTTAGTTGGCTTAGATGCTTCTGAGTTATAAGGCTCACGAACTGGAGCAGGTTCAGTCATGACAGGTGTAAACTTAAACATCTTGTCAAGTTGATATCCCCATGCGAAATGCTCTTGCCACTCAGGAAGATAGGTGTTATGAGCACGATACTTATTGTACTCTGAACGGCGTTGAGCAACATCATCATCTGAAAGATTTGAAGCAGCCATCTTAAGTTCAGCCAGCATTTCCTGAGTAAGAGTCAAGTCCTTAGAATCAGCACTAACACTATATTCAATAGATTTTGGTCCAGTAAGACCTGTCTTACGAGCAGTGATGCGGAAGCATGGAGCACTATGACCACCTGCAAGGGTAGAAAAGTCTTCACGCTCATCCTCATCAAGTTCCATAGATTCATCATAACGATTTACTTCCCACTCTGCAATTGGGCGAAAAACGCTCTTACCCTTAGTAAGGATTGCAAGTTCCCAAGTGCCATCTTCATTTCGGACGAAGCAGTTTTGTGCATACTTTTGAACGCCAACATATCCAAGCTTCTTCCATGGACACTGATTTGGGTCAGCGTGACCAATGCGAGTGATGCGATTGTTGAATTCAGCATCTGGAAATGGAGCTAGAACAGTCTTGCCCTTCTCGGAGCCATCATACTTATATGAACCGTACTCTACGAAAGAATATGGAAGGCCTACGAGGCGAACCTTATGAGTAATCTTAGACTCAGAGGTCTTTGAAAGTGAGAAGTTTACGAACGTGGCCTTCTTGTAAGTACCACCATTTGACGAGTTGTTGTACGTTTGTTGAGTGCGCTCTCCGATGATGTCTCGGGCAGAGCTGAAAGTATACGACATAATTTATTTTTCTCCTAATAATAAAAGCTAGGCTTTTTCACTAACGACTAATAATACCACACTAATCAGAGACTGCAAGTTATTTTGAGTTATAATTGAAACTATTTATTCTCACTTCTCTACTAGGTGTTTTTGGAACATCAATTGACCTTGTTGAAGGGTCATAAGAAATGCTCGCACCTTCACTATACATGCCATTATTAATCTTTGCAATAGCTAATCTCTCTCGATATAACCGTTCCATTTGTAGTGAATTAAATTCAATTGTTTTAACGGTGTAATCTAAAAATGTAGCTACTCTTTTTGCTTGGGCGATAGCAATGCTAAGTCTGTTTGTGTAAAAAGTACCAACAGCATCTTTATCATGCTTTGCGCCTTCTGCTAATTTGACAGTCATCTCTTTAATATTTTTTTGAGCGTTTGTCAAAATCTCTGTATGAGCATTAACGATATCTACGAATGCTCTAATTCTATTTCTATATCTAACAAAGTTTGCATAAGTTACATAAATAGAATCCAAATTGTAATTATCTTGATGAGGTAAATCTAATTCCCAAGAATTGATTTCTTTGCGAATCTGCCCTTCATCAAAGCTAGGAAGCATTTTAATTGCATCAAACCAAGCTTGACATTCTTCCTTAAAATCTTCGACAGTAATTCCTCTAAGCTTATTACCAATTTCTTTTGAAAAATCCAGAGCAGAATAGTCGATAGTGGGCATATTTTCAGCCCACTCAAATTCAACTCCCTTTAAGATATCTTTTTTTGATAATAATTCTTGTTCAAAGTCGTTATCTAAATCGTTTTCAAAATCTTCCATAATTTACCTCAATCAAATAAATCATCATCAAAAAGCTTAGAGGATGAATTCAGTTTTCTTTCAACTGGTTTCGATTGTCTTATAATCTTACCATCAGTTTTATCAGTTAGAATTTCCGGTGCTGCAGAAATAAATTTCCTTTTAGCATCTCTTAATTTTTGCTTTTCTAATTCATTTCTTTTTTCAACAACATTATCCCAGAATTCTAAGAAACTATCTATATCATAAAACTTCTGGCCTTGCAACAAACAATCTAAAGCACCATTCTCCGCAAGTGCCTTAACCATTCCACGATTTGGTCGAGCTCTTGCAGCAAAATCTTCTAAATTGTCAAATGGTTGCAACTTAATAAGATCATCAACTCTTGTTCCAACACCCTTAATTGAAGTTAATGGAAGCATAATATCTCCCTTTGTATTAACTAATGTTGTTGTTCCAGATTCATTGATAGAAGGTTTAGAAATTTGAATGCCATCTAATGCACATTCTCTCCTATAAATAGCAAGCTTGTCCTCATCATCCTTTTCCACATGTATTGCTGAAGCCATCCATTCGTTAGGGTAATAGAGTCTAAGCCAAGCATTCCAGTAAGACAGAATAGCGTATGTGCAAGCATGGGATTTGTTAAAAGCATAGCCCCCAAACTTTTCCATAAGAGACAAAACTTCATCTACAGCCTTCTCAGGTATTTCTCTTTGAATAGCTTTTGTTCTAAATAAATTACATGCATCATCAAAATCTTTCCCTGACTTCTTAGAAATTGCTTTACGTAGTTTGTCCACCTCTAGCCAATTGAAACCAGCCATATCTCTTGCCATTTCCATTGCTTGTTCCTGGTAAACCATAATTCCATACGTTACAGATAAATGTTTTTCAATAATAGGATGAGCATATTTAATTTCATGAGGTCTAGATTTTCCTTGAGCATAAACAGGAATATAATCTTTAGGACCTGGGCGAAATAGAGCAACAACAGCAATAAGGTCATTCGTACAAGTAGGGTTGATTATTTTTAACGATTCTTGCATACCTTTAGAAGCACATTGGAATACTGATGAAGTTTTACCTTTAGCATAAATATTCTTAAAAACCATTGGATCTTCAAGAGGTATTTCATTTAAAGTAAGTTTTTTCCCATGACGTTCTTCTATCAATTTAAATGCATAATCAATCTGTCTTAAATTTGCCAAGCCAAGATAATCATATTTAACTAGACCAACTCTTTCGCAATGCTTCCACTCTAATGCAGAACAAATTGTGCCTTTAGAGTTTTCAATAGGAGTAGATTCAGAAATTCTATTCTTAGATATCAATACACCAGCAGCATGAATTCCAAAATTACTAATAGTGCCAACAAGTTCTTTAGCAGTATCAATTTCTTCTCGCCACACACTGTAATAATATTTAAACTCTGGTGATTCTAAAAGAGCTGAATCAATGGTAGTATCGGGCATTTTAGGAATTGTGGCAGTAATTTTTAAAGCTTCTTGATGAACATTTGATCCATACTTGTTATTGAATCTTTCAGAAGTTTTTAAAGCACTTAATACAGCAGCTTTTGCCTTATAAGTACCCCAAGTTCCAATTTGAGCTACATTTTCCTCACCAAATCTATTCTTAGCCCAGTTAATAATCCTATCTCTTTTAGAATCATCAACATCAGTATCTACATCGGGTAGTGGAGCAACTTTGGCGATTTTTAGATCTGCCTCAGGAGCTTGATTTGAAATACCAGAAGCAAGAGCCACCCATGATTGTGCAATATTGTCTTTAACTTCAATATTGTTATCTATCATCTCGCACATATAAGAAGATAAACCTTGATTCTCTAAAACCCATAATTCTTTAGCAATTTCAGGCCCTTTATGTGCAAATTCTGGATGATCAAGAAGCCATTGATCAGTCATCTTTTTAAGTCGCAATGAGGCTAAAGATTGATCAGCAATACCATGGTTCTTGATATATTCTTTAGATGAATACTCTTTAAAATCAATTTCATATTGTGTGCCACGACCAGGGTTAAGAAATCTTTCAAACAATAATCCCCATTTAATCGGGTCCACAGGGCAAACTTCTAGGCAAAAATTCACTAATGATCCAACACCAGATCCACGAATACCAAAAAGAATCTCATCACCCTTCATAAATTCAACAAGTTCACGTTGAATTAAAAAGTAATCAGTTACACCCATATGCCAGATTTGCTTTAGTTCATATTTTAATCTATCTCTGTAAGTTGAATTCTTATCAAGCCCAGCACGTTTTAGCCCAGCAAGAGAAAGATATGCTAAATAAGCTTCATTGTCTTTGTGGTACGGAAGATTCTTAGCCTTAAAATTATTAAAAGCTTCGTTATTTTTAGGAATAATTGCTGAAGGAAGAAGATGAGGAACATCAATTTTAAAATAATCCTCAATAGAATCAGCTAAGTCCAATGTGTTATAAAGAGCTTCTGGTTTCTTATTGAAAATCATCATCATTTCATCAAAAGATTTTAAGAAGAATTGACGACTTCCATAGGCTTCTTTCTTACCATTCTTTTTAGCTACACCAGAAGAAGCTTCACGAAGGTCTCTCATTTGGATCAAGATATCGTGAAGTTTCCAATCCTTAGCTTCTAAATAGTGAACATCATTTGAAGCAACATACTTGACGTTATATTTATCCGCAAGTCTTATGAGTTTTGGGAGATTAGATTTCTGTTCTTCTATTTTATGATACTGAAGTTCTACAAAGTATCTATCGCCATATAGATTTTTGAATTTACTAACTACATTGTTTGCTTCTTCATCATCTTCTTTAATTAGAGCTTGAGATAGTTCACTAGCAAGACAGCCAGATAAAGCAATTACGCCTTCTGAATGCTTTTCAAGAACACTCCAGTCAACTCTTGGAGAATAATAAAATGCATTAGGATCTGCCCCATATTCAGTGATTCTAAGGAGATTTTTATATCCAGTTTCATTTTGAGCAAGCAGAGTTAAATGGTTGAGTTTCTGCCTTCTATTGTCTTCAGTTCTGGATTTATCAAAGCGATCTGGACAAGTGTAAACCTCAATGCCAATGATAGGTTTAATAGTCGGATAATCTACAGAAGTTGTCCTACATCCGTCAACAAAATCACAAACACCACCTAATTTGCCATGGTCTGTTATTGCCGTGGCCTTAAAACCCATTTCACGAGCTTTTATTGCATAAGCTTGAGGAGATGGCAAAGCATCTTGAATTGAAAAGTGAGTATGGGCATGTAAATGAACAAAATCTTGTTTACTGTTACACATTATAAATTCCTTAGAGCGCCGTCAAAGACAGTCATACACTCATGATTAGTATAGAGATAGTTTACTTAATTGTCAAGCTAAAATTTGGATTAAGCTTTTTCAATTCTTTTGGTCTAGTTTTAAGAGGTAAACGATATGCCTCTAAAAATTGATAAGAATTTGGCAGTTGAGTAATAAGATTGCTGCCAGATAAATATGTTGCTTTATTTTCTGACCTTAGTGCTTGGTATGCTTCAGAAATAGGCTCAATTTTAATGTTTTTGAGTACTTTAACATGGGGACAATCTCTTAGTGCATTTCTTACAGTAGATTCAGATTGGCCTGTATTTTCACATAAAGATTTGATACTAATAGGCCTCTCATCAACATATCTAGACGCAATAAGGCTGATCATAATATTCTTTACATCTTTAGTATTTTTGTAACCATGAGAATCAAACAGGTTTATAGGAATTACAAATGGCTCAGATCTATTAATATTAAATTCAATTTTAAGACAAACTTTTTTCAAAGAAATTATATAAAATAGCTTTCTGTCTTTTTTAGATCTATTCCAAAAAACATCTTCGCCTTTTTCGATTAGCTTGTAAATATGAGTAGATTGTAAGCCCAAATAATCTGCAGTTAAACTTTTTAATGTGCTAATATGAAATTGGCCAGATGAAATGTCCATATTCCTTAGCATAGTCCATAATAGAAATTGAGATGTTAAATCAATCTTTATGAAATGAGAAACTAATTCAGGATTAAAGATTAAATTATCAGTCTTGAATTTTTGACCAGATGTGAGATAGTTTTTCAATTTCTTTTTCTGCTCCCTGACGAACTAAATATGCAATAATTTCTTCTTCACTATAATCTTTAAATACACTTGAAAGAAGAGTTTTAGCAAAATGAAATCTATGAGCTGATTTGCCTTTGAGTCTGATATTCATTTCAATATAGTCAGGTGGATTTTTGTATGCTTCTTTTATCTCATCAATATTTGGCATTTGAATATTATTATCCCATATGTCTTTTTGCATGTTCTTTAACTTTATCTCCAATTTTATTCCATATCAAATTAAGTTTATTTGTGTCATTAATATTATATGCATCATCTACATCTAAATATACCCTTTCAAAAAAATCATCTAAAAAGGGATATTTGCTTTGATATTTATGAATTCTATCAGTTATAGCAAAAAGATATGTATTTTTATTTAAACCACCAATTAATCCACTAGTAAAGCTTCTATTCAAATAATCGTTGATAGTACTTTTAATTTTATTTACTGTCAATGACATCTCATATTCTTCAGCTTGTGCAGAAACGCCAGCACAAATTGAAAGCTTTTGTATTGCAGCTGGAAAAGAGATAGATTCAATCTTTTGAACTAAATTAATTAAATTTCCAGTCTCACCACATCCAAAACAATTAAAATAATCAGATTCAAGATTATAACCAAAAGATGGAGACCTGTCGTTATGATCTGGAAAAGGGCATGAACAATTAAGCCAGTTATTTCCAGACTCAACAAATTCTAAATCGTATTCATTTTCTAAAAAAGCCCTAGAGTCTAGAGCTTTTAGTATTTCTTTAATGTATTCTTGAGAGTATTGAATCATTATAATTTCCAGCCAGATAAATCCATTGTATCGATAATAGAAGATGTGTCAAGAGGAGCAAAGTCATCATCATCTTCATCTTTTGAACTTCCTATAATATTAGTTGCTTTAATTTCAGCAGTTGGTTTATCAGTTTTTTGCCCATTAGATAGATCATGAAAAGCCATAATAGTTTCTTTCTCTCGTTCATCCATTTCTCTGATTTTATTATATTCTGGATCTAAAGAAATAGGGAATGGGAAGAAATATGCATCTCTCATTTTGACAGGATGGACAATACAATAATTCTTTTCACGATTGGGTTCAATGGCTACAGCATAGGTACAAAGGTGCAAAAGAGCTTGTCCTCCAGATGCAGCAGCCTGATCGTAAGACATGAATTTCTTATTTTCTTTTTGCTTTCTTGCATCACGAATTGTTTCTCTATTAATCTGTTGTGCTGTAATGACTGGAATACTATATCGCTTTGCCATCTTAAATAATTCATTAACAGCCTTAGTTTGATTTTCCCAATCCTTGGAGCCATTAGGAGCATTTCTGACAGTCATATTTCCAATATAGTCAACAACAAGAAGATCTGGCTTGCCCTTGGTTTTTATAAGCTCTTTGATTCTAGAGTCAATATATTCTGGAGTAGGATCTTCCATGTTAACATCGTATTCAAAATATGGGCCATCTTTCATAGATTTTAGGCCATTTAATACTTTCTTTAGTTCTGCTGCATCAAGTTGTTGGTCTTTAACTTGTGCATAAGGAATTTCAAACTTCAATGAAATGTGCCTAAGTAAACAAAGCCAAGAATTCATTTCAAAGGACATGTACAGAACATTTTTCTTAGCAACTTCATTTGCATGTAAAGCTGCATTGAGCATAAATACACTCTTACCACCAGAAGATGGAGCCAAGAATACAATAATCTGTCCTGGAAGAAATCCAAAAGTTTTAGAATCAAGCTCTTTAATTCCACAAGTTATGCCCTTATATAACTCAGGGTTTTCAATTCTCTTTGTATATTCTTTTTCAAAATATTCTGAAGAATCAGCAATATCCAAAGTATGGGCTTCTCCACCTCTGTCATGAAGTTCTTTATCTAATTGTTCGACTACTTCTGTAATTGATTTATAAGTTTCATCAAGATTCTTACTTACAAGATTATTATGAGTATCATCCATAAGTTGTTTGATGATACGTAAAGCTTGTCGTTTTTTAAGTTCTTCAATTAATTGAGGAAGATCATCAGGATTAACGTCACAATCATTAATCTCAGACCACAAAAGCATGAATTTAGTGCGTTCAGCTTCACTAACTCCGCTAGAATTTAATTTATGCTGAAATACAAAATCAGTGTAAGAAGAAACATCATTCTTCTTATAATATGCACAAATCATATTATAAATAGCTCTTACAAATGATTTGTTACTTTCGACATCCATAGAATAGAAATGCTTACTTGTAATTGCTTTTTCATTAAATTTATCATAAGTCTTAACGGTAGACTTCAGGTGTGCTAATGCTAGGATTTCAAGTTCAAGTTGGTCAAATTTATTCATTTTTGTACGCTCGGCAATTTTATGTTCAAACATTCTTCTAACAGCGAAGTCCATCCAGATACTTTTGAAATCTGGTCATGAGTTCCATTAGATGAAATTACAGTAGGATATCCAGAATTTAATCTAGCTTTACATATTCTATCCAAAGATTGATTAAAGAATGGATTGTTGTTTGAAATATGTTCTACTCCATCAATACATACTAACTCATAATTAGCAAAAATATCTTTAACCTCATCAATTTCAGATCTATTGTCAAAATCAGACATAAGACTAACTAAGTCAGACCATTCATAGTACATTGTTGTCAAAGATTGATTGATAGCTGATTGTGCAATTACAGAATTAATAAAAGATTTTCCTGAACCTTGATTGCCAGTAAATAAAATAGAATGAAGTTTGCTTTTTACATTGCCATCATGTTGTAAATAGATACTCTTGCCTTGAACAATAACTGATAAATTAGACGAATAAAATTTAACTAACTTCTTGATATTTGTACTTGTTATTTGTTGAGATCCTAATGAATTGCCACTAGAATCAGCATGAATATTCCAGTCTTCTATAGTTTTGTGCCAATATTTTCTAGGCAAGTTTGATTTGATGTAAATTTCTTTAAGCATCTTAGATTTAGCACAAGAGCATACAATAACTTGACCATCTGAATTAAGAGCATATCCACGGTAGCTGCATTCAACACAGCCCTTACCAGTTTTTTTACGTTCTTCTAAAGCTCTTGAATCAATTGAATCAACATCAACACCTAAAGATTTCAGAAAATTGGAATTAGCACTCATGCATCTATTGTACCGTTAGAATTTCTGTGATGCATTCCTTGCTCTATTATTTGCCCATTTTCTTAAGGCATTTATTGATTCAGCCATAGTTTTGGACAAAGGAACAGTTTCTTTGATAGCTTTTTCTAAATCACTATTATTTATTTCTCTAGAATAATAAAATGCTTCATACATAGCAGATACAATAGAAGCTTCAATCTCAGCGCCAGTGAATCCATCAGTTTTTTCAACTAATCTAACAACATCGAAATTTTTTGGGTCTCTATTTCGTTTTTTAAGATGAATTTCAAAAATAACTTGTCTTTCGTATGCATCAGGAAGATCTACAAAGAATATTTCGTCGAATCTACCCTTGCGTAAAAGTTCAGGAGGTAATTGAGAAACATCATTGGCAGTAGCAACAACAAATACAGGACTTTTCTTTTCTTGCATCCATGTTAGCCAAGATCCCATAACTCTTGAAGTTGTTCCACCATCAGTCATAGAAGAGCTTGAAGTGCCTGACATTCCCTTGTCAATTTCATCACACCATAAAATAGCTGGCGCAACACTTTCTGCAACTTTAAAAACTTGTCTCATGTTGCTTTCAGAGGAGCCTACTAGACCAGAAAAGATTTTGCCCATATCCAATCTTAGTAGGGGAAAATTCCAATAGTTTGCAACAGCCTTGGCACATAATGATTTACCAGCTCCCTGAACTCCAACTAATAATATGCCCTTAGGATTTTCAGGTAAGCCAAATTCTACTGCTTCTTGTGTAAATGCTCGTTTTCTTGTATTAAGCCAGTTTTTGAGCTCATCTAAACCACCAACTGAATCTAAATCTGCATTTACATCAATCCAATCTAACAACCCTGACTTCCTAATAATATCTTTCTTTTGTTTGATAATTTCTTCAGGATTTAATTCATTGTTTTTGATAAAATTGTATGCACAAACTTGCTCACACTCAGTTAAAGTTAGTCCCTGAAATGAATCTACAATTTTCTCAAGTTCTTCTTTTGAATAATCTAATTTTAATTTTGTACTTTTTCTGGACTTAAGAGTTTCTAACATTTGTAGAATTTTTTCATTCAAATGTTCTTTTTCAGGAAGTGGCCAATCAATAATAGCTACATTTTTTTCTAATTCTTGTGGTAATTCAAGTTCAGGAGAAAGAATTATAAGAGCTTTATTCTTAGTGATGCAATTTATAGATAGATTTCTCAAATGTCTTGTCAGAGAAATTTCAATTTGACCTTGTATAGATTTTAGACCAAAAAATTTATTAAAATCTTTCAATATTAAAATAAAAAACTTATCTCTGGGAACTTCAAGATCATCGAACCATTGTAAAATTTCTACCTGATCCATTTTTCTTTGAGCTTTGTCAGGCAATAATTCATCTGAAGTTCCTGATAAACCGCTAATAATATCCCAGAATCCAATATTAAATTCCATAGTTGCGTTTTTGAATAGATTCTTAATTGATTCTATCACTCGCATTTCTTCATGGGATATTAAATAAATGATTGGCCTCTTAGATCTAAGATGCCAATCAAGTTCTTTCAATGCAATGTCGTGGTTAGAGTTATTCATAATTTGGTTAGCCTATTATATTCTTTTAGTGGCTTACCCTTATAATCCTCATCTCTCCACCATTTTTCATTATAATAGTCTTTGCAATATTTAGATAAAGACACTCTCCAGTCAAGCATAGAAAAATTATCTGAATATGGAGAACGGAGAATTGATCTTTGGAATATTTGAGAAACCCTTAATTGAGATTGTATATCGCCTTGTCTAAGCTTTTCAATATATGCAATTAGACCTTTAAATACAACATCATAAGAAACTCCCTTATACTGAACGAAATATGTTGCAGCTACGGGAATTCCAAATCTTGCAAAAATTTCACTAACCTTGCCTTCTCGATCTGCTTCCTGAATCTCATCTAAAATATTCTCTTCTTGATGTGATCTGTCTATTTTATTATCTTCAACTTGTGGCAAAATTTCTTCTTGAAAAAAGTAATTAATCATTTTAAAGACAGCATTAGAATCAATAAATGAAGTATGTTTTAGAACTTCATCTGTGTTTTCAAATACCCAGTCGATTAATTTTTTAGTATAAATTCGTTTATTGACACCATTTGAAGCCATAAATCTCATGATATCGTTGAAAACTTTACCATCAGATCCATAGACTTTTCGGTATTTATTATTAAACTTCTTATAATACTCCAAAGAAAAATAGTCAACAAATGTTCTTGCAGTCCAATCTTTAACATCATGGGCAAGAAGATTTGGGGTTAATCTCTTATCTTCAGTTGATATTTTTCTAGTTCTTGTGATTTTGAAAGGGTTTGATAAACTTTCTTTTTCAGGAACAGGTGTAGCCATTATCTCTTTAACCATTTCTAACAATTCATCGCTCATCGATTGCTTCAATATCCTCTGACAAATTCATTTCATCCATTAAATCATCATAATTCATTTCAACCACAAGAGCATGTTTTTCTTCGTTGTGTTTTACTTGAAATATTTGATTAGCTGGTTTGCCAAATACATCTACTCTATGAGATGTAAATATTAATTGTATGTTCTCTGACTCAGAATATTCTTTCAGAAAACTAGCTAATTTAATAATCTTGTCGTCAGCAGAAAGATGTTTTAAAGTCTCATCTAGTAATACAGGTCCTTGATATCCCTTAAACTTTAATAGAGCAAAACTAAATGCTAATCCAACAACTTCAATTAAACCACCGCCTCTAGAATTTACAACACCAGTCTCTAGAATTGAATCATTATAAACTGATCTAATTCTAATCTCACATTTAAAATCATTTTTGCCTTTTTCTCTTTGTTCATCATGAGTATCAAAGAAAACAGCATAGTCTGAACCATAAATCTCTTGAATAAAGGTAGTTGCAGTTACTTCAAGAAAATCAAAAAACTCTTTCTTTTTTTCAAGTGCGATTCTATTCAAAAGTGCTACAGATTTTACCAATTGATTTTTAAGAGCTTTATTGTCAGCTATTTTAGATTCTAGTGTTTCAATTCTTTGCTTTAAATCATCTCTAAGGTTGACCTGAGTATTCAAGTCAACCTTATAATTATCTAAAAACTGTTTACATTCAAGCAGATTCATTTTCAATGTTCTCAATACTCTGATTCAACTTTGTGATTTCTTCCTCTAGCTCAATTGTAAGAGAGTCAATCTTTTCTTTCAGCATCTTTGGAAGGCAATTATAAAGTTCTTGGCATTGAGTCTCAAGATCTGTCTTTTCCTTTAGCAATGTCTCATACTGCTCATTAAGGGTTTTCGTTGCTCCCTTGGCTTCTGAAATCTTGGTGTTAATCTTTTCAATTTCTTCAATATAATTCATCATTCTACTCCTGACTGTAAATAGTATCACGCATTCTATCAACTGACAATGCTATTACATCTTCTTCAATGTTATTTTCTTTGCCATATTCTTTAATAAGTTGAATAGGATCATTAATAAGATTGAATTTCTTCATATCAATTTCAGAGAGCTTGCGAATATAAGCACTATTAGATTTGATTTCCTTTTTCTTAGTCTCTTTAGCTGAAAAATTAAAAATCATCTCTGCTGGTAAAGAACTTTCAAGCTTATGATATTCGACATTATAGATAGTACCCTCAAGATCATAAACAACAGATACTACATTAATATCCCTGCAAATAATTTCAGGTTGCATAGCGTATCTACCAACACTACCCGGATTTATAAACTGAACTCCATCTTCTCGCTTTTGTTGCATAGGAGAATGAATATGTCCACTTAAAACCAATTTAGTTGATGGATGAAACTTAGTGTCCTTAAAAATTACACCCTCAAAATCTCTTGCTGGAACTGTCATTAAAGAAGCATGTAAAGCAAGGATAGGATAATTTACGTTTTGAAGTTTACCAGCACGAATATCAGCATCAAGTTTAGGATAAAAATGTCCCAAATAGATTCCTAGATGATCTATGCTTTCACAATACTCCAATAATCCGCTTGAAAACAATGTATTTAAACTAGACATTGGAAGATTAGACATGTTGTGACCAATATCATGATTGCCAATAACTGCGTAAGATTTAAATGGCCAAGGTTTACCAGTTTCATCACTTCTTAAAGCATGTAAAAGCTTAGATACAATTGTAGGCTGCACAACTGTTTTATCAAAAATATCTCCAAGAAAAACAACAGCATCAACTTTCTGATCCCGCCCAATTTGAAGACACTCTAGAAATTCTTTAGCAGAAGTTTCACAATAATTATCTAATCTTCCCGGAGGTTGCTTTGATGCGCAGTGATTATCTCCTACAAATAAAACCTTAAATTTACTCAACTTCTTCTCCAATTAAGTTTACTGTACCACAACTTGAGCACTCAAAAGATTTCATAGACTTAAGTTTTTCAAGTTGTTCGATCTGCCCATAAAAGAAATCTATCTCTTCCTGTTTTGCTTTTAATGAATTTTTAACTTCATTGTAAGATACGATTTGGCTCTTACATGTTGAAAAGAAATTTTGCATATTAACCAAAGCTTCTTTCTTTTCATTGATGGATTTAATTTGAGCTACAATCTTTTTATCAGCTATCAGTTTACATCGTTCTAGCTCAGCCCTATTCTTATTAATTTTAAGGCTCAAATCTTCATGTTTTTTAACCATTTCCTTAGAAGATCTATATAATGACATTTTTGATTTAATAACTTCAAATTGTTCAATATTATCTTCTGACAAAATGCTATCATAAATCCGTTTCTTGTTTTTTAAATTGCTAATATTATCAGAGACTTTATTATAATTTGATTGAAACGAGGCAAGAGATTGTATAGTCTTGTTGTTTTCTTTAATTAATTGAAAACTAGGCTCATGGTTAGCAATACTTTGATGATATTCTAGGCTCTTCTTAGTATTTTTAATCTGCCTTATGTTGTTCAATGCAGTTTGGTAAAAATCACTTAAAATTTCAAGATTAGATTCTTTAACTGAGCAATTTTCATAGATTAAAGACATTCTGTTAAGATCGATAAGTTTGTCATCCAAATTATCATAATCTTTCATCTTGTCATTTAATTCAGATAGAGTAGTTAAGTCGTCTTTAATTTTGCTTTCAACTTGATTGGCTTCAGAGTTCATCTTTTTACCACACGAATCAAAATAATCAAGTTTAATTAGTCTTGATATAAATCTTGGTAACTCTGTGGAAGATAAGCTAGTAAGACAGGGTGGCGTAAATTGTCCTAGATATGCTAAAGAACCTAAACCAGAATCATCAACTATATCACTGTTTCCAAGAAGCTTTTTAATTGCATCAGTGTATTTAGAGCCAAAGTTGTGAAATTCTTGAGGTTCTTCATCAGGTGCGTAGTAAGTAAATACATTCTTAGATGGTCCTTTAGATCTAACAAATTTACGACCATCTACAAGTTCTACTGTGACTGTTGTATATTGAGCGCCTAAAGTTACAAAGCCTTTATCAAACTCATCATGTAGGACAAAATTCATAGCTCTATTAATAGCTGTTTTGCCTCCATTACTTGTACCCGTGATAAGGTTAATGTTGCTATCAAAATCAATAACAGTGTGGTGATGATTTTGAAAGTTCTCTAATGTAAGTGTTTTAATTTTGTCCATAATTAGTCCAGTAATATTTTATCCATAATAGTAGCAAAGTGCAATGAGATAAATTCTTCTTTTGGCTGATAATTCATAGATGGGGTTATTTTGTTATGTATCTCAATTCGGTCAATACTAGGATTTATTAATTGTATAGGACTATGAACCAATTCACAGCACCTTTCTTGTGAATCACTTAAATTGTAATATCTCTTACAATGCAAACATTCAAAAGCAGATTTTTTGAAATATATAAGAAAACCAAGTTCATTTAGGTTCAAATCAGATTGAAATTCAAAAATCACTTTGTCATAATTTTTGTAGAATTTTTTAAGAAACCCAAGAGAATGATTTTTGTATATTATTCTTACTTGTTTTTGGCTGCTAATTGAAAAATTTTTAATATCAATAAGAAATCCACAAGTAGTGAGCATGTTGTTTTCAAAAAGTATCGCATGAAATTTATTAGAATCTTGAGTAAGAGATTCACGATTTAAAAGAGAGAGATTCATATGATTATTAAAATTGACAGAGATATGATTGTAACTGAATTATATCAACTTAGAGCTATTGTTACAAATATTTCCACTGACCCATTAGAAACAGAAGACGCTAGAAAAAAGATTGATGAATTAATCAATTTAATTTCTCTAGCGCCTCAAAGTGAAAACAATTCTAGCTTTCCGAAAATTTCAGTTAAAAGAGGTTAGATCTCCAAATCCGGTAATGAAATGTTTACATAAAAAGGCTCATCTGTCTCAACACTAGCGTATACAGATGTGGAAATTCGATAAACATTTCTAGATCCTGTGTGCGGACATTCAATTTGCCAGCTGTTATCATCGCAAGGTATAATCTTTCCTCTCTTAAGAGATTTAGGATTATTGATAGCATATGATGTGGAAGAACTTACCTCTTCATTCCATTTAAAAATTCCGTTAGCTCTTAAACCTTCATCAGACATTTCTTCTTCCGTCATATCGTCGAGTAAATCGAGCATATCAATAAGGAAATCTTGTCCATCTTCTGTGGTCACTGTCTCATAGTTAGCCATTGCATCAGAGTTTTCTTGAATTTCATCATTGAACTTTGAATTGTCTACAGATGAAACTGAAGATTCTTTTGGAATAATTGAATTGTAAGAACCGCTTTGATAAGTTTTAAATACATCAAAGACAGAAACATTATTTTGCTTTTGTAATGTGTAAAGAACGCTGTATGCAAGCTTCTTAAATGATGGAGCGAAGCCATTCAGTTTTACAGTACAATTGTCGTCATTAAATTCAAGCTTACCAACTTCCATAACACCAACATTGGGAGACAGCAAAGCAGTGAACAATTTCATTCCAGATTCATTTTCTGAGGTTGTCAAATCACTCATCAATGCTTCAAATCGTTCACGACCACGAGTAAGATTAAAGTTTTCCATATCAAACAGTATTATACTCAGAAGGCACTAATATGTCAAAGCGAATTTCAATCGGATAGTCAATTCCGCCAATAGGATAAAAAAAGAATTTATGATTTTCATTCTTTTGCACTTTAATATATAAAAAGTCATTTCTAGAATATGCTTTTTTAAATCCTGATTCATAAATTGTGTCTTTGTATTTGAAGATTATGTTGCCACTACCGCCTCTTGGACTGTATGACATTTTCAAAATACCTGATTTCTTTATATCTACATTTAAACAAACTTCATACCCAAATTGACCATTTATATCATTGGGCGGATTTTCTCCAAGCCTGTGTATTGCGAAATTATCTAACTGATAATTATAAACTTTTTTCCAATCATCATCAATAAGTAAGACGTGATTAATTTTTTTAGAAGAATTATCGAAAGAAATTTTAAATACAGAATTTTTTTTAAATTTGCCTTCTATTGCGCCTGATACGGTTTGATTAGGCTGCAAAATAATAGTTTTTTTAATTTGACCATCAATCTTATTATTTTTAAGAAACGAAACTGTAGCATTAGAACCAGCTCTACCAGGATCTTTATCGACATTAAGGCCAAAAGATGCATTAGAAACAAAACTGGAATACAAATTAAATTTGATATTTCTATTTGTTTTGTTTATATAATGGAAGAAAAATTTATTTTTTGATTCTTCATTGAATCTATGTTCTATAATCGATCCACTTGAATAAATCTTCTCAGGATTATTCAAATAGATAAATTTCCCAGGTTGAATCATATTCCAAACTACCAAAAAACAGTATAAAGATAACTTAGAATAATAAAACATCTCAACCCCTCCAAGGAAAAGAAAGTCTGTAAGTTGTAATTAAAAAACAAATCACAGATAAAATACTTTTCTGAAAAATCTATTTTTTATCTTTTAGGTCAAGTCATGAAATTCAATCTTTCGAAATTAAAAACAGCAGCAAAGCCAACCGCACAAGATTTAGAGAATCAGCTTAGAGCAGAATTAGCACCTTTAGCAGAAATGTATCAACAAGGCAAGATTTCTCAAAAGGATATTTATAGACTCCTTGGTACTACAATCAAGAACTACCAAAATGAAATTATTGCTGAGGAACTTGAAAGATTTAGAAAGCCAGTTCAAGATTTAACAAGGCAAATTTCAAAACTTAAACCTGATTATGATCCTTCTGATATTTTATCTGAAGTTATGTCTAGCATTAATGTTGCAGTTATTCCTGAATTAAGAAGACTTTATATTTTAGCAAAGAAGAGAACAGAAGAATTATTTAAAGAAATTTCAATTACTACTGAACCAGAAAAACAAACCTGGGGCACATTTGTAGCAGACGAAAAAACAAGAATTTTAGATGACACTAAAGCATCTTTTGAAGAGTTTGTAGATAAGATTTCTAGTATGTTCGGAAATATTTCTGAAGATGAAGCCAAAGTCTTAATTAGAAATATTCCTCAGCCAGCTAATATTGAAAAAAATCCTGAGTTGCTTGCAAATAGATTCAGTGGAATTGACTCTTATTTTTCAACAAATATTGTAGAGAAAAATCCACTTCCTCAATCCATGTCCAAATATGTAGAAGCCTCAAAAGCTGTGTTTTCATTTTTGACAGGTATCAGAAATAAGGCAAAAGAAACTTGGACCCAATATATGTCTGGAAGAGATCCAATGGCATTGGAACATTTGCCTAAGGTTGATATGCAAATTGATACAGACCCTTGGAATTTGTTAGATCAAGCTGGTTATCAACTATCTGCTTTAATTGGCCCTATATCATATTGGAAAGTTGAAAATAAATCTGGCAATATTGAAAGCGATAGTAGTATAGATAGATCATTCAATTCTGATGATGAAATTATTCGAAGAGTTCAAGAAACAGTAGCACAAGGTTATGATGACGATAGATTATTGTATATTTTAACAGATCCAAAAGAATTACAAGGCAACCCAATTTTAAATGATCCTAATTACAAAAGATTAAGAGCCTTGTTTACTGAAATTTTAAGAAGTAATCGATCTAGATTTAAAGACATCTTGGTAAAAGCTGGTTTTCATGATCTTCCTGAAATTGTAGAAAGAGTAGATAAACTTCAAAAAGATCCTGTCTATGCAGATTTTAATCTTTATGTAAGGTCAAGACCAGAATCAAAACTATATAAAGTTTTAAGAGACGAATTTGACTTAAATCCATTGCCTTTTGAATCTAATATGAGAATGCCATCAGAATTTCCATGGGGCAGTACAATTAAAACAGACTTTCTTTTACCAGCAGATGTCATTCAATATTCTGGTAGTGAATTGACAATTAAAAGACAAATTGTTTTCACTGGTGAATATCTCGAAGGCCGAACAAAGTCTCAAGATCCTAAACAATTATATGGAGAAAAGCAATTCTTAGGTCCAGACGGTAAGCCTCATAAATTCAATATTAATGTTGGTGGAATTTCAATCTCTAAAGAGATGAAGACTGGTGTTTCAGTAAAAGAACAAGATATTTATAATGCTACTGCTGATTGGAAAAAAGTCGCTCAACCTGTTGTAGCATCTATGATTGGTTCAGCATCTCTCTACTTTACTGATGAAGATGCTAGACCTCCATATACTTCAGCTGCTAAAAAATTAGATCAACATTTTATTATTTACGATTTTGCTGGATGTAATGATGATACATGTGTAGCCATGAATTTACTCAAAAAAGTTGCTTCTGAAAATCCTAATAGTGAAGCTGCAAGATATCTCGCTACACCAAGAGAATTTGATCAGAAGAAAAAACAACTTGATTATTTAGATGTTGTAAAGGCTAATTTTTTGATGTCTAAAGTATTTTCTGCTGCCATTGAGCGTTCATCTTCAAATAGTTTCACAGCAGAGTCCATGTATGCTCATTATGAATATTTGAAACAATTAAATCTTGACGAGCAAGATATTTTAAGAGAATATAGAAATACTCCAGATCAAAATGAAAAATTAAAACAAATTGCAGAATTAAAATTGTCTTTAAACAATTCACCTATGCAAGAATTTAAAGATAATTTCGAAGAAGCTAAAAATCAAAAAAGATTTGCAAGAATTTTAGCTGGTTTTGATTACTTAAAAGAATTAGTAAGAAGCACAGATATATCCGATGTTGATCTTAGAGTTAAAACTAACGATTTACAAAGAGGCTTAAATATCATGGAGCTTAAAACCTCAGCTGAAAGAATTAAGTTAATTAGAAAATATGCCTCTTCTTAGTCCTGAATATATTTCTAAATGGTACTATTTAGAAGATTTAAACAATACAAATAATATTGTTTTAGTTCAGACCTGTAATCAAAATTTAGTAACTTCAGCAGAATCTAATCAATTAATGACTGGCCATGCTGGATCAATGTCTATAACTCCATCTCAATTTGACTGGAGTACATCTTTAAACAGCCCTATATTAGTAATTAATAATATAGTTCCAAGTGATTCAAGAATTCATAAAGATTTATTCACATTTGTTAAAGAAAAATATGATTATCTTTGTAATCATTTAAATTATGGCGGAGAACAATATCCATTAGACTCAAGTTATCTAATGAAAAAGTTCACAATAAAAATTGAAAATGATGTAGAAATAGATGCTGATTTAATTGGCAATATAGGAAGTTATTTTAAAAATACATTAGCCGTTGATAATGAAAATTATCAATTATCATCAAAAGACTTTATTGCTAGAACTATCAAATTCTATGACATTAATTTTTATGTTAATGGAACTCAATTAAAATTGTTGACTGCAGATATTACTGCAAATTTTGATTATTCGAAAAATTATTTTATAAATTCAATGACTAGCATGCCATTTTATGGTGTTAATTTTTTAAGAATCAATGGAAGAATAGAGTTCTTAATACCAGTAAGTGAATGGACAAGCTTTTCTGTCATAGAGCAGGAATACAACGCTTTATTTACAGAACAAGCAAATGTATCGATACAAATACAAAATGAATATTTAAATCTAGGTCAAATTAATTTAAAAAATAGCCTTACGTTTAATTTAAATGGTTCATTAACTACAGTCTCCTTGACATTTGAAACGTATGCAAGATATCGAGAATAGGATCTTTTATGCCACTTCTAGCCCCACAGCTTATTTCTACATGGTATTTGTTTCAGCAAAATCTCAATAATCAAAGCCTTATTCGTATTGTTGAAGATTGGACAGAACAACAAACCCAAGATTTAAATGAAAAGAAATTAATACAGGGTTCAAACGGAACTCATGTAATGGATGTTGGTGGTATTATTTGGGAAAATACAGTTAGAGCACCAGTTTTAATTATTAATCAAGCTACTGGTTATTCTAGTAGATATACAGACATTTTTGATCTATTATCTTATTCTTTCAATGCAACAAGATCCCCGTTTTTAGATCCTACATTAACTTTTTTAATGAAAAGTGCTGATATAACAGTTGATCAATCTGGTGGTAGATGTGATATATCTTATTTATCTCCTATTCCAATGTCAAGAACACTAAATGCAGAAACTTATAAGACTATTGATGGAAATGGAAATTATATAAATGTTTCTCCTCCATTTTTAAGAGTTTATGCACCTGAAAATTATAATGTATTGCCAGACTTTATTGGAAGAGTTGCTAGATTCTATGATTTTTATGTTTCGTTTTTTGATACTGCAACACAATCATATACATCTTTCCCAGTATTGAATGCAAAGATTAATTTTACTTGTAATATTCAAAAGAATTATTTTATTGGTTTTTACTCTCAAACTCCATTTTTGTCTGTTCAAGATTATTCTATTTCTGGAACTATGACAATTATGGCAGCTCCAGCAAGTTTTAGATCTTTTGAAATTGATCCGCAAGTTGGGTATAACTCTGAAGAAAATTCATTTACGGGACCTGGTGTTCTTACTCCTATCAATGTTCAAATGGCAATAGGAGTAGCTGGTACTGCTTCAGATAGTTCAACAATTAGATCCCCTCAAAGAGAAATTTATTTAGGTTCAGCATCAATGAGATCTAATGTAACAAGAAATATGTCTCCTAACGAGATTACAAAGATTACTATAGACTTCAAGACATATACAAGACCATCTACTTCTGTATCTTAAACTGTACAAAATAATTAATGTGTACTTATGAGAGTCTTGAAAATTATCAAGAAATTTTAACCTTTACTATTCCAGGTCGTCCAGCTACTAAAAAAACTTCTCAAAGAGTTGTAAGAATTGGAAGGATGACTAAAGTTCTTCCTTCTGTGACTTATGAAAAATACGAGAAGAATTGTAGAGAGCATTGCGAAAACATCTGGAAAAATGCTGGAAATGATCCAATTGATTGTGGTATTGGAATTTATTATAAGGTTTATCTAGATTCTTATATCATTGGAGACTCTACAGGATATTTTCAAGCTATTGGTGATATTCTAGAAAAATTTGGAGTGATTGCTAACGATATGTGGATTCATTGGCTTTCTGATGATACACATGCAATTGCCATAGATAAAGCTAATCCAAGATGTGAAATCAAAATTGTAAGATATAAACATCCTTATGAAGCATATAGGATGGAAAAGATTGCTAAAGAAAATAAGAAAAATAAAACCCCAGTTTAACCTGGGGTTTTATTTACTCTGCAGCTGGTTCTTCAACAACTGGAGGAGGAGCTACAGGACGAACATAGTGTGGTTCGGTATCTGTAATACTAAACTCACCTTCAACACCAAGAGGCTCAATTACTGTCTTAAATGATTCTTGAAGATCATCTTGTGCCTTCATGATATCGTTGTCGAGAGTTGCCTTTCGCTCCTTGGCTTGCTCATACTGCTTCAAATTCTCTTCAAAACTCATGAGCCAATCAAGAATGTCCGACTTCTGTGCCTTAAGCTCCAATACAACTTGACGCTTTGCAACGAGCATCAAATAATCATCATGCGAAATCTGTGGATCTGTATTTTCTTCCATAATTTTCCTACCCTTATTAACTAGGTACTTGTATTATACCCAAAATCAGATAGAATAAGACATGATTATTTACATTAGTCCATCTGATTTTGCATTTCTTTATAAGCAATCAAAATGGGGATTTCATCAAAAGTGTATGAAGAATATTCGTAGACCTTTTCTTCCAATGCCAGGTATTTTTAATGTTATTGATGCTGGAATGAAAGAATATCTCAAGAGTACTAAAAAACCTAATATTAAAAATACAGATATCTTTAATGATTTTGAATTTAAATTTGAAGACGCTGCTGTTTGTTCACGTCCTATTGTAAATTCAGATTTTCCAGATGTTCAAGTATGTCTTCGTGGAAAGCTAGATGGTATTTACACTAATGGATCTCAAAACTATTTAATCGACTTAAAGACAAGTTTTACAGACCCTGATTCTCTTAAAAAATACAATTTACAACTTAATTCATATGCTTTTGCTCTTCAAAATCCTTATGATGAATTTTGTGTAACCATGGACATTTATAAAGCTGGATTAATTGTGTATGAACCAGAGTCTTTTAATGAATTGGGCTTGATGGGCGGAATGGCATGGCATGAGACAAAACTGAATTTAAATGCTTTTGAAAAATATATTCAAGATACAATTATTCCATTTTTAGCTGGACCAGAACCTAATGCAGAAGAATCAGATCCTTTTTATGATTATTTATATAAATTAGGCTTTAGAAACTCAGAAAGCTAAAAGGAATTTATGTTGACACTCCTGTAAAATAACTTCAGGAGTGTCTTTTATTATGCCAAAGTTTGTGGATGATTTTGTTTCCGAAAGATTAAAAGATAAATCGTTCTATCCTGAGCTAAGTGAAAAAGAACGCAAGTCTATTGCATTCGCAATAGCATATAAAACATTAAATGAAAAAAAGCAAAAGAAAAATAAAAAGAAAAGCTTTTTTATTGGTGTTAATACAAGATACTCCGAACTCTTAAGATTATGTCGTCATTTAGATCATAAAGGTCAATATCGTACTGCTGATAAAATTGTAGAGGCTTTAAACCGTGGAGAATTCTGGATTGAGGATGATGGCTCCACTATATATGCAGATGGTGATGTTGGTGATTTGAATCATGCAATGGTAGCTGAACAAGAAATGATATCTAGGTTGGGTATTTATTTCGAAGATGAAATCTACTCTATCGAAAATGCTAGAGAATTGTTTTATCAATCTATTAATGACGAAGGTGCTTATGGCCCTGATGGTATAGAAGATTATATTCAAGATCTTAAATCTGATTATGGAGATGATTGGGTTGATGAAGCTTCATTTGATCATTTTATTGTGTGGAATTCTACAAAACAAGCCCATAATCATCCTGCAATGTTAATAGAGAGCCAAAAAACTTTAGAAGGATTTAAAGATCCTGTAACTTTTGCAATTGAAAACTATGGATGGATTAGAGCTGAGATTAATAGAAATTATGCAGCATTTCAAACTAAAAATTTGAACAAGATGAATTTTGATAAAATCTTAGCATGTCTTCTTGGAGATTATCCTGAAGAGTCTAATATACAGCCAGATTATAAAATTTCATTAGAAGTACAATCTCCAGTGGTTACATCTTTAAAATTTAATTATGATGAATTTAATTGGGATCATGTATGGGAAGAATTTAAAAGCTCTATTGGATTAAAAGAGCCTGTTTCTGAACCTAATTTAGCTACTCCAAATATGCCTGAGTATTATCAAGGAAGAGAAGGCGATTAATGACTAATTCCTTAGAACTATTAAAACTTGCGGATTCATTAGATCGTCAAGGCTTTTATAGATTAGCACAAGAAGCCGAAGAATCAGCACAAGAACAAGCAACATCTCAACAAGAATTACAACAAAATAATATTAATTTTTATGAAATGACTGGAAATACAGCTGAGTTATACAGTGCATATAATTATTTAAGACAACTTATTGGGCTTGGTCTTAATTCTAGATATTTTCAACAACTTATAACAACTTATAAATTAAATAATATTGATCAGATGATTGGTGTTTTTGCTAGATTAGGGAATACAAAAGCTGCTGATCTCTTAAAATCAATAAGTAATAATAAATTTTTAGCAGCTAGACAAAACAAATTATTTACTTATTTGAAAACATTTGAACCAGGAGCGCTTTTTACAGCTGATGAATTGAAAATTCTTCAGAATGCTACAAAATATAATGCTCCTGCAATTGGGTCTGGTTTAAATACTATTGAAAGATTTAAAAATCTTTCTGGTATTTCACAAGAAGTTATTAACGCAAATCCAACTAAATTCAGAGATGTTTTAAGATTTATTGGAAATGGCCAAATCGAAGAAGCAGCAAATATTTTAAAAAGCATCGAAGGTTTAAATTCAAGTCAAGTGGATGCAATCTTATTTAATTCAAAAGCTATTCAAAGTGAAATAAAAGCTGCTGAAAATGTTTTAAAATTTGATCAAGTAGCCCTTCAAAAGGGTAATTCTGTATTCACAGCTTTAAGAGCTATGGCAGCAGAAATTCCCGTCATTGGTAAAGTAATTCAAGTTCTAGAATGGGGTATGTCAAAAGGACTTCCTATTCTTGGTATTATTGCTGGAGCTGTAGAAGTGGTTGCATATTCAAACCAACTTAAAAGTGCTCCAGAAGAAGAAAAAGCAGATATTAGAATGGACATTGCACAGGGAGTAATTAATATAATTGGTAATATTTTAATGCTTGTCCCAAATCCAATAGCACAATCAGCAGGTGGCATAATTCTTGGTTTAAATTTAGCTGCAGATGTAGTACAAGGTAAATCAAAAGATTGGATGGCACAAGCTGAAGGTTTCGATAATGCAGAGCAGATGAAACAAACAAAGCAAATTGCCGAACAAGATCTTTCTGTTGTTTCAAGCAATCCTGAAGTAACAAAAGCAATGGATTATCTAATCAAAAAAAATTGGGTGTATTTTGAATCCCCAGCTAGATATAAAAATGAAATTTCTCAAAAGTTAATGCCAAACAATGCTCTTGCAGATGTTGGTGGACTTTATGGTAGTGATAGAAATGCAAACTTTTGGAAGTGGTCTGGAAATACAAATTCTCCTGAATATTTAGAATTTGTTCAATCTCTGACTCAGTTGAAAAAGAAACTCTTTGATAGTTTTAGGCAACCTAGACAAATGACTCAAAGAACTTCATGTAGAGCTAAAATTAAGCTAAAATATGCTTAAAATTGTATAAATAAAAATAAAAAAAGGAATTGATATTATGGACAGAACATTTGTAATTTTTGATGTAACAGAAGTTGATAAGGTTGACTTCACCCAAGTACTTGAAACATCTGCAGATACTTTGAGAAAGAGTGTTGATGGAACTAAGACTTTCGTTAAGTGGGAAAGTGCAGAACCTACATTCTTAGCAGATCTTGAAACAAAGAGTGATCTTTATTCTTATGAAGAAATTCTTGCAATTCTTCAAACTCCAGAATGGACTGCACCAATGGATATGCCTACTCCTTAGTCTTTTTCTTTCCTAAGGTTTTTAAATAAGCCTCAAGATTCTGACATATTTCTTGTTGAGATAATTCAGTTTCTTGAGGCTTTGGTTTATAATTTATTAAAAAACCAATTAATATTCCACAAAAGAAAAAGAATATTAGGATTTTAAATTGCGAGATAATATTTCCAGTTTTCATCAATTGAATCTTTATGTTTACTTAAAATAGTACTAAATGAATATCGGGGTACTTTTGGACTAGACAAAAGCTTCATTCCAGATTTTTCTAAAGTTTTGCCAGCCTTTTTATAATTACATTTCTTGCAGCTTGTTACTAAATTTTGCCAAGATGTAATTCCACCTAAATGTCTTGGATAAACATGATCAAGAGTCAAATCAATATGTTTTTGACCACAATATTGACATGTAAAATTATCTCTTGCATAAACACCATAACGAGAAACTTTAAATTCAGTTCTAAACTTTCTCTTAGCCTTATAATTTAATCTAATAACAGAGGGAATTTCAAAACTTAATCCTCCACCTGAAACAAAAGTATCACCACTATAATGAAGAACATCAGCTTTATTAAGAATAATTAATTTAATCGCTTTGTGAAGGGTGCAAATATTCAAAGGCTCATAATCTGAATTAAGCAAAAGAACTCTAGACATGTTTTATTCTACCATCTATTATGATCATCTACAAAAAAATTACCCCAGCTTTTTTGCCGGGGTAATTTTCTTTCCGATGATTTTTAGCCTTGTGGACTTTCTTCTACAACTTCGGGCTCTACGACTTCAGCATCTACAATATTTTCATCTGTAGGAGGCTGATTTTCTTGAGACTGTTCATAAATTCTTTGGGAAAGTTCAAAAGCTTTAGTCTGGAGTTCATTCAAAGCAGTATTAAATGCCTCTTCATCTTCAGACTCCATGACATCCTTGAGAGCTGTAATCTTTTCATTGATTGCAGTTTTCTCTTCTTCAGTAACCTTTTCTCCAAGATCATTCATAGATTTCTCAACACTATAAATTAATCCATCTGCTGAATTATGACGCTCAATCTTTTCCTTCTGCTTCTTATCTTCTTCAGCATACTCAGCAGCTTCTTGAACCATGCGCTCAACTTCATCCTTAGAAAGATTTGAAGATCCAGTAACAGTAATCTTTGCTTCCTTATTTGTGCCTTCATCCTTGGCAGTTACAGAAAGAATACCGTTTGCATCAATGTCAAATGCAACCTTAATCTTTGGAACACCTCTTGGAGCTGGCATAATTCCCGAAAGTTCAAAGTCTCCAAGCTTCTTGTTATGTTGCGCAATTTCTCGCTCACCTTGGAAAATGTTGACACTTACAGCAGTTTGTCCATCAGCTGCGGTCGAAAATACTTCCTCTTTACGGGTAGGAATTGTTGTATTTCTGTCGATGAGCTTTGTAAATACTCCACCCATTGTCTCCAACCCAAGCGATAGAGGAGTGACATCAAGAAGCACAACACCCTTGACATCTCCGCTAAGTACACCCCCTTGAACTGCAGCACCAATTGCAACAACTTCATCAGGATTAACAGAGCGATTAGGTTCCTTGCCAGTTAGAGATTTGACAAGATCCTGAACAGCTGGAATACGAGTAGAACCACCAACCAGAATTACCTGCGCAATATCCGAAGCAGAAAGATTAGCATCAGAAAGAGCTTGGTTTACAGATACCTTAGTGCGCTCAACAAGATCCCGTGTTAAATCATCAAACTTGGCACGGGTAAGATTCACATCAAGGTGCTTTGGACCATCTGCATCTGCTGTAATAAATGGAAGATTAACATTAGTAGTCAAAGATGATGAAAGTTCAATCTTAGCCTTTTCTGCAGCTTCCTTGAGACGTTGAGATGCTTGCTTATCCTTGCGAAGATCAATCCCGTTGTCCTTCATAAATTCTGTAGCAAGATAATCCATAACCTTATCGTCAAAGTCATCACCACCAAGATTTGTATCTCCAGAAGTAGATTTAACTTCAAAGACTCCATCACCAACCTCAAGGATAGAAACATCAAAAGTTCCACCACCAAGGTCGTATACAAGAATAGTCTCATTTGTATTCTTGTCAAGTCCATATGCTAAAGCTGCAGAAGTAGGTTCATTAATAATACGAAGAACTTCAAGCCCAGCAATCTCACCTGCATTCTTAGTAGCAGTACGTTGTGCATCATTAAAATAAGCTGGTACAGTAATAACAGCCTTGTCTACCGTTTCGCCAAGATACTTTTCTGCATCATTCTTAAGCTTAGTAAGAATCATTGCAGAAATTTGTTCAGGGGAGTAGTCCGTGCCATCAACTGTAACACGGTGATCTGTTCCCATGTATCGCTTAATAGACATAAATGTACGATCAGGATTCAATACTGCCTGACGCTTTGCTGGAGCTCCTACAAGTCGCTCTCCAGTCTTAGAGAAACCTACGATAGATGGTGTTGTACGAGCGCCTTCTGAATTAGCGATGACAACTTGCTCTCCATTTTCGAGAACACAAACAACAGAATTGGTAGTACCTAAGTCAATACCTACAGTCTTTCCCATTAATTACCTCTCATTTAAAATATATTGTAAATTATACAAAGTTCCGAAAAATCATGAACTTTCTTTACAGATTTTAAGCAACCTAATTATACCACATTAGGCCAAAAAAGGAAATCTGAACCGAAACTTTATAACATCATAAGTAAGAAAAAAGTTTCTAAGGATTTTTTTAATATGAGAGAAGTTTTTGCTAGTATCAATTATGTAATCAACAAACTTGAAGAAAAGAATTTATTCAAGATTGCACAAGAAGGACATGATATCTTTGCAGCCGTTTATAGATTTGTTGGACAAGATGGCGAATTAGTAAGACCTGATGATGATAAATCTGAGCAGTATTATGAGTCTGCAGTCCCTAGTAATATGTTTGAAAATGATCTATATAGCCCTATGGATAAAAATAAGCAAAGAAAGTGGCGTGTAAAGAGTGAAGTTCCTAGTGAATACGGAACAGCACCAGCATCTCCTGCATCTCCAAACGCAACAGAAACTCCAAGCGCAGAAACATTTACTCCAGAAGCTCCAAGTGCAGGGCCATCAGTAGCTCCAGAAAGTGCATTGGTTACAATTACTGCACCTTCTTATAATGGTGGATCTGCAGGGACATCTTCTGAATCATCTTCTGACAATAGCGAAATCCGGGATCTCCAACATCATGAGTATTTTGATCCTCAAGAGGGAATTCCTATGATTGGAGAAAGATCCGAAGAAAGTAATTTTGGAACAAGTTCTTACGAGCCAACAAGTACTGGATTATTTGGTGAAAGCTCAAGTCCAAAAATGTTAGAAGAGCGTAGTATTTTTGATCGTGAAGAGAATGATGAAAATTATACAAACGAAGAAAAAATTGCCGAATTAGTATTTAAAAGATTGAAAGAAAAGAATTATAAAATTCTTTCAAATCCCACAGTAATTGAAATGGCAAAAGATCCTAACTCAGGGTTAAAAGATCAATTAGCACACAATGGTTATTATTTAATTATTCCCGAAGGTGATGTAATCAATCTTGGTGTTTCAACAGATAGAAATACATATTTAAATAAAAAGAATGTCCTTCATAAAGCCAGGGGTAGATCTTCTGCATCTGCAAAAGAAGTTCTTTCTATGACCAATACATTCATTACAAATCTTGAGAATTATGGTTTAAAGAGAGAAGCTGAAGCTATGCATGATGTATTTGTAAAAATTGCCAATGCATATGATCTTGTTAATAGACCTGGCGTTTCTGTTCAAGCAAAGAAGTGGATTCAAGATAATGTAGCAAATATTGATGCTATGACAAATTTGCAACTTGTTAATATGATGGCAAATCTTCCATTAAATGTGCAAACAGAACTTAAGCAGATTATCACTAATTATAAGAATACACAAGGTTATAAGCAAAACAAGCCTATGGGATATCAACAACCTAATCAGCAAATGTATCAACAGGGATATCAACAAGGTTATCAACAACAGAACATGTATCAAAATCAAGGCGGTATGGTTAGACCGCAATAACAAAAAAGGGGAGATTCATTCTCCCCTTTTTTATAATCCATAACGGGATTTTGTTAAGTTGTAATAAGCTAGAATTTCTGATGATGATAAAGCTCGGTTATAAATTCTTAATTGCGATATGTTTCCTGCAAAAGTTTCTGAAATGTAACTATTACCGCCAACAAAAACATTATTTGTTGTGACTGGATTCGAATTTAAACTTGAAAGATTTTCAGTTGTAGAAGAATTATTTAGACTAAATGTTATTACTGGATTTGAAATTGTACCAGATACACTTATAGCTGCAAAATTCCATGTATTATTTGTTATAGAACCCAAATTTTTATTTTGATAACTTCCAGCAGATAAACTAGTATAATAAGTTACTATATTATTATCAACTCTAAATAGAGAAATCAAATATCCTCCACCAGTACTAGAATAATTTGCATATAGTGTTGAATATTGTTTTGTTGAAGTTTGATAAAACCAACAAATTATAGTAACATTTATTTGAAGAGTTCTTAAATATGTATTGTTACCTAGACTTATATAATCATTTGTTCCATCAAAAACCCATGTTCCGCCGTTGCTTGAACTAAAAGATACACCGTTTGTTAAAGCTCCATTATTATTATAAATTGAAAGATCATTTGCTAAAGTCGAAGAGGGCTCACTAAAACTATAAGGATTACCAGCATCTAGAACTAGTACAGCAGAATCGTTAGAGAATGGGTAGCTATAAGTTACTTGTTTAAAATGAAGAAGATTTGTGGAAGATATAAATTTCTCTACAACGCCAACAATTAAAATTTCTTGAGCAATGGAATTAACATTAACTTTAACCAATTTTCCAGCATTGACACCAGAACCGAAAGTGAGTAAATCTCCAGAATTAAAATCTATTTGTGTAGTGTAATCTAAACCATAATCACCATGCAAAACTCTAACAAACTGATCTGTAATGAAAATATTGTTAGGTTGATTATAAACAGCCAATCCTCTACGTGAAATAACCATGTTTTCTGATGGATTATAGGGCTTATTCAAAGATTCATTAAGATTATCATTCAAAGCTCTTTTTGTTGTTAAAACTTCATTATTTTCAGTGCGTATAAAACTGTAAGAGCTATCAATATAACTTGAACCAATAACATCTGGAACTATTATTGTGTTTGCAGCAGAAGAATGATCAGATGTAGCAAAACCTAAGAACTTTCCAATTTTTTGAGATAATGTTTTTTGGAATATTAAAGAATTATCAGCTTTAACCACTCTTCCATTATCATCTCTCATAAGTGCCATTCCAGCTTTAAAATCAACATCAACAAAGATATCAACATTTTCTACTGCATTTGAAGTTACTGTAAAGATTGCCATTATAAACCATACCTAGATTTTGTTAAGTTGTAATATGCCGAAATTTGATCGAGTGTAAGAGCCGTAAAGTAAATTCTCATTTCAGATAAATACATTCGAGCGTAAGAATGCGGGCTTGTTTTAACACTTCTAGCACCAATTCCAAGATCTTCATTGTTTGAACCCATATCCCCAGTAGTTGCAACTATATTTGTCAAAGAGTTATTTATATAAGCCTTTTGATTTGTTTTATCATATGTTACAGTAATTAGTTTCCAAGCTGAAGAATCCATAGGCGCAATACTTCTCCATTGCCAAGCTGGAAGATAAGCATAATCGAATGAATTACTATAATATCCAGTTTCATATATATTTTCTTTATTTAGGATAATATTTCCACCTAAAGAATCAGTAGGAAATCCATCAATTTTCACCCATGTCATTGTAGTAAGTTGTCTTGTTCCTGGATTTAAGCTTGGGCTGTCTAAGACTCTTATGTAATCATTTGTTCCATCAAAATAAAAAGAACCGCCTCCAAAACTACTATAAGATACTCCATTATATAAAACTCCATTGTTATTATTTGGGGTTAAATCATATACAGTGTTTCCAGAAATGTATGAATAAGGATTTGCAGCATCTATGGCAAATTGTAAGTTATTAGATTGAAATGTTACTAAATATGGGGCCTGTCTAAAATGAAGAAGATTAGAAGTTGAGATAAATTTTTCTACAATGCCAACAATTAAAACATCTGGGCCAATAGAATTCACATTTATCTTTACAAGTTTTCCAGCATTTATTCCAGATCCAAAAGTTAGCAAATCTCCAGCATTAAAATCTATTTGTGCTGTTGAGTCTACTCCAAAATCTCCATGTAATACTCTTGAAAATTGATCCGTTATGAAGATGTTGTTTGGTTGATTGTATACTGCTAATCCTCTTCTAGATGTTGTTAATGTTTCTGAAGGATTATAGATTTTGATGTTAGTTTCATCTTGGTTATCATTTAAGGCTCTTTTTGCTAATATTACTTCATTATTTTCAGTTCTAATATAATTGTAAGAATTGTCAATATAACTAGATCCAATTATATCTGGAACAATGATTGTATTTGAAGCTGAGGAATGATCACTGGAAGCAAAACCCAAGAACTTGCCGATTTTTTGTTCATTTGTTTTATAGAGTAGTAAACTATTATCAGCAGGAACAGCTCTACCGTTATCATCTCTCATTAACGCCATACCAGACTTGAAAGATGATGAATAGAATATATCTACATTTAATACTTCGTTAGATGTTACGGTGAAAATAGCCATTATAAACCATATCGGGATTTGTTAAGGTTGTATTGATTTAAAACTTCTTGAGATGATAATACTTTAGTATAAATTTTTAAGTATCCAAAAGAAGATCTTGTTCTTTCATTATTAAATTGATTCGTAGCAGATGCTAAAGCGAACGCTGTCAGTGTATTATTTACTAATGATGAAGAATAAATGGAGACTCCATTTACAAAAATTTGATGTGCTGCAGCATTTTTTACCAATGTAATATGCGTATATTGTCCCAATAATAAAGTGTATGATGTATTGATCCAACCTGATCCTTGCACATATAAATGTATATTATTTAAAGGATAAACTCCACCTGTCCCAAGAGCTATGATTGCTGAATTTCCGTCTCCATCAAATATCCTGTTAAGTGCTAGTTGCCCAGTAAGTTGATATACATTTACAAACATTTCTAAAGTATAATTAGAAATAGAAAATCCAGAAGAAGAACTAGAGTCATCAGCACCATCAAAAACAATTTCACCATTATAAGCGCTTGTATATGAGACTCCATTCAAAAGAGTCATATTGTAGTTATTTGAAGCTAAATTATACCAAGTACTCCCTGTTTTTGGATATGATAAGAGATTAGCAGCATCATAGTTTAATAAAGTAAAATTTCCAAAGCTTAAGCTAAAACTTACTTGTCTAAAATGTAATAGATTTGTTGATGATACATATTTTTCAACAATACCCACAATCAATAATTCAGGGCCAAAAGAATTAACATTTACCTTAACAAGTTTCCCGGCATTAACTCCACCACCAAAAGTAAGTAAATCACCAGGGTTTAATGCAACAGTGTCTAATCCATCAAGGCCATAATCTCCATGTAAAACAGGCTTAAATTGATCTGTTATGAAGATATTATTAGGTTGGTTATATACTGCAAGGCCACGTCTCGAAATTATATTTTTATCAGATGGATTATATAAATTTGGAATTCCCTCATTTAAATTATCAACTAGCCCTCTCTTAGAAATTACAACCTCATTATTTTCAGTTCTTATGTAGTTGTAAGAATTATCAATATAACTTGATCCAATGACATCTGGAATAATTATAGTGTTTGAATAAGCTGAATGATCGCTTGTTGCAAAACCTAAGAATTTACCAACTTTTTGTTCGAGAGTTTTAAATACTAACAATTGACTATCTGCTGGAACTCCTCTACCATTATCATCCCTCATTAAAGCCATACCAGCCTTAAATGATGTAGAAATCATGATGTCTACATTTTCAACAGCATTAGAAGTTACAGTAAATATAGCCATTAAGATACAAGCCTTGGATAAATAGCATTATGATTTCTTTGAGCTTGTTCTGCTGTAAATCCAGTGTTATAGAATCTTACTGCAGCGATTTTTCCAGCTGTTTGCCAAGATGCCCATACAGTAATTTGAATTTCATGAGTATTTGTATAGTTATTTGGGTTATATATAGAATCATCAAAAATACCATTAATATAAGATGTCATTACGCCAGCAGTTCTTGTAAATATGATAGAATACCAAGTGTTAATATATACAGGTCTTTTTCCTCTTAAGAAAATTCCACTTGGTGTTGTCAGTGGGTTCCAGAAAATCGGATTACCTGCGAACCATGATCCAATTACCCAAGAGTTTCCAGAAGGTACGCCACCAGTATTTGCCTTAGCTAAAATACCAGTAAGAAAACCCTCTAATGCATAAAAAACAATTTCAACTGTAAAATCTCCTGAAAAATCCATAATTGCATTGTGTGGAATTGTCAAACGGTCATCAATTGTATCAAGAACAATTACTCCCCCGTTTTCAGCCGACCAAAAAGCTCCATTATTCATAGAACCATTTAAGTTATTTCCACTCAAGTCATACCAAGTTGTGCCAGTTCCAGGATAAGATACTGGACTGGAAGCATCTAAATTCAAATAAAGCCCTGTTGTAGCAATCGAAACTGTATTACTATAAGTTTCTAAAATATGCCTAAAATAAAGAACTTTTGAGGCAGAATCATGCTTTTCTACAGAGCCTATAATAATTACTGAAGGACCATTGCCAGATAAATCAGCTTTTACTAATTTACCAGCATTAACACCAGCTCCAAATGTTAAAAGATCTCCTGGAGAAAGAATTACATCTACATTTGAATCTTCTGCAACAGCCATGGCTAATTTTGTTGCAAATTGGTCTGTGATATAAATTTCTCCTTGGAGATTATATACGCCAGTACCCCTTATGGTTTCTGGATTGTTATTGGATATTTGATAAAAATTATTTACATTCTCATCTCTGTAATCTAAAATAGATCTTTTAGGAGCAGCATAAGGAGCATTTGTATTATCGTAAAATGCTGAATCAATATTGTAATTACTGCCTACTGGATCGTTATTAATAATTGTGCTAGTAGTTGAGTGATCATTAGAAGAAAATCCAATAAATTTGCTTCTTTGTTCTGCTAAGCTATCAAAACTGAAAGAAGCTCTATCAGCTAAAACAGCTCGTCCATTATTATCAAACATAAGAGCAGAACCAGCTTTAAAGTCAGTTGAAATTGACACTGGAATATTTACTACGTACTTATTGAAAAGAGGAAAGATTGCCATTAAATTAATTTACCCATACTTGCATTATAATTTTGTCTTACTTGTTCTGCTGTCATACCTTGGGAATATAAGCGTACAAATGGAGTTTTCAATTTTGACCATAAACCATAAGAGTCCCAAGATCCAATAACAAAACCAGTGGAAGTATTTAAGCTTAAACTGTTATTAAAAGAAAATCTCAAAGTACCATTATAATAACAATTGATAACACCACTATTACGAGTTACAATTACATGGTTATACTTAGTAAAAGAATTTTCTCCACCCCATTGATCTAAAGCTGGGGGATACCAAGATCCACTATATCTGATTAAAAACCACATAGAATTGCCACCAGTTGCAGACAATACCCAGTTAGCCTCTGCGTCTGAACTTCTTCTATGTAACCAACCTCCGCCTCCAACTTGTTTAATCAATGCTCCTTCAATGGTAAAATCTCCAGGAAAATCTAATAGTGAATTATCTGCTACAAGGGCTTGGTCATTAGTCCCGTCAAATGTCATTACACCACCATTTTCGCTTGACCAAAGTACACCATTCTGGAGTTCAGCATTCAATCCATTACCACTCAAATCATACCAAGTAGTTCCTGACCCTGAATATGATGTAGGATTGCTTGCGTCTAAATGAACTGTGATACCTGTTGTAAATAACGACACTGTATTATTGTAACTTTCTAATACATGTCTAAAATACAATAAATTACTGGCTGCATCAAACTTCTCAACTACTCCAATAATCAATACAGAAGGACTAATAGCTGAAGTATCTGCCTTTACTAATTTTCCAGCATTGATTCCAGCTCCATAAGTAAGTAAATCACCAACATTAAAATCTACTTGAGCTGTACCATCAGAATCAATAAATAAACTTGCAACTCTTGAAAATTGGTCTGTAATATAAATTTCGCCTTGAAGATTGTAAATTCCAATGCCTCTTTTAGAATATTCGGAAAATAATACTCCAGAAACTGATTCGTCTCTAAATTCATAAATAGATCTTTTACTTGCAGAATAATGAGAATTAACATTATCTACAAATTTATTATCAGATGAAATATAATTACTGCCTACAGGATCAGACATTAAAATAGAAGATAAATTAGTGTGATCTCCTGAAGCAAAACCTAGAAATTTACCAGATCCTTCAACGATTGAATTATAACTAATATTACTTCTGTCCGCTTTAACAGCATTACCATTTGAATCAATAACAAGCGCCATACCAGAAGTAAAGCTCTCATTAGCAATTACTGGGAAATTTACTGCATGTTTATTATATAGAGGAAAAATTGCCATAGTTATATATTTTGTCCAAAGCCCGGTGAAATCCTAGTAGGGCTAAACATAAAAGAGCTTGTAAAATATATTTAGATTATAAAGAGGAAAGTAAATTTTGAAAAGATTATCACAAGAAGAAGAAATTCAAGTGCCACCACAAGAAGTTCAAATTACTCCAGAAGAAAGAGAAGCCTGGTTTCAAAATTCTATACCTCTATTAGAAAAGTATCAAGTTCCACAAGAATATTATCCATATTATAGACAACTAGCTAATATTTCAGCATCAGAAAGACTTTATACGATTGCTGTTAATAATTGGGGTAAATATATTGATCAAATCAAAAATGGTTTAGATACTCCAGAAGATTATCAAGCAATACAAATATTAAGAAAAAATCCAGGATTCAATAATTTTCCCCAAGAGAGAATTAAAGATTACATTAGATTTCTTCAAAATTATCCAGATCTATATGAAAAATATAACTGGTCTTTTTATCAGTCAATCATGGAGAATCCAAATTTTTTCCAAGATGACAATAAACAGCTATTACTTAGTAGGTTCTTTTACTTTGGTTCATCTCATCCTAAAAAACAAATTGATGATGCAATAAATTTTATCGAAAGAATATCTGCATACCCAGAGATATTTAATTATCTTGTAGATGAATCAAATGAAAAATATGAAATTACAAAAACTTATTTAGATTTTTGTAATAAGTATCCAGATCAAGTAGATTTTTTCGCACAAGGTCTTAGAAGATTTAAGTTTATAAACTCTTTTTATAATTTTATTAACCAATTTGCTGAAAATAATTCAATTAATTTCAAAGAAGCAAGAGAAGCTTTTGAATTAATTGATAATGAAACTTCAAAACTAACCGCATATAATATTAAAAAGGTAAAAGAAAATCTTAAAACTCCTGAAGATATAGAAACTTTTAATAAAGTTACTAGAAGATTTTTTGACGGCACTTTAGCTACCCCATATGAACGTGACTTGAGAGAATCTAGCAGTAAAGAAGAGTATGGCTTTTTTAGTAATGTAGATCAACATAGAGAAATTGATTCATTAATTTTTCTTGCTAAAACCACAATTGGTAAAGGAGCTGCAAATCTGCCCGATGGTAAACTATATATTTATTTAGGCGGAATGTACAAAGATGCTTTAAATCAATTAATTAAAGTTTATTATTTCTATAAAAATAATGGAAATCTGTCAGATGAAGAAATAATTGAAAAATGCAATGATTTAAAATTATTTGATGAATCAGGTGCATCTAATATTAGCATACAAAAAGTTTTATCTAATAATCAAGATTATCAAAATATTGTACTTCAAAAATCAGGATTATCACACTTAAAAAACGACGGCAACTTGGATTTTTTGAAAGATTTTTATTATATATTTACTTATTTAAATCAAGATACTATTCAAAAAATTCTTCAAGAAATCTCTCATAAATTAAATATAACTCTAACTAGTGATAATGTCGAACTTATCAAAAGCCAGTTTAATTTAATTCAACCAAGAATCATATCGCTTTTGCAAGCAAAAGATACATTATCAAGAACATTTATTCCAAATAGCTTCATCAAAGATTTTCTGAATTTCTTTTTTAACAAATATCCATATCATTATAGTAATATTCTTAAAAGTTTAATTGATAATATTCAACAAATTCCTACTGAAAAATTTTCACCACGTTATTTTGATGAATTAGTTATTAAATATATCAAATCAGATCTTAAATATTCAAGATTTGACGACTTTGAAGGTGATATATTAGATTATGTTTCTTTATATGAAACAGGAAATACTTACTTAAATAAACTTGATTTATCTGATGAGCAAATTGAAAAAATCAAGCAATTATATGATCAATATTCTAAAGAATTTAGATTTCCAAAATCAACTCTTATCAATTTAGCAATATTAGAAGTTACACAAGGAGTTGAATTATCAGGTGAGTTTGCAAAAAATTTTAAAAACCATGATTTGCTTGATAAAATTTCTGACACAATATTTGAATCAAAAAATAAAAATCCTAAAGATATAGAATTTATCTTAAATAAATTTTCAAATTTAGTTACACCATATTTTCTTGTAGCAATTGCAAATTCTTTAAAATATAAGACACAAAGATTTATTGAACAAATAAAATCATTACCTCTTGAAATTATGTTATGTTTGATTTTGGATGGGGATGATGTTGAGCTTTTTGAACTAGATGATTCAGAAGCTAGAGATTATATAAACAAATTTGATAGACAATATAGAAATTTACATAAAAATACAAGAGAATATTTTGTAGTTTTATGTTTCACAATTACATATAAAAATTTATTTGGAATGCCATCAAATTTAATGATTTCTGGAATAAATAATGATATTGATAAAGATGGAAGTTATGAAGTCATTGAACAAAGTACAGATGCTTATTCATTTTTATTATTAATTTTTGGAAAAAACATTACCAATTGGCTTAGAAAATTTAATGATCCACATGATGCTGTTCAAGGTTTTAATATAGATTTTAATTGGCCAAGAAGTGAAAAAGCATTTGGTGATTATTTATTGAAAGCGACTTTGGGATATAAAAATCTTTCTACTTTTCCAACTCAAAAAATTAAAATGATCCAAAATTATTGGCTCGAATTGACTGAAGAAGAAAAACAACTTCCATTTGCTCAATTATATAGCGTTTGTGATGTCAAAAATTTCAAAAAAATTCATAGTGAATATGATGTAAAAAGTGATAAATTCGCTTCTGAGTATCAATCAGCAGCCATGAAATCTGGTTTTGAACCACTTCAAGAACATTATTTAAATTCTTTGAATGTACCGCTTCCAAGTTGGTCTAATGTCGTAATTAGTAAAGGTGGATATACAGGAAGATTTTTGCCAAGAAGTGACGCAAGAGGTATTTTTTTAGGCAAGCACACAGATTGCTGTCAATCCCCTGGCGATGCAGGAGAAGGAGCAGCTCTTTATGGGCAAATTGAACCTACTTCTGCTTTCTTTGTTGTTGAAAATAAAAAAGGTCAGATTATAGCTCAATCTTGGGTTTGGGAAGATGTTTCTAAAAAAATCATTGTATTTGACAATATTGAGGGAAAAGGATTAGGATACAATGATGATGACACTGATGAAGAAAGACTGCAGAAATTAAAAAGACAAAAACAAATATTTGAACTTTACACTGCATTCTCAAATATGATGCCAGATGAGTATTCTGTTTATGTTGGTGGTGGATATTCCAAAGTTGATCTTGAAGAATTAGCTGATGAAGATAAAGTAGAGCAAGAATTTGATTATAAAGCGTCAATACCTAGAAAAAATTATGTATTAGACACTGATAGAAATCGTATAATAATTGACGACGATAAAATTTATTCTGATGCATATAAGCAATTTAGAATTTTAAGGAGTAATAATAGTGAATAAAAAAATAATGATTCTATTATCTGTAAGTTTCTTGTTAATGGGAAGTTATGTAGAAAAAACAAAATCTTTGGAATTTAGTGGACAACGATATTTTAAGATTGTTGATACTAATGGAAGATTCGATAAAGTACAAGAACGATTCAATGCCTTATGTTTGAGATATGGTGTTAAAAGCTCTGATGTTTCTGAAGCAAAAGTAAATGGAAATTGGTGTGTAGTTGTTGGAGATAAAGTTCTTGTAACTGTAACAAATGCAGATTCCAAACTACATAAAACTTCACATGAAAAATTAGCTAAAATATGGGCAAAAAACGTAGCAAAACATATTGAATCTGTAACACCATTAAATTAATTTTTAACTTGATATTTAATTAAAAAGGAGCCTATTTCTAGGCTCCTTTTATTTGTTATCTTACTGGAAAACCAGCCTGGTCTAGAATCTGTTGTCCTGTTGGGTAATAACTCTTACCCCAGAGGAAGTTGTTTGGATTAATAGTTGCTTCAAAACGATGAAACTTTGCATGTCCATCAGCAAATACATAATTAGAACCACCTGTATGACGACCTGGCTCCATGAACCGAATATGCAGTCCGCCATCAGCTGCAACGGATCTACATCCACCAGTACCATTTTGTGCACTAGAATCAGATGGTCCACCCCAGCCCTCAGCTCCTTCTGCAGCAGCCTTAGTAATAGCAAAGATTGATCCTGACGCATCCGCAAAACTTTGTCCTGCCCATTGACCGCCAGAAACTGTACGCATTATGGCATTTGTTGGTCGGTGAGACTTGTTTCTTCGTTCAGTATTGAGTTGGCCAGTTGAACCTAAAAAGATACAATTTAAGTGATTAGTTGCTTCTGCAATGGCAATAACATCAGCTGGAGCATCAATTGCAGCGATAGGAACAACGTTTGGAGCATCTTGAGGGCCACGCTTACGAGGAAGAACAGCCGAATTAGGAACATAGGAAAGACGAGGAACCTGAGCTTCGCATCCAAGGGTATTTACATCTGTCCAAGGCATACAAGGAGGATTGTCTGGACCTACTCCACCGTTCTTATCAGATGGACATACCCAAACTTTGTCACTCTTGATATATGGCTGTACCATTGCAGAATAATGAATATATCCACCAGCTGATCCGCCATTAGTCGTTGCGGTGTTGTTCTTGTACATGTATGCAGTCGGATAGGTTTCATCATAATCCTGAGTGTACATCATAAGACCAATTCCAATTTGCTTCTCATTCGACAAACAACTTGCCGATCGGGCCTTCTCACGAGCCTGGGCAAACACTGGGAAGAGGATAGCTGCCAAAATCGCAATAATAGCAATGACAACTAAGAGTTCAATTAAAGTAAAAGCTTTTTTCATATTTTTTGACCTTTCGCTTTGCGCTAATATAATATTCCACGTAAATAATCATAAAATATTAAGTGATTGTTAAGAAACTTATTTTTGCAAGAACTATTCAAAAATTTCTTAAAAATTATAACTATGTGGCATATAATCGACTATATTCAATTAAAACTAAAAGGCTATAAAGCTATCGGCCATGTTAGATATAAAAATGAATCTATGGCCCCAAATGAATGGAAAAGATCATTATGGGATAGGTTAAAACACAATGATCTTTTTTCTCCAATAAATATAAATTCAGAAGAGCATAAGAAAGAATTTAGAGTATTTATTCAAGGCAAAGTTATTATAGTTGCAGTTAACATTTTTCTTTTCTCTTTCATATACTCGTTTGCAAAAGACTCATATACAATCTTAAAAGCTAAATATAACCTCTATAAAATCGAAAGTATAGATTTTAATAAAGAAATTCCAAAAGATTTAGCAACATCATATAACTGGAAAAAATTTAAAAGAGATCAATATTTAAAATCTAATGAAATAGATAAATATACACAATCAAATAAAGAGATAATTGAAATAGATAGATGGATAGAATATTCCAGAGAGAAATCTAAAAAAGATTATTTTGAATACAATTATGATCTAATAAAAAGCAATTTGTTTTCTTTTGGTAATAATCTACTTATAATATATATGATTTCTAAATATTACTGGAAAAGAAATAAAAAGCGAAATACAGAATAAAAACATTATGAAAAGATATGCTGACAAATTTCAAGATCAATTGCAAAATATGATCAATATTCTCGACCAATTCAATTCTCTTTATTCTGAAACAAGTAGATATGGAAATAAAGATGTTTCTGCATTAGATGCTCAAGCAGAAATGTTACAATCTGAATTTTCAAGATTAATGAGATTATATATTGAAAGCAAATCTGGAGAAGTTACAAGAAGATATTTAGATAGAGTAGATAGAGCTGATACACCAGGGCAATTAGATAGAATTAAAAGAAAAATGCAAACTGAAAAATTCCCTGTAGATCAAGAAGCTGTATTAAATGCCATATCTGAAAAACTTAAATCAAGAGGATATGATGATGTGGTATAAACTTGCTGCTATAAGAGTCAATGACCAAGAAGTTCCAGAAGAAGATTTCCTTAAAAAATTTATCAATGTTGCTACTAATGTTAATAAACAACATTATTGGATAGTTAATGGCGAAAAGTATGCTCCACCAGAAAACTATGGACATAACTACACTGCCATGATGCTTAAATTACAACATGGTGTCTATCCAAATGATCCAGATTTTAATGAAACACCTATTGAATTTGTTGGAAGAGGAATTGGGAGCATGGCTAATGGCGGAACAATAAGAGTTAGCCAGATGTTAGATGATGCTGATCTTTCTATATATGGACCTGTCAGCGATAATACTCTTGAAAACATACTAAAATTTATATCCCCAGACTGTATAGGTCAATGGGAAATTCTTAATGTTGCTGGAAACCCAAATGGAAGAGGATTTGATTCTCTTAAACAAACAATCCAGAATCTTACATTAGGACTTAATCAAAACACAAAAGAAGAAATTGACACTGCTCCTATCAAAAGAGTTGACAACACTCCATCATTTTATAAAGGCAGATCTGGAGACTAATTTTAGCCTCAAAATCATCTAATTTCACTCAGTTACACAATAAGATATACAAACAGTTGGCTCCCAGAAAGATTGCAAATATCGTACCTTTACAGAATTAACATATCTAGTAGTGTCATTAGGAACAATTTTTGCTCTTACTAATAAATCTACAATAGGTTTTATCAAATTGTCAGAGTCGTGTTTCATCTTCCAATTCATATCTGCCATAACTAAAATTTCTACATCAACTGGAAATGAATCAGCTGGCAACATAGATTCAACAATTATTGGTAAATTCTTATCTATCCATTCTCTATATTTTTTACTTTTAATTAATTTGCCATAAGCTACTGGAGTGTACATCTTATTTGCTGAAAATGGATGTGTAATAGTACAATACTTCTTAAGCATATATTTCTTTTACAGGGATATAGGAGTAAAATCGGTAAAATTAAAATCATGTGGTATCGAATATCTAATCAATTACAATTACCTGAAACTGATGTCCCTCAAAATCCTGTAGAACCAGAAGTCCAGGAAGAAGAGCAAGAGCAACCTCAGCTTTTAGAAACAGAAAAACCAACGCAAAGCTTATTTTTTAGTGAATGGGCTAAGGATCATTATGTTCCAACTCAACCTGTTTATCATGGGACGACTCACGACTTTGACGAATTTCAAATTATCAACACTGGAGATAATTCTTTAGGTGATGGTTTCTATTTCACTAGTGAAGACAAAGAAGCTGAAAAATTCTATACAGGAAAAGGCGGAGATCAACTGCGACAAATTGATCGAATCGCCACAGATTTTGCTGATTCATATTATGGCAACGATGATGAACTATTTGAATTGTTTGGTGATAAATATCCAGAATGTTTCCAAGATGGCGAAGTTAAAGATGCTTATGAATTAGGTGAAAAAATTGGATCTGATCGAATTCTTGGAGGAAAACCTAAAGTAATTCCAGCTCATATTAGAATGAAAAATCCATTTGTCTTAACTCAAATGAATCCTAACTTTCCTTACAGCCCAACTATGTTTTATGATGATTTCCAAGAAGAAGAAATTCCAGAAGCTGATGGGGATGATGGATATGACCCTGAAAATAATGAATCGCCAGAAAAATTAATTATTGAAAAAGATGGAGAGAAAAAATATTCTTTCAAAACATTAATTCACAAACTCTATGATATTTTATTAGAATATTATGAAGATTATAATGCTTATGAATTTATTAACCAAGTAATATTAGATAATGCAAACCCTGGTGCAGATATCAACGCAATGCATATTTTCCAATCTATAACAAATCAAACTGAATATTTCAAACATCAATATGAAGATGATTACCATAGCGAAATAGTAAAAAAACTTATGGAATCTTTAGGTTTTGACAGCATTATCCAAGACCCAAAGGCATTCTGGCCATCTAATGAATATGAACCAGGAACACAACATTATTTCTTATGGAAGCCTGAGAACATTAAACACGCTAGAGAAAATATTGAATTTAATCCTGATAGCAGAAAAATTTATTCAGCCTATATGTTTAATCCAGAAGGTCAAGGTGTTTTAGATTTAGGCATCAAGCTAAAATATGACCCATCTAATTATGAAGCTAGAATTGAGAAAGAAAGAAATGACAAGAATTCTCACATGCTAGATATTGGAGCTTATATTAAAGGTACAAATATCAAACTAGGACAGATTGATTTATTTTGTGATAAATCAGTTCCACCTGAAGAAAGATATGTAGATGTTGAATTAGTTTTAGTCTATGATAATAATAAAAGTTTTAAACAACAACTAAGACAACAATATAATCCACTTGAAATAGATGAATTTAGTGGATCAAGAGTTAAATGGGGTATTGGAGAATTTCTTTATAACGCTGCAAGAAAATTGATCCAAGAAAAAATGCCTGAAGTGAAATATATTGCTGGTAATATTCATAGTAAAGAAGCATTCAAAGCAAGAAATAAAGCGTTCGGTGATCCTTTAGAAATAAAAGATGTTAATACAGACACTAATGTTTCTCAATTAGATGCTCAAAAACAAATTCCATATATGGTTTTTGATGAATATACAGAACAACCAGAATTTCGAACAGATGACGCATTTTGGGTAAAACATAATGTGGTATAAATTCGCTGCTCAAGGAATAATTCAACACCAAGTATCTGACCAAGAAATAGATGCGCTTGTAGATAGATCTCTTATTGACACTGGATCAACATATTTAATCAATCAATTCTCCCTAAGAGATGGATTGCTGGATTTATTCCCAAGCCTTAATAATGTCAAATTTCAAAGCCTACCTGATGAATTTGGACTCTATAATATCACAACTCAAGAATTAATATTAGAAGATGAAATTGCAAAAGAAGATTTAGGCCTTTTTAAAACCAATTTACATCACGAACTTCAACATGTAGCAGATCCAAATCTTAAAAGAAATCATGAATATATTAATAAAATAGCTGATGATGCAACTTTAGCTCTTATTATTGATATTCCTGAAGTTGATGAAGATACAGTTTTCCCAACATATGAAGAGACTGTAAACAAAATTTTCCTCAAATACATGAATAGAAAACCAACAGAATATGACACTCCATTCTTAGACAAAATTAAAAATAAATATTCAGAAGAACAATTCAATGATGTTATTAATAGAATTAAATCTGGAGATCATCCCTATTATAATTCTCCTATTGAAAAAGCAGCAAATTTAAAAGATTTCACAAGAATTTTCTCTGTAAGCAATCTATTAGGAATAAAAGATTTAATTTCTAAAAAACCATCATATACAATGGAAAAACATATCAAGGTTATTAGCGATATCTTAAGATCTCCATCCTCAGATAAATTTAAAGCTGTACTTGGATTGTTAGAAATAAAATATCCAGAAGCTGAACAAACTATTGACCCTCTGTTTATCTTAAATGCCAACACAAGCCCAAAATATGAAAAGCAATTTAAAAAACAATTGGGAAATATTATCAACGAATTACAAGAATTATTAAAAGAGAACTAACATGTGGTACAAAAAAGCAATTCTTCTTACAGATATTGAAATCGAAATGGAACTTCTTCATAATGCAAAAACCACTGAAGATATACATAAGAATTACAGAAATCTATCTAAAAGACACCACCCTGATGTAAATCCTGATCCAGACTCTACTAAAAATTTTCAAAACATTCAAAATATTTATGATGAAGTGAAAGATCAACCACTCTACTCAACTGAAGATTTTACAAGCAGAGAAATGACAGAAGATGATGTTAGAGATAATATAGAACTTCAAGATAATTTTCTAAATACAGATGAAGAAGCACTTAAAATGGGCATACTTCAATCTGTAGAAACATACTTCAATAATAATGTTCCAGATAATTATGACACACCTGATTTTGAAATGTATGAATCTTTAACCGAACAAATTTATAATCAAGTTAAAGATATTCAGCCAACACCATATGAAACAATTGCAAATCTAATTAATAATATGGCTGGAAACTACATTAGAGAAAATTATAGCTAATTCTTCTTCAAACTCTTAGCATATTTTAACATACTATCCACCTGAGCTTTTGATGGAATTTCAGGACTGTCTCTTCTATACATGTCATAAATTGTTTTCCGAAGATCTTTTGTTTTAGGATTTTTAAACAATATTGCAGCAGGTTCGTGGCATCCAATACAACGTTCCTTATATTCAATCTTAGGATCTATTAACATTAAAAATAATATTAACTCCACTGAACATCACACTCTTCTCTAATACAAAAATCTGCCAAAGCTTCTAACTGTAATAACTTACCCTCAATATAATTTACATCAATTCCGCCACCGTATGTTCTGGGGCCGTCTTCATCAGGTCTAGTGAATTCTTCTAATATCCTAGAACCTTTAACACTTTCAATTTTCCTCAGTAATGCTAAAGGCGAAATAGAACCCACATCATCACTATTATCTATATTCAACAACTGGAAAATTGTGCGGGCATTCATATTTGACAATTGAACAGTATAAGAATCAGAAGGCATATGGGCAATACAACTTAAACTCATTACAACTTTACCATTTTTAACAATATTAAATTCTGGAAAAGCACCACCCTCATCCATTACCAGATTACCAAACTGCCTGTACTCAGAAATCCAAAATGATAAAGGCTGATAACCATTCTTCTGTACATATTTATAAAAATAATAAGCCATATCATCATCATATTTATCAGCTAAGATTTTTCTTAAAGAACCATCAGGATCTTCATAAATACGTTCATGACAAAATTCATACAGGGTGTCATCATTAACTTCTTTGCGCAAATTAGCACTAAATTCAATACTCATAATACTTTTTTTATAAAATTAATGTTAAAAATACCTTCAAGAGGATTTTTTAAAGATATTCAGTAAAAATATGTTAATACCTCAAAAAGTAAAACATTATGAATAAAAGACAAATCCTAGCATCATTAAATAATATAGCTTCCACACTTGATAAATTAAATTTATTTCAAGAAGCTGATTCAATCACTCTAGTAATGAATAGATTGGCATCATCTGAATCAGATTATGATCAAAGGAGAAAGTATCAAGAACTTTTTGATCAAAAATCTTTGTCAGAATTATTAAATGACTTAAAAAAAGTAATAGATGACATTAATATCAAATTAGAAAATGATGCAAAGACAAATTTAGAAAATAAATTCAAAAAATTTAAATTAAATAATCCTGAAGCTACATATGAAGATTTTCAAAAAGCAAGTGTATTTAATAGACCAAGAATAGAATATAAAAATCCTATTGATGAACTTGTAGCAAAATACGATATAAATGATAACTCAAGCGTAAATCAATTTAATCAATTTGAAAGCGAATTAATGAAAGAAATTGGTAGAGGCTTTTATAGCTTTCCTTTTGAAGTTGATGGCCTGAGTTTTGATGGTACTAAATATAATTTAACTTTTCTATTTGACATGATTAGAAAAAAATTAAGAAATAATCCTGAAGTATTACCATTCAATAATGTACCTCTTCCGCCAACTGAAGGAGAAGATTCAGAAGAAGATGTTTCGAATTTATTAGAATGGGCTAGAAATCCTTATGAAAAGAGAACATTATGAATAAAAGACAAATTATTGCTTCATTAAATAATATTGCTAATGAACTGGATAATAATTATTTATATAAAGAAGCTAACACTCTCACTAATATTATGATTAAAGTGGCAGATGAATTTAATATCGAACCAAATTCTCAACCTGTAAACAATTCGCCAGAACAATCAAATAATATTCAACAAAATCAACCTCAGCCTTTTATTAAATTTGATCTTCTTACAACAAAAGGAAATAGTCAATCCTTTACTAAAACAGAGGGATTTACGATTGGAAGACAGGGCGATATAGTAACTCCACCCGAAATCAATACAGTTTCAAGACAACATTGTCACATAACAAGAAATAGATATGGGAAATGGGCAGTATATGACCTTGGTAGTAAAGCTGGCACAAAACTTAATAGAAATCAATTATCACCAAGGGTAGGGCAAGAATTAGAAATTCATGATGGTATATTTCTAGATCCTTGGGTTGTAATTGAAATCATGGATATGTATCCTCTTCCAAGTGAAAAAGAATAATAAAGAAAGAAAGCAAATGAATAAAAGACAAATTTTAGCATCCCTTAATAAGATTGCAAATACATTAGATAATACTGGAATGTATGTTGAAGCTAATTCTGTAACTAAAGTAATGACAAGATTAGCAGATGAATTTAATATCGAAACCCCAGCTGATGAAAGAGAAAATAAGAGACAAAGAATTATCACTGAAGCTTTAAATACTCAAGTCAGAAAAGATAATTTGCCTAAAACAATGCAATATTATATACCTGGTGGACCTTTACTTACTATGAAAGAAATTGCAGATGCTATAATTGAGAAGGCAGATAGAGATGCAGATGCTCTTATTGCTATGCTTAATCGAGGAAAAATGGGTACTGAAGTAATTGTGCAAAATTCTTTAAAAATGTTGAGTAGTTTCAAAGAGCAATTATTAGATGTATTTAAAATGTATGGTATTCCTTCTGCTCCAGTTTTTTATTATATTGACCAAGCACATAAACCAATTATTGCAAAGTTAAATCAAAAAATCAAAGAATACAACGAATACCATGATGAAGATTTGTTTAAAGATGAAGAAAATAATCCTACCTAAGATTATTCATAAAAGCATCCAATAATCTACAAATCATAATAAAACTAAACATAATATTAGAAAGATATAACCAAGCTAATTTATAACTCTTGCGATTCTCAATATGATATCGCCAGAAATAATAACCACAAATCCATAAACAAATTAAATACAATAATAATGATAAACCAAACTCAGATGTATAAGCAAAAAAAGAAAAAGCTAACATCTGAAAAATAAATATTAAAGACATACAAATATTATAAAAGAAGAAAGAGAGATCTAAAGATCTCTCTTTTTATTTATTAACCTAAATTACACATGAGGAAACATTAACAATAACTTGCTTAAATTAAATGCTGCTCTATTTATTTTCATTTGGATCATTGTGGAATTATTTAAAAATTCCATCATACTATCATAATATTCTTTACTAATTCTTTTACCTTTAAGAGCTGGAATAAGATCATGAGGATCAGTGTAAAGATTATCCACAATGTGTACTATATCAATATAAGAAAACTTACCACCAGGAAGTGATTTGAATTTACTTTTCTTTTCATCCCTTAAGAAAAATTTTAAAGCATTTTCTCTAACTTCTTCATGACTTGCATCTGGATGGTCTTTAATATATTTCTCTACAAAATTCACTACAATTTTATTCTTTGGATTTTTCTTTATCAAAAATTCTATATGAGGATTTACAACTTTTGTTTTTAATAAGTTTACACCCGACTTATGCTCATCTTCTCTTGATTCTTCTAAAAAATACTCTACAGCAGATACACCCATGGATAAAGAAGGAATATCAATATGACTACGAAGATCTATATGCATTAAAAAATTCAACATTTTAGAAATTGAATTAAATACTGCAAATAAATGAGTAGCTACACCATGCATACCACCAGAAGCTTTAAAATGCTCTTTAAATATTTTGACACGTAAAGACGAATCCTCAATACCCTCAAGCTGCTTACATACTTCCAATAAATTATATATGTCAGTAATTATACCCATTAAACTAAATTGCTTCTTGATTAACAATTGAAGAGGCTTTTGTTGCTCAAAAATTTTAACAACATTAGATAAAATAGGAACTAATTCATGAGAAACTTTCAATATCGAATTAGAGAGATTTTTAAATTTTTCAGAATCAGGATCTAAACCACCAAAATGATAAAGTTCATCTAATTTTTCTTTGCTGCCTTCTAAACCGGATAATAGTTTTTCAGGAACAATTTTAATTCTACCATCCCTTGACTCAACATCAGTCTCAGTAGAATTAAATCCAGATAAGTTTGATAAATTTATTGCAATTCTATACCACATAAATACATAATTCTATATATTAAATATCAATCCCTAAATAATAAGATAAAAGGACTTAAATGCTTATAAAAGAATTAATATAATAAGATCTACATAGGGATTAACAATATGAATAAAAAACAAATATTAGCTTCTTTGAATAATATAGCTAATAGACTTGATCAAAAATCTGAATATGAACAGGCTGATAAGATTACTGGTTTAATGGTGAAAATATCCCAAATGCCCATCAAACAAGCTGGATTCATGGACGTTCTATCAACTATCGGAAGTGGACTATATGAAGCTGGCGGAAGTGCTTTACAAGGATTTCAGGGAATTGGCTCAGCATTAGTATCAAACGCAGGAGGAATAGGAGGGGTATTAGCAGGGGGAATAACAGGAGGACTAGGAGGAGCAGCAGGAACAGGAGCAGTTGTAAACAATTACCTAAATTCCAAAAACTATCAAAATCACCTTAAAGACAAAGCATACAGAGAAAAAGATAAAATGCGAGTATATGTTGAAGCTGAAACTCAAAAAATTATTACAGAAATAACAAACCTTATCAAAAATAACAAAAACATAACTCCAGAAGCTGCAAAACAACAAGCCATAAATAAAGCTCAATCTCATCCATATTTTCAACAAATTAACGCCTACTGCACAACTTATAATAAAATGAGCTTTACTGATATTATTGCCACAAAATTCGATTCCTATGTTGCTAAATTATTACCACAGAAAAATATAGCAGTGAAACCTAATGTTTGGGTCCCACCTGTCGAAAAATATTAATCTTAACATCTATCCCAAACAACACCACACCCAACTTCATCACAATAAGAACACAATCTATCTAAACATAATAAAACAGACAATGTATCAGAATCATTCCCCATCTTAATTAATTCTAAAACCCTATCAGACAAATTATTAAAATCTCCCAATAAACTAAATATCTCATCACTTACAATAACATCATGATTATCCCTGACAAAATCTACAGGAATCATATCTATAGAAAGTAATAATCTACCATTCAAAAATAAATTCATACCACCATCAAAAAATACAACATCACCAAACTTACTAAATTGACTCTTTAAACTACTAACCCTGGCAAACTTAAATAAATCAAAATCGCCAGGCTCATAAAACACAAGATCATCACGCAAAGATTCCAATATTCCACAAACATCATCCCCACTACTAAGAGAATATAATGTAGAAGAATTTATCCTAATAACATGATCCGCACGAAATAAATACAATCTATATCTCCAATAAATAATAAACACGCAAAGACAAAACATTACGCATCAACATACCATAATGATCCCCAACAACATCATACACACATAACTTATAAATACCAGATTCATAACTCAAACTATAATCATAATCTGTATCACCAAAATTAAACTCCCCTAGAGAAAAATCTAAACCCAATACATAATCAGAATAATTAACCCTAAATATTTCCACATCATTCATAATATATACCAAAAGAAAAAGGATGGTTAAATTCTCCAGAAAACAAGAAAATTTTACCACCCCCCCTATAACTCTACAAAAGAACACATCCCATAAAAATTATATATATACCGGAAACAAAAGGGATGGTTAAAATTCTAGGAAAACGAAAAAAATATAAGCCCCCCCTATCGTTCCCCCAGATTCTTGACATGCATATAAGTGAAAACAATTGTCCATAATAAAAACACAAAGAATAATCCAGACAACAAGATCTTAAAAATAATACTCATAAATAAATTCCCCCAATATGTTTAATAATAACACCAAAACAAAAGGCTCCAAATTCTCTGTAAACGATAGGCGGATTTTTAAGGGGGTCGAAAAAAATTGACGGGGGGTGGAACTATTCCTTGGGACTCCTAAATGTTAAAGTACCCCCTAGGTGTTTTTATATATATCCCCTATGAGGTTTATATTATAACATACTAATTGATAGGTTGCAAGGGTAGTTCCATTATCATCTTTTAAAAATCCATGACCTAGATAAACATAATTATACTTTCCTAAAGACCAAAGATACTTAGCAACTTCCTCCGACACAATTATTATATCAGACTCCTCAACATCTGCAAGGTTTTCAACATAATTTATTTCACATTGACGAAATATAATTCCACCAATAGTTTTGTCATTTTTGTTTAAGTTTAATGATGCTTTTTTGCCAACAGATGGAAATGTTACAAACTGCCCATTTATATTAATAGCAACAGTCTTACCAGTTTTATTTATTATATTCATTTACCAGTTAACTTTTCAAAAAATTCTAGGGTCTTTTTATTTTGTGACAGGAGACCAATTAAAAAATATATCATGGCACAAATAAAGAAAACAGCAGTGCATTTAAATAACATAATCATACCAGTCCCCCAAATAAATTATATCATACTTATTCGGGGGATTTAACTTTCCTTCTTTTTAGATTTCCAGTTTTTTAAGCCTACTGTAACTTGCCTTGGATATATTAAGATTAGCAGGTATATCTTTTTCCGAAATTCCCTGTTCTTTCAAATTCTTAACCCTATTCAAAAGGTCTGTGTAATCTTTCTTTGGACGACCTAATTGTTTTGTTGAAAATTCTCCACGGTCGATAATTCTAACAGTAGCAACCAGATTATCTTCTTCGTCGTAATAATGCTTAATCTTATCAATATTTGTAACATCTGAAAGAATCAATTGGAAGATATCGTTCTCTAAGGCAGATGTTTCAATTTTATACTTCATGACTTTCCTCCCATAAATTATATCAGAAAAGAATACGAGAGGCAAAAAAATAACCCCTATATTTCAAGGGGCTATGTTTTAATCCAATATGTTAGCGAGGCGGTCTTCTTTAGTTTTTACATGACCAGAGAACCAGCCTGTCCTTCTTGGTTCACTACTTTCAGACAATTCAAGAACCTTAAGCAGATTCTTGTAAGTTTCTTCTTCTCTTTCAATCTGGTATGAAATCTTTGTTGCAACGTCAGGATTGGATTTCAACAGGTCGATTTGAATATCCTTAAGTGCAACAATCTGATGACGCTTCGCTACCAGAATCTCTTTCAAACGGTCAGAATTTTTTGTCTTCATTCTTAACTCCTTGTATGTATCTTATCACAAATATTAAATGACGCAAGCAGAAATAATATCTTTGTTTCCAGATATTATTCATGATACTATAAGCCATCACACGAAAGGTTTAGGGGAGATGGTTTTCTACAATAAGGAATGGGAGAATCCACTTTATTGGTTTGACAAGTTGTTGAAATATTCCAATCATGCTGAGTTACGTAGTTATGAGCGTGATTTGCCATTAATAGATTTCTTGCCAATAGATTCAAAATTTCTATACAGCACTAGGAAAATAGATGTATATTCTATGACTTTTGAAACAACTATTAAAGGCAAGAGGGTGGAAATCGCAATCAACTCTTTAGGTGCTGTAATGACTGTGTATCCTATCATCAACACCATAGCAGATAAGTTTCAGTTCAAATATAAGCGGTATCTTGGTGCATTTAAACAGCCTGATGATTATATTCCACCAATCATTACAGAATATGATTTAAACGATGTAGACATGGAGTATTTATAAGGTAATTTCAAAGCAGGGTTTTTACTCTGCTTTTTTATTTATATAAGAGCAAAAGTTTCCAATTGATGGCAAAGACAAAAAAAATCCCCTAGAGTTTTTAAGGCTCTAGGGGATAAAGGAGTTACACATGAAACACAAACAGAAACAGGTTTTGAAATGTGGTTGGCTGGAGTTCAACCAGTACGGAACACAAGGGCAGTTCTTTCGATGGTCTCTGCCTCCGATGGTATTCTTGTCTCATATGAGAGCATAATACCCAACCACATATTATATGCCTTGACATAACTGTTTGCGTCAGTCCCTGCCAAGGACAGTAAGAACTTGTGGCTTTTTGACCACCCCAAGGTTGCTACCCTTATTTGAATCTCGCAATAGATTCTAGCCGTTCTGGATTCTTACTGGTTGAGGGAGGTTCTAGACTCCATCCCTACACCAATATATTACGCCATCTCTAAGTAATCTGCAAGGGCTATTTTCATCTATTTTTTGTTATTTGGATCATTCTGTCGGGGGGTTAACCCCCCGAGGACTTGTTTTAAATAATATTTTTTAGTATAGAATTTGCAAAAAAAATCCCCTTCAAGATTTAACAAGAAGGGGTTGGAGGTGAACACCACATTCACAGTTATAGTTTACAGGCAATATCTTCTGTTGTCAAGGTGTATTCTGGAAGAAATTCCTTAACAAGTTTCCATCCATCTTTTTCGTAAACATTGTAAACTTGCCAGACATTATTAACATACAGATAAAAGTAATCTACACTGGAAGAATATATGTTGTGTAATTCATCCATTGAGGTAATTACAGCATCTACGCCATCTTCCCCACGGTCTCTGTTATAGAATACTGTTACACCCTCTTCTGGGTTATCAAAAGTATGTTCACCTTCAGGATGTAATTCAGATGTAAGATAACTCATATCACCAAAACTAAGCAATTCATTGATGCTATCTACTGTATTGTAATTTGCAACCAGAGTTTGACCTACACCATCAGGATATCCATCAAAGTGACAATAAGAATGCTTGATTGTTCCATCATAAAGCATAATACCGATTCTAGCGTGAGTTGACATATTTATCTCCTTGGATTAAGTATATCACAATTTAAATTTACAGAATGATATATTTAAATTGCTCTTTGCCTTGCCATGCCCGTGAAAGTCCTGCCAATGTCATCCAAACTAAAGACAAGAAACTAACACCACAGACACAACCTACAAATGTCATAGTATTGTGAATGTTGCCAATCAAAATGTATTCAATCAAACAAGCAATTGGCATTACACAAGCAACAGCAAATGATAATAGTACAGAGTATTCAAGCATATTATGAAACACTTTTGGCATATGCTTTGTAATCTGCCAAAATGCGACAAAACCGCCTGTGTAAAGAAAAACCTGCATTGTTCTATTAATAATCTCTTCGTTCATCCTGCTATCTCCCATTGTTCAGAAAGTATATCTTCTGCTGTAAACCTATAACAAGCCCAGAAACTCATTTCTTCTCCAGTAGACCAAATACATTTAAATCTTAGTTTTGATTCTTCCATCTTAACTAAAATAACAGTAGTGGATTTTGGATTCCATTTCTTGCTTCTGGTGATTGTTTTACCATCACGCATAAAGGGCAATACTTGTTCAAGTTTCATACACCTATATTATCATAAAATATTACTGCGTCAAGGATAAAAAACATTATTTGTTTCCACCTGTCGGGGGGTTAACCCCCCGAAGACTGGAGTTAAATAATAAAAAAAAGATTTGCATCATATATTATTTTTGATATAATGTATGCATCGTTGAGGTTTAGAACCCTCCTGCGGGGTGAATCGCAGGGCTGGAGGCTGATATGCGTAACTTGTATGACAAGATGTGTTGCTGGTGCAAGGGTCACGTTCGTGCGGGCGAGGGTCAGGCTTGGAACTATCGTGGGCGATGGTATGCGGGATGCCCTACCTGCCTTGAGGAGCGTAAAGGTTCTAAGGCTAAGGCGGATATTCGCATTGAGTATCCATGCGTGATGGCAACGTCCAGTACCAATGTATACGGCGTGTTCAAGTATGACACATACCCTGCAAGTTCGGTTCTGGCAGGTGCGGAACGGCGTACGTGGCTTGATGAGTTTGCAACGCTTGAGGAGGCTATTAAGGCTTACCCTAAGGCAACCAAGCACTGTGGTCCCGGCTACCATGAAGACAACTACGAGTGGCTCTCTGAGGAGGAGGACTAAAGCCTTGACCCCTTCGGGGGTCTTTTTTTTTATCTATAGCAATCTAAAATTTATTATTTAACTCAAGTCTTCGGGGGGTTAACCCCCCCCGACAGAAAGATACAAATAATAAAAAATAGTCTTGCATCAGTTATTATTTTTGATATAATAAGAGCATAAGGAGTTTGGAATGAAAGTTAACTTGAAAGAGTATGGTCTCTGTGACGTTGTAAAGAACGAGTATCCTAACGGTAATCTCGCATTGTCCCTCAAGGATGCGTACGGTTCTCCAATCGCTAGCGTTAGCACAAACATCATCCCCCTGTTCGACAATGAGTTTGTTCTTGATGTAAACAACCTGTCTCTTATCCTTGATGAGATTCTTGAATCCGGGTTGTTTCAGGACACGGGAGACAAGGTGCAATCAGGGTTTGTAGAATATCCAATCTACAGGTTGGTATAAGATAGGGGGCTTGAAAAAGCCCCCTATTGTTTTATCTAGGCTTGCTAAAAAACCTTATTTGAAAAAAGTTGTCGTATAAGATATTTGAGGTGAAAAATGGAACAAGCTGTAATGATTGGTTTGGTATCGGTTTTATTTTGTTTCAATGTCTGGTTAATTGGTGCAAATGAATCAATCAAGAATCAAAATGAAACTCTAAAGAATCTTAACAACAATTTGAATAAAGATTTAGAAGAATTAAAGAGTAAAAATTCTTCTCTTTGGCATGAAACATTAGAATTAAAAGAACACATTGAATCTTATAAATTTCCTGTAGGTTCTAAGGTTAAGTGGTTAGATCGCACAGGAGAAGAAGAATTTGGAATTGTCTATGATGATTATGAGATTCTAGATAAGCATTATGTTGTTATTAAAAGATTGAAAGATGACAAATTAATTGGCTCTCCACTTTCAATTAAGGCAGAAAAATTAACAGTATTATAAAAAAAAATCCCCCTTGAATAATCTTGGGGGATAACTTTTACTTTACGGAATATTGGGTATAAAATCTGCTACCGTCATTTAATACCCATTCTGTTTTATATTTCCTAGCACACGTTTCACCTAACTCTTGTGCATTAGACCCAGAAGCCAAAAGCAATCCATTCCTAAACGCAGAAAACTTAAGTCTAGGAAAGTTAGTTACAAAACGAACCTCAATCTTATCTTGCAAATCCATGTCCATCTCCTTACAAAAATAGTATATCAGAAATCATTTAAGAGTCAAGAGTTTACTGCTTAAATAAGGGTCATTTTTAAATCTTTTTAGCCCCATCTTTGTATATCCCAATGCATTTAATCTATCACCATTTTTAATACAAAGACTAACAAGAGAGTGAAAAGTAGTGGCGGGACAATCTTTAAAACGGATAGCACTTTCATAATAACGGATTGATAATTGTTCATCTTTCTTCATCGACCTATAAAACATACCAGTAAATTCATAAGACCTATATCCATTAGGCATTAGGGACAAATATCTCTTAGTAAAAATTTCAGCATCATTTAACCAGCTTGAATCTTTACTATTAATACTCATAGACCACATAAGCCAAATCATATTCTCCCAAGCATCACGGTCTTTGTAATCTATCTTAAGCACTTCTTTGTATAGATTAATAATTTTGGGATAGTCACCAGTTTTAGTATCTGTGCCATGCCAAAGAGTTTCAATAGTTTTCTTTAAATATTCTAGTTTACGAGTTTGCACTTGCTTCTAACTCCAATTCTTCTGCATCATAAGTATTTAAAATATGATTACTAACATTCTGCGGTAATTCTACATTCTTCATAAAACCTAAAAGAATAATTTTCTTCTTAAAATTTTCGTAAACAGTTTTTCTTTTACGTTGAGAATTATCCCACTCATATGTAAATAAATTCATATCATTTAAAATTGAAGAGTGACTAAATTCAATAAGATAAGTACCATCCATATGAATAAAAGAATCAAAACCGGAAATTATATCATCTCCCTTTAATTCATATCCTGTGCCAGTTTTAGAAAAATATATCCAGACTTTTGTTTCCATGTCAAATTTTACCATATATATTTAATGTCTGCAATTATCTAAAAAAGATTATTTGAAACATTCTGTCGGGGGGTTAACCCCCCGAGGACTTGAAACAAATAATAAAAAATAGTTCATCTGAGACAAAAAAAGACCCCGTTTCAGGGGTCTTTAGATTACAGTTCGATATTGATGTAAGATACACCGATTAAGTTATGGATAGAATATTCTTTCCAGTTCTTAAGAAGGGTCTCTGCAAACTCATGTCCTTCCAGAGCCTTTTTGATAGCATCTGAGAACTTGTTCGTCCTTACCAGAGTATAAGTGGTTTTATCATCACCGTATGTAAACTCATCAAGGACATCGTTGCAAACATCTGTGTCAAGTTCCAGAGTGTAAAAGATGTCTGATGCATCTGCGAATGTTACCTGTCTCATGTCAACCTCCTTGGTTACAGGTTAATAATATCATAAATGATTTGTGATGCAATGGGTATTTTAAACTATTTTTTATTATTTAAATCATTCCTTCGGGGGGTTAACCCCCCGACGACTGGAAACAAATAATAAATTTTAGATTGACAAAAGCAAAAAAAAGCCCCCGTTTCAGGGGGGGCTTGCTACGCCATCGGCAGAATCTTTAATGCCTTTTTAATCTTTTTATCTGTTCCAGTATCAGGGGCGAACAGAATCACAAGTTTACGGCGGTGGAGGTGCTTATCCTGCATACAAAGCCCGCAGGACTTGCAAGAGTCGGTTTTCTTGACCTGATAGGGACAAGGGATACCAGTAAAGCCGTTTCCAAGGTTCACAGGGCGATGTGATTCGTGTTTAGTAGGAACGACCAGACTACAGGCATAACCACGGTCATGCTCTACTTGTAACTGTTCCACGGATTCGCACGAACGCAGAATACTAACATCGCCCCAAACATTACGGGGAACATCCAATGCATGGGTGTATGTCCAAACCCGTTTGCCGGAACGCTTTATATAAGCATTATACGCTTCTGATACAATCCGGGCGGCTTCCACGGTTTTACAATCACCGACAACATGACCCCGCAGGTCATACTTGCCTTTAAGACGGTTCACGGCATCCGCTTCAAAACGGGCTATCTGTTCCGGTGTAAACATTCCAATGGACTGTGCTAGGTTCAATCGTTTTGTTGTAATACCTGCATGACCTGTTTCGGCATAACATCCTGCATTATAGAAGGAACAGTTAGATGGGCATGAACCTTGACTTGCCCAAGTAGCGGACACCGTTTTGTCGGTGGAAAGTTTACGGTCGGCAGACCGCTCTACGGCAATGGCTGGGGCTGTGTATGTGTAACTCATGACATCATTATATCGACATTATATAAAAATACAATGGCATTTTGAACTATTTTTTATTATTTAAAACATTCCTTCGGGGGGTTAACCCCCCGACGACTGGAAACAAATAATGTTTTTCAGATTGACAAATGCCAAAAAATGCCCCCCATTTCTGGAGGGCTGGTTGGTTGATTTTAGAACAACCGGGAATATGGTTTGGTTGCCAATGCACCGTCTGGTATGGCAATGCTGTAGTGGTTGCTAAGTTTACCGAACAGGTTTGGGAGGCTCTTGTGGAGGTGTGCAAAGGCGAATGTCTTGCCCTTGGAGGTTACCTTCATCGATACGTGAACACGGTTCAGAGCGTCAACGTAAAGGTGAACATCGACCTCAGAAGAGCGGAAAACGACATATTCGTTGCTGTCCACCTTCTCAGATACACGCTCATAGGACGCAGGGAGAGACTCTGCAAGCGTATTAATGAAGGCATCCAAAGCACGGGGCATGGACACAGGGGCGACATTGAGGAATGGTTCGGAGACAAAGTTTACGGTTTTCATTGGTTATCCTTTCAAAGCCCCCTGTAGTGACCTACAAGGGGCATATAGACTATTCTGCGATGGTCTTTCCGGTGTTATCGGCAATAAGAGCATTGAAGAAGAATGTCTCTGCCTTGATACGGGCATCCAAGAGCATGACAGACTTTTCAAGGAATCTTACAGATTCAATCTTGTCCTGAAGAATCAGTGTCATGTGAGCGTTACGGGTTGTTTCGTTGGTTCCGAAACCTTTGTACTCTTCGGACGCTTGAATCTTTGCCTCAGAGAGCAGGAGGTCAAGTTTAGCGTCCATGAGAAGGGACGTAGCCCCTGCCTTTTCGGTGAGCAGGTCTTTGAGAGTGGTTGCGATGGTCGTAGTGTTCATACGGTTCTCCGGTCAGTGTAGCCCGATTGCTACAGGAACAGTATAGGAAATATTTAATGACATTGCAATGGCATTTTGAACTATTTTTTATTATTTAAAACATTCCTTCGGGGGGTTAACCCCCCGACGACTGGAAACAAATAATGTTTTTCAGATTGACAAATTATAAAAATAGGGGTAGTTAACCCCTATTAATTAATAAATAATGTTAAGGAATTTAGTCTTAACACAACGTCCTTCTTTATTAAGAAATTGTGCAATTCTCAGGATATTTACAATATCATAACCGTTGCCAGTATCACAACATAAATTATATGCATCATAAAGGTTACCTTCAAGAATCTGCCCAACAAATCCGTGATAACGCAAGCGGGATGCATTTTCGTTATCCATGAAAGCTTGGAAATCTTCGATTATGTTTGCGATAGGATAATAAGTTTCACTTACAGGCTTGCCCATAAACATCAGTACAGTTTCTGTCATCATCAAACTCCTTACATGAATATTATATCAAAAAGTACAATGAATTTCTGACTTTTATTTATTATTTATATCTTTCTGTCGGGGGGGTTAACCCCCCGAGGACTGGAAACAAATAATGAAAAATAGTTTAAAAAATGGCAAAAAATCCCCCCATTTCTGGGGGGAATGTGGTAGGGAGGTTAGACCCCTACCATCTGATACTTTGCAACGATGTTCTCCGGGAGAGAGGAGGCACTATCGGAGAGCGTTCCCCAACGCTTCTGTATCGCCTTCAGGTCTGCATCAATGGACGGTGCAAGGATGATGCTTGCGGTCGTTTCCATCTGTTCACGGAGAACACCGGAGAATGCTTGCGCCCCTCTTGTGAGACCGTTTACAAGACCGAATGCCGTTTCGTGGGCAATGTCTCCAGATGGTTCCTGAAGCGTCTCCAGATAACCTTGCGACCATGCACGACCCTGCTCTATGGTCATCTTGTTGTCACGGGCTACCTTAGCGATAACCTGCTGTACATTCTTGACCTTGACCTGTTGGGTGAGGTTCATCAGGGTGAGAATGGCGTTGCCTTCAGACAACGCCAGAATAACAGCCTCCCGAACCTGTAGACGGATGTTGTCCTTGTCGATGGTTCCAAGGTGCTTTTGGTTGATGGCAATCTCAGAGTTACGCCGTCCCCATATCATGCCATTGAGACAGATGGCACGGAACAGGAATGGAGAAATCTTGAATGCACCGTTGCGAATCTCACTGTTGCGGAATGAGATGCCCACGCCGTAATCAGAATCAGGCTGTTGCTTGATGTAGTCTGGCAGGAGGATGTTGCCTTGAATATCATCTCCATTGTTGAAGAAATGGGATGCCAGAGCATCATTGAGGTTGCTACCAGATGGCAGAGCATCGGCGATAAACTCCAGAGCGTCAAGATTGTCCAATACACCGTACCGACCAGAGCAAACAGCACGAACAACAGGTGCATCACCCTCTTGACGGAGACGGAGACGAAAGTTCCGTGCGTCACGGTCACGCTCTCCATTGTTCCATTCGCTTTCACGCTTGGTAAGTTCGGCGTTGAAATACTTGGGAATGTCGGTCTCAAAACCTGCATTGACCAAGTAGGAAACAGTGGTGGAAGGAATCGGGGTGAAGGTGCGGAGGGATTCCAAACCGTCTGCGTTGATAGCCGTGCCATCGGTCAAGCGGTCATAGGATGCCAAGCGAACCTCAGACTCCAAGACAACCTTGTCGAACTTGCCTTCGTGTTGATTGCGAACAACGGAGAGAGCATCTGACATAGGTGTACACTTGTCCTGCCATACCTTTGCTACATGGCGGTGGGTTGCGGATGATTCCAAGCCAATAGCATTCTTCCATGTGCCGTTAGCATCTTGCTTTGCAACGGAATCAGGGCGAACCTGCAAACCTGTCTCTGCACCGAAAACCTGCGTGTTAGGGGAGACTACAGGGACGTTGTCCCCAATCTCAAGGATACCGAATCTGTCTTTGTTCATTCCAAAATCTCCTGTAGCGGTCGGCTACGAAAAGATTATATCGAACTGTCAAGGAAAAACAATAAAAAACTACGCTGATTTTGAACTATTTTTTATTATTTGTTTCCAGCCTTCGGGGGGTTAACCCCCCGACAGAATGTTTTAAATAATCTTTTTTAGTTTCAAATTGACAAAAAAAATATCTTTAAACCTTGTGATATTTAAATTTATATCCTACAATGTTGTATAGGATATTAATAATCATTTTTGAAAGCGGTGTGACTCTATGATATTAAAAATCAAAAATCTTGTGGAAGAATATGCAGATATATTCCCTCATAGGACGTTGGATATTTTGCCTCAAATCTCAACGAAAAATGATAAAATATTGCTTAAGTATAGAAGTAATTACACCATGAGTAATTTTTTAATTTGTTGTGGTAATTACAGGGATAAGCATGGCAAGGTATTAGATTTAAAATATACTGATATAAAAGATGCCATGAGAATGAAGGCTGAAGATTTTTATATTTGGGGTTATTTAGAGGAGCAAGGTTTTTCTGAATTTGAGATGAAACTTTCAGATTTCTTTTCTTATAAGCCAGAATCTTTTTATAATCTTGACTCGAAAATCTGGGTAGTAAGAGACTCGAATTTTTCACCCATGACATTAGAGGAATACAAATACACCAAAAGATTGTTCTGAGAGTTTGCATAAGAGATTGTATCATGCTCGAATTTTGTATGCTCGAAAAAGTGCTATGCTCGAAAAAGAAAAATCCCACCTTGATTAGAGATGGGATTAAGAACAGCTCCAGTAAGAATCGAACTTACAATATGGCTTTAGAAGAGCCGTGTTATATCCATTTAACTATAGAGCCTTAACTGACTATATTATACCACTATTTTCCGTATTTGCTATTAATGTCATCAACCATTTTAATCAATTTATCAAGCCGTTTACAGAGATAATAATTTGCGACAAAGATAGGAATTGACATTATAATTCCTAATACCATTCCTCTGACAAGTGCTTCGAGTAAATTCATTTTTTTTAATCTTTCTTTTTGAGTGATTTATATTCTTTCAGGGTTTTTCGCAGCATATAGATTTGAAAGAATATTGGAACGTATAATAAAATAAATAAGACGATGAATATAGTATAGAGATTGTGTTTAATAAATTCCATGTCTCTATTATATCACACATCTATTGAGACTGTCTTGTTCTTGGAAATATTTTGTTGCTTCTAATGCACATTTCCATCCAAACAATTTATCTTGGACTTGATTAAAATTAAAACCTAAAGAGACAAAATCAATCCATTCATTTTCTGTGATATGATAAATGATTGTTACGAACCAATTATCTTCTGATGAATCGTATCTGGAGTTTTGAGCCATATCGAAAAATAAAATAATAGAAGAGTTTTGATTAATTTCTTCTATTGTGTTTTTGATAACTTCGGCTTGTTCTTTAGTCATAATTTAAAAAGCTCCATAGACGAATCAAACGCCTACCTAATCTTTACAAGAGAACCGTACTATCTTTATACTAATGGAGCAAAAAAAGGTTCCCAGACAAGGATTTGAACCTCGATAAACAGAGCCAAAATCTGCTGAATTGCCGTTATTCGATCTGGGAACAATCAAACTAATTATACATCAAAATTCTGGTTTATCAAGTTTACCAGATTTAATTTTTTCCCAATCACCTCTGCCTGGTTTTGTGATGTTATAGTATTTACACCATTTATTAACAGCATTATCACTAACACCAAACATTTCTCCAATTTTTATGCAAGGCATTTCCCATACGAGTTTTTCTAAAATTTCTTTGTCTGGTCTTTTAGATACTTTAATAACAGGTTGATAAAATTTTTCTGGCTGCACTTCTTTAACATATTTTGGAAATAATGTCTTTTGAGCAATAAAAATTTTTTCAGCATCGATAAGTCCGGCGTGTATTTCTCCATGGCAGTTAGAGCATACTAAAATACACTTGTCTAATTCATCAACAATTAAGTCAAATTTTCTAACATTAATTTCTCCTATATTGAATGATTTAGTTTCTGGATATACGTGATGAAAATGTAAAGAGCCAATATACTTGTTATAACCACAAACTGAACAAGCTCCGCCTTTATATTCAATTGCTCTTTCTTTAGTTTTAGTTCTATAGATTAAACTATAACATCTACTACATTTATCTTTGTGCTTTCTGTGTCCACCTTGATATTTTCTTTCACAAATTTTACAAATCTTCATAACAACTCTTGTGTCATCATTTTCTAAACTTCTTGTGTTATGTGATCCAAAAGGTGAACAGTCTAAACAATATTTTCTTTTATCAAATTTTCTTACTTTTCCATCTATGAACATACTACATGGAATTTTATTGTTACACTTTAAACAATTTCTCATAATTTCTCTTAATGGTGTTCAGTTCGATTTGACACCAATTAAGTTATACATATAAAATTAAAAAAAACTCCTTTGAAATTAATCAAAAAAGTTTATAGTCTGTAGGGGAATTGAACCCCTGACTCATCCGTGAAAGGGACGCATCTTAACCACTTGACCAACAGACCTCGAAATTTATTATATCTCGAAATTTTAAAACTCCTCGGCCAAGATTCGAACTTGGGACATACAAGTTAACAGCTTGTCGCTACTACCACTGAGCTACCGAGGACCATCACTCTTATTATACACCATCTCTCGAAAATCGCAATGGATGTTCGAAAAACTTACTCGAAAATCTACTGGGGTTTTTTTATATTCCTGTATAGAGTATCAGCAAGAAGAATGGCAATAAGAGATTGTAATATAAATTCTGATGTCTTAGTTTCCAGCATAAGAAGTTGAAGTCTTACAATTCCCAAGCAGCAGAAGAATATTACGGATATTACGAAAGTTATTACGACTCGATTCATTTTAATGTTCCTTTAGCATATAATAAAGAAGAGCAATGCCACGACTCACTGCTCTTCTTTAGGCTTACTCTGTTATAGAACTATTGGAGGATACGTTCTATAATTTTCAGTTAATATACTCTACCATATTCCCAGTGCGTTGTAAAGTGTTTTTAGTACCTCGAATTCTCTAATCTTTGTGAAATTTTCGTTAAAGTTTTCTTTTTACTTTTAAGAGATTGTTTTGCAAATTGACTATATTGATATTGGTAGTAATCTGAGAGGGCTTTAGAGCATACTATTCTTCCATCTTCTATATTAATATCTTTTGGCTTACTCGAAATTGTTAAGGCGTTTCCAGCCATCATGCCAAAGATAAAGATAAAAATAATTGTAACTGACTCGAAAATTGTAAACCTTCTATTCATAATAACCTCCTCGAAATTTCCCCGTCGTCTAGAATCAAATAACCTTTTTTAGATTGGTCCGTGGGAAAGTTTTAAATAATCTTTTTTAGACACACAATAAAAAAAGCAGCCTACTAGAATTTAATCTAATAAGCTGCTTCGCTAATTGTTTGTTATTTTTATTATACTCGAAATCCTTTTAGTTATATTAAGAGGATATTAAAATACAATAAAGTCGTAGTCTCTAACCTTTTGAACAATCTTTTTATCGTTTACAAGTTGGAGGAATGTGTTACGATTAATAGTGTCGATACTGTCATTGAGAATCGTGGTATTCTTTTTAATTTGTTCTCGAATTTCTCTGGCAGTTTCTTTGTTGGTTAGTTGGTTCAAATGAATCTTCTTCAATTTGTTCCCTCGAAATTTGTTACTCAGTTTGTGGCTGGCAATGTATTTTATCTTAAGGTTAGTCTTCTTGCAACCCGAAACTCTGATTAATTTTGATTTCGTATTTGAACTGTGGTAATCCAATGTAATCAATAATATTATGTTTCTTGCATTCTTCAGGGTTAATGTACCAATCTGCTCTGCCTCTATTAAATACAAGTTTATCAAAATATCCCTTGTCTTGTTCGCAGTTTGTATCTAGTGTTTGATAGAAGAGATTTTGTATTCTTGTGGTTTCGTTTGCATCGCTTACTACTTCCTCGAATTTCCCATTTGCTACAGAGGATACATCATGAATCATTACAACGGAGTGTGGAGTCATGTATCTGTAGCCTTTTGTACCTGCTGTAAGTAAGATAGCACCACAGGACATTGCTTTGCCTATACAGATGGTCGCTACGGGTTTCTTGGCTGTTTTAAGGACATCTAGAATGAAAGAGAGGGCATATACATCACCTCCGAAAGAATCAATGTATATGGGGATTACAGGTTGGTCGTTGTTATTTGCTTTGGTGAATTCCTCGAAAAACGTCTTGTTAGCGGTCTCATCAAAGTCGTTAACCCACACTGATACTGGAGTGTGGGTTGATTCCTCAGGTTTAGTTGTGAGGTGGTTGTCGTAGATGTAATTTATATTAAGATATGAATTAAGATTTAAGAGTTCTGACATTTTAATTCTCCTTTATAGAGTGTTTCTGTCATATCTTTATATTATCTTTTTAATATCCTCGAAAATCTTAGCATCTAGAATCTCATCATGTGGTTTATTATTAATTGTTCCTAGATAAGTTGTTGTATTGAAACTTAAAAAATTATGGATAAGAACATGGAAGTTGCCTTGTTGGTCTTTCCCCCAGATGCTCTCGCCATTTTTACGGTGGAATAGTTGTAGATTTTCTAGGTTTTTAAAAATAGTAATGTAATCTGTCATATTGGTTTCCTATGTTAAAAATCCCCTATGTTTCAAGGGGATTAATTTTATTCTTCTGTGAATGTTGTCTCTTCGTATTGGAACTCTTGAAATCCTAATTCTTGGAAGGTTCGTTCATCTGTATGGAATTTCTCTTGTTCGCCTTTGGTCTGTCTCAATCCGATAAACAGGTCAACAAGGGAGCCATCGGGGAGAGTGAACCCTATGATATCTCCTTGCCAATTCCTGTGTACTTCGTAGGACTCTGGCACATCAATCATTCCTGTGCATTTGATTTCGTATGTCTTATTCATTGGTTTCCTCCATGAATGTATTTACCGCTTCTCTCAGATTATATAGTGTATCATCTGAAAGGTCAAGGTCTTCTGCGATTGTGTCATAGATATCAGCATCTTGAAGAGCGAATAAGAAGGTCTGCAGAATGGTGAGTTGCTCTGTTTGCGGGAGGCTTTCAAAGAACTCAAGTGTTGGATTTGGCATTGTTGTTTCCTCTGGTTGTATTGTATCAGGAAAATGTTTATAGGGGAAGAAGGAACCCAAACTTTCTTCCCCTATTTTTTGGCTAGAAACTTAACCAAAAATCTTATAAATTATTGTTTCCTATAGAAGAAGTAGTATTCACCTGATTTTTTAAATTCTACACCTATGACAGGGAGATATTTAAAAAACTCTTCCAGGTTTTCAGTTTTAAAATTTACACACATCAATTCATCTACATCAGGAAGAATAATATAATTATTAATCTTATTTTGGATATGATTAGAGATGTATGTTCTTGCTGGGATAATATTCTTAATTGGTTGGAAGGTTAGTAGGAATATTATTAAGGGATGCATATTGTTCTGCTGTCCTTCTTGCTTGGAGTTCTTTGCTAATAAAATAGTCACAAACTCTAACTGTCTTGCCTTCTTTAAGAGTTACGCCATCAGGATTTTCAACTTTGTATCCGGTGTCTGTTTTATAAAGAAACAAACCATCAGCCATCATTATCAGTTTCATCGACGAGTCTCCATTTACAGAAATTTTTCAATCTTCAAAGTAGGCATCCTCATACTCAAAGAATCCAATGCCATGTGATTTAAAATCTTCATCAGAGACAATGATTTCTTTTTCATCTGCCTCTAAACCAGCAATCAGGACATATGTTTTGTCTTTGACTTTAAAAGAATAAATTTGATTCTCGAAATTGTATTCGTATTCAGTATCATCAGGAACAAAGATTGAACCAGTGATTGTAAATTTTAATTCTTTCATTATTCTTCATCCTCGAAATAATCCGATTCAATGAGAGAAGAAGATTTTAATTCTTGAAGGATAAATGAATCTTGAGAGAGTCCGATTCGAAATGCTCTGATGATAAGTTCTTTTGTTTCATCATCATATTCTTTTGGAAGTTCATCTCGCAAGCGTTCTGACATTGCTGATATCCATTTAAGGTCTGTATGTTCCATGGCTTATTATATCAATCGTAAGTATCGGCATCAACAAAAGAAAAATAAATATTGAGGCTGTATTCTTCGTCTTTTTTATATTTCTTGTGTTGTCGAATATAATTAACAGTCCAACCAGATGATGAAGAAGATATTAGAGTACCTTGACATTTCTTGCGAAGGTTAAGTACATGAAAAAAATGATACTCGATAATTGACGCTTCTCTAGTAAAAGAATATTGTGGATTAATATTTGTTACTTGGCGGATAGATTGAATTCTATCTGAGGATTCTGAAAGATATCCTATAATGTAATCAATCTTCTTACGGTCTTTCTTAGTCATTTCTGGCTCCTTGGTGTAGTGTAACATGGAGTGGGGGAGATTGCAAGTTCTCCCCCAAGATTATTTAGTCTTCTGTAATCAATTCGCCATGAAGAGAAATTTTATAACCTTCAATCTTTCCATCGTTGAATTCTGTAATATTATAAGTTACAACATCAACATCAAGAAGGTTAGTCTCGTTGAAAGCATGGTCAGTATCAATGCTAACTACACAAGGTAAATTTCCATACTTTGCTTTAATATTTTCCAGTTTTTGAATCAATTCACTGACTGTCATACTTCTTCACTCTCCTCGAACAAAACAGCCCATTCACTCATCCCGCCCCATTTGCCATCCTCTACTGCTTCCTGAAAAGACCCATAAGAGCAGGTTTCTTCATACTTTCCATTCTCACAGGTAAATTCGTAATGGGTATCGTTTTCAATGCTTCCCGATACCATTTCAAAAGTGGCATTAGGGTAGAGGGAAGAGAGTCTTTTAACAAAAGTCTCAGGTGTATCCCAAGGAGTATTAAAAGAATAAATTACTGTGTTGAAATCTGGGAGTTCTTTAGTATTTAATTCAGAAGCGTCCCATTTAACTCCCCAATTCGTTATATTCCAATCGTACCAGTTAGAAAAGCCAGTAGAGGAAAATGCCAGTTGATTCTGAATACCGGCTTTAGCAGTAGAGGAGAACCATTGATGATTTGCTTCTACGATTTCTTGGAGAGTTGTGACAGATTTTCCAGTTTCTTTATTAAAATCTGCAATCAACTTTGGGACATTAACGCTAGGAGATTGAGTGCCTTCCAAGACTTCTGGCATAGTAAAGAAGATATTAAAAAATTCTTCTTCTTCGTTCTGGTTCTTTTCAGCAACCTTTGTCTTAAAAGCATTGTATTCTTCTACTGTTTGAAAAATACAGGTGAGTTCGTTCATTACCCAGTTTGGCATTTTACTATCCTTAAGAGAGAGATGGAGAGTAGATTTCTCTACTCTCCTATATTATCATGCTTCGGCGAGAAAACCAAGTTCATTGCAGGTGGGACAATAATCTGCCTTATCTTCGCCACCTTGACCATATGAATCTATAAAAGACATTGATTCTTCTTCAGTCATATTTTCAAAAGTAATCTCGTTGATTTCTTTGCCACAGTCTTTGCATTCTTGATTCTCGCAAAAGACCTTAAACTTCACTTCGGACATAAGGATTTAACCTCGTTCTGATAGATTTTAACCTGACACACTGTTATATCATTGGAGAGAGTAAAGTGCCAATAATTTTTAGAGATTTTTCGCTTAATTATATTGACACCTTTGAACCTAGTAGAATAAGAATCTAAGAATAGATGTTCCCACTTAGCAATCTTACTCTCTCTTGCAAGTCGTTTAGCAATATTAATCTTCAATCCGTTCCACCAAAGATTCCATGCTAAGATTCTTGATTTCGTATTGCTCAATGCTTACGATATCATTAGGGAAGCGGAGCGGGTCTTCACCATCAACCGCCTCAATGCAATCAAAGGAAATCTCAGGATGGAAAAATACACCTTCTGCTTCAAAGACTCCATCATGCAAAACAACGCCATCTGGAATCTCAAACTCTGCAACCACGGTAACTTTCATCTTCATTTCGTTCACCTCTGCATCTATAATATCAGGTAAAGACTAGGGTAGCAAATGATTTATGGTCTCTTCAAAAATAAATCCGAAAAGATGATTGGTTGGATTTGGTTCTAAGGATGCAAAATTTTTAAATGTTTTGTCCTCGTCATAATGGAATATCTCAACCTCTGAAAACAATTCTAATAATCTAATAAAGCAGTAGTCATTAGTAATTATAATATTATCCCATTTGCAGATTTCTTTAACATAATCCACTCGTTCAGACATAGGAATATAAAAGTAATCAGATTCGAAGATTGGATTATTATATTTTTCAGGGTCGATTCTAGATAGGTCGTTTGAGTATATAATTTTATTCATAATAGATTATCCCCAGAATTTTGAGGCTCTGGGGATTGTTCCTTACATACTAATCTTGATGCTCTCGCCCTTGTACTTGAGGATAGAGTTCTTGTACTTGCCAATCAAAGCCTTAAGGGAATTGAAGAAAGAGAATTGAATAACATCCTTCTCAGAGATTTCAATTACCTTTGGTGCATTTTTATATTCTCGGAGACTAATCTTTCGTGGTCTGCCTTTGAAGATAAATGTTTGCTTATTTTGACCTGCCAACGAATTGAACTCTGCTGTCAATTGTGTCTCAGTCTTATAATCAAAAAGGCGAGTGTTTGTTTTAAAATAACGAGCCACTTCCTTAGCGGTTTTTGGCTCACCACATTCATTAAGATATGCAATGAGTTGTTCGAGACGAGTTTTTCCACTATACATTAATTTATTTCCTTTACTGGAGTGAGACTAACGCTCTCCCCTGCGACCAAACCCCTGTAGTATCCGTTGTCAGAATTCAAGTTTACCTTAAGATTGGATGTTCTCAAACTACCAAAGCGATTGTTCAAGAAATTTAAATTCTCATTCTCACAACTATCATAAACTTTCACCAATGCATTAGATTCGCTTTGGATAATCTTTTGTGATTCCAATAGTCTAGATGATATTCTTTGCGACATACCAATCTTAAAGGAATTACAAAATTTCTTTCCATGCTCGTTTGTTTTATATTTCAAAAGAGCATTCAAAGATTCTCGTTCAATGACATGGCAGAGATAACGATATGACATTACCACTGCATCTCTATTAATAGACTTTCCAATAACACCGTATTTACCAGTGCTAGAGAATGCGATAACTTTACAAAAATGACTCTTGCAAATACTATTAAAAAGAATGCTCCGCCATGTGATAAAGTTCTTACCCTCTTGAACGAAACTAATGCCAATCTCATCTTCAGCCTTTTTAAGATTATTGAATTGAGATTGGGAGAGATTATGCTGAGCCAGAAGAGACATAGCCTTTTTCATTGCTACATTTGCTTCATTCTCATTCGACGATTCTGACAGACGAAAGAGTTTCTCAATCGTTTGCAGGGTTTTTTGGTCTATGTTGGGTTCCATGACTCTTTATATCATCCCGTAAATATTAATGCAAGAAAAATCCCCAAGAATTTTTAAAGACTCTTGGGGTTGAATTATCCTGTTCTACTTTAACCTACCCCATAGGCACATCAGGATAAAATTAAAAAAGTCCCACCCCATGAGCAAAAGAATGGGACTATATACAAGAGACATGAGCAAAATCTCTTGTAAATTATTAAAGTTTCTTCTGGTCGTCGATGTAAACAGAATCAACCTTGTCTTCGATTTCAAAAAGGACTGTTGTAGTGCTATCGTCATCAGCCACTACTTCGTCAACAGTAACAGTGCTATAATCGTGAACATTATGATATTCAATTTCGTATTCATTATCAATAACTAATTGCTTCATATGTTGACGAATCTTAATCCAATCCTCTTCAGAGAAATTTTTATAATCTTCTGAATTGAGATTTGAACAATTGCAAGCCTCATCAAATTGTTCTTTAGTAACTTCAAATTGGTATGTAGCAGTTACAGTACCGTTTACAAAGATTTGCATTTTTTAATACCATGCAACCAAGTAATGACCAGCCTCAGCATGAAGTTTGAACATTCTGACCAAGTCTTTGAATTCTTCTTCTTCAATATCATAGTTTTCGATGTAAGAATCACGCCATTCTGTTGCTTCCAAACCTTCTGCCATATCCCGGACAACTTCGTTTGAAATCTCATTAGTATCGGGAGTATATCCATACAAAGAAATGCCAGTGACATCTTCTACAAAACGATTATAAACTTTGCCACGGAATGAATCGTTGCCATTGCCAGAAAACACGCCACCACAAATCTTAAACTCGCCTTCAATGACACCCTGCTCGTCTTTGTTCTTCATCCAAATGTTATCAAGTCCCATGTCAATCTCCTAAAGGTAAAATTCTCTATTCTTGTCTTCTTCGGTTACTGGATTCTCGGTGACAAAATAAAATTCTCTATCAACCCACCGCATACCAGAAACAAGGTAAGACATATCAGCACCGTTCGTAATAATAGTCCAAATATTCTCTGGATTATGCTCACGAACGAAATCCAATTCTTCTCCATAGGTCTCAAAAGCATAACCTTCGTAAGTAGAGGATTCTTCAATCTCATTCTTGATAGGATTATATTTCTCAACCCATTCATCAAAAGTGTAAATACGCTCTGACTCGATTTTTATATTCTCGACTTTGCAGATTCCAACAGTATAACGAGGAATAATATTTTTAGAGACATACTGCTCAATATAATCCTTGGAATCATTGCTGAGAAAAAAAGACTTCTCGATTTTCTTCATTGGCTTACTAGGATAATACCAATCAAAAGAAAGCGAGATTTTAAAGGTTTGTGGAATAGTTGGGTTCATGGCGTTAGTATATCAGGTCTCTAGGGGAATGCAAGAAATATTACAAGATGCAGAGAGTATTTTCTTGGTACTCGAATTTTGGAGCATCTTCTTTTTTTAATATTCCTAAACGATGAAAAAATTCTTCAGGTACAATTGGCTCCCTATCTTCAAAATTAAAAGAATAAGGTAAGACAGGATGATTAGGAGATAGTTTCACCAATGCTGTTCTTCCATCTCGACAATGTACTTTTAAAATAAATGTACCTGATTGATGTCTAAGAACTTTTGGAGAATGAAATAGAAAACCATTCCATTCAATTTTATAAGATGGTGTACTTCTCTCATAAACATATCTCCAAGGATTATATTCAACAGGAGAAGATTCCCAAAGTTCTTTAAGAGTCATTTTTAAATTCCTATATAAAGCACTAGTTCTTCTTGGTTTACATTAATAAGGTCAGCAGTCTTTTCATATTTCTTTTCTATAGCATCCAAGAGTTCAGCGATAGAGTTAGAATTAGAAAAGAAAGACACAGGGTAAGAATTGAAAAAGCAAGTGCCATTATCAATAATCACCGAGAATTTCTGAAGGTCAATTGTTTCGTTCACAGGGTATTGTATCAGGTCTCTAGGGGGTATGCAAATAAAAAACCCCTATCTCTTGGCGGTGGATAGGGGCTTGGTTCACTTGTGGAAAGTTGGTAAAGGACAAGTGAAAAGTGGGATATTATTTTACTTCTTTAAGCCATACTGTAGGATAGGCATCGAATTCATCTGTCCTAGTAACCTCAAAGACTTTACCAAAATAAGAGTTGGCTCCATTAGCAAGTTGATTAGGATTGACTCTTCCAGAAGCAAAGTCAGAACCTTGATGCTTTACAATTGACTTGCGATACATATCAACATATACTTTAATATCTTCGGCATTATACAAGCCATCTGATTTATGAAGACGTTCCGCTTCTTCCATCTTTGGCTTCAATTCTACGCTCAACTCTTCCAACGTACTAAACGACAATTCCATTTTAATCTCCTAGAGAAATTTAATCAAACAGTGGGACGGGAGGGATTTAAACCCTCGACTCCCCGGTTAAAAGCCGGGTACTCTAGTCGCTGAGTTACCGTCCCAAACAATAGCACCTGAGAGGCTCGAACTCTCACGGGTTGCCCCAATAGATTTTCTTACCACTATAATTTTCATTACCAGAATAAATCTGTTTGTGGTCTGGACTTTACCTTCATCATAGTATTACTACCTTAGATGTCCTGTGTCAAGTCTCTACACGTTCCTAATTTCTTAGGCTTCGCTCGGTATTCCCATTTAAAAGGGTTCACCGAATTTACAGGATTCTACATTAGAAATTTCTCTCTAAGCACTCATATTTAACTCAAAGTCTATCGCATCTGCCAATTACGCCAAGGTGCCTCATAACTCTTACAAACATATCTTACCTTGTTTCATCTCTCTTGTCAACTCCCTTTCCTAGCATTATCACAAATTTCTCTGCGATAATGCTAGTTTTGAAAGGAGACCGAAATGAACAACATCAAGTGAATATCGCTTTAACTTGACACACCTATATTACCTAATCCTCAGAGCCATGTCAAGCAAAGCACAAAAAAAGGGAGAGAAATTAATCTCTCCCTTAAGAATTAAATAAAATCTTACTTAACCCAGAATTCAACCTTATTACCAGCAGACCCACCAGAAGCCACCGAAACAGATGAGATTCCGATGTATTTATTAGTGGAGAATGTGATTTGTGCATTTGCGGCAGAGTTGACTGGAATGGTAACAACGATTGTGGCATCATTTGTTCCATCTGCTTTAATAGGAACCACATTAAGAACGATAGGAGTGACGCTAGAGACCTGTGTAGAGTCCGATGCAAGTCTTACTTCTAACAATGTAGCAATCATCCCAGAAACGCTCGAAACGCTTGTAAGGCTTCCCCATGTTCCTCCAGTGTTAGTTAAGGAATATAATTTTACGATCAATTCCTCATTTTTAATATTTCTGTGGAATCTTCTGTAATTTTCGCTCCAAGTAACATTAAGAACAGCAGGGGATAAACCATTAGAATCAAGACCTGTAAAATAATTTCTTAAAGTCTTGGTAGTGATGGATGTGAAGTAAGTGTCTAGTGCTGTTTGATATGCTGTTAATGCGGACGAAAGAGCAGATGTTAATGTACCTTCATTTGTTCTAAAAGATTTTAATAAAGTAGAAGTAGCATCTGTATCAGTATCGGTTATATCATTTTCAGCAAGAACATCACCAAGCAACAATCTATTAAAAAAATTAAATTCGTATGTATTAGAATAAATTGTATCTACTGCTGTTGGTTTGGAAGCCATTTGAATTACATATGGTTGAAGAGTTGAGTTGGAGCCATATGTTGTAGAGATTGTAATGCTTGTGTCAGACCCTACAGCAGAGATAGTGTACCATGTTGTGATAAGTGATGGGTCGTTGCTTCCGATTCCAATTCTTGCTGGAGCGGTGGAAGCATTAAAATTTAAACTTGTCCATACGGTGCTGGTTCCTGTGATTGTTGGAGAACCAGAAGAAGTTGCAACAGTTCCAGTAATATAATAATTTGGTTTTGCTGATTGGTCTCTTAACAATCTATCAGCGTTTCCAAGGTTTGTAGTTAATGTCGAGATTGTAGACGGGGCGATTACTTTAGCCATTTAGAACCATCCTTAAAAAGATAATAATATTTTTTCTTTAATGTATCTTTTGTGACTAACCGTAATGAGAACCTTTAAAAAAATCCCCCTCGAATTTCTAAGAGGGGGATTGATTGGGTTTAGAGTTTGCTGTATTCCTGATAGATTTTAAATACATCATCCTCAGAAGTGAATTGAAGAAGAATCACAAACTCTGGATTAATCTTATGCTGGTCATCAATATCCTTATAGAAGTTCTTAAGGGCATTGGCTACCGCAGTACGTTGGTGACCATAGAGGAATGCAAGCATATTAATATAATTGAATCTCTTAGTCTTCCAATCATCCAAGATAGTTCCGTCAAGGTCGAGAGTAAGTTGAACCTCAGTCTTGCTTTCACAATCTTCACAGAGAATATTATCAGAAAGATTCATGTCTACGCAAGCACATTCATTACATCGTGGACATTCGCAATCATCAATGATACATTCACAATCATCACATCGCTCTGCATCAAGATAATATTCTTCATCATCAACAGTGAGGATTTCATATGTTCTTGGTTGCCATTTACCTTCGACATATGCATCATTCTCTGTCTCGAAATTTGAAGTGTATCTACCTTCTACGAGAGGCTTTTCATATTCTGCCACAACCTTATATCGACAGGTGCGGAGTTTTTGAAAATTACAATCTGTAGGAATCGAAACAACATCTGCCGGGTCGATTTCAACAAGAACAAGTTTATCAGATTCAGAAGCAAAGTCAGAGGCATATTCCAAAGTACCAGCATGGAAACCGTAGGAACAACCAACCTCTTTATTGTCATCTACCTTGTTGCGAGGCATTTCCAAAACGCTACCAACAGTATTGAAGAATGTTCCAGAATACTTATCGGAGAAGTCTGAACGAACAGCCTTATAAGCAAGGAATGTTCCAGAATCTGTGATAGGAAGATGCTTATGCTCAAGGAAGGTATAGAGTTCATCCACTGCACGTTTTGATGGATTGAGTTGAAGTCGAGTCATAAATTTAAAAATATGAACTGCATCAACATCACCAGCAAGGGCATTGAGAACCCGCTCTGCTACAATAGACGTTACTGCATCACCGTCGATATAAACATTGCCATCCTTCACCTCGATATTCTCATACTGGAAATAGAGACGTTGGAGTTTATTAGCAGGATTGATGTAGTCTACCAATCCCTGCCAATCAGAATCCTTATAAGCCTTGAGAGCGTTAGGGAATGCAGGGTTGGAAGCATTAATGGTGTACTGTTTTCCATCAATGAATACGGTGATGAAACCAGAGATTGGGTCATCATTAAGAAGTTTTGCTGTTGGGTTCATTCTTTTTTCCTTTAAGAGAGATAAGGCATCGGGGCTTGTCTTTCGTCCTTATCACCGATTGACATAGCATATTACCAAACTATTTCTGAGACCGCAAGGGGATATTAAAGTTCTTTTCCAATAATATCTGCCATCAGACTAATATTACCATTGATAGCCGGGACAAGCAATGGGAACTTTTTAATATATTCTTCCTTGATATCAAAAGGCTTCTCGGAAATATCAAATCTCAAGGCATACCAGAGCGATGTAAATTTCTCAAGATTATTAAAGTCTTCGTGAATCTTTTGGAGTTGATTTTTAATATCTTCTGGAAACGAATCCTTATTGGCAAAGAACAGAGCCTTCCATCGACCTTCAAGATTATAATAAGTATTCCAGTTATTATATTCTTCAGCGTATCTTGTCATCACCAAACTTTTAAATTCTTCCACATAGTCATCAAAAGATTGCATCGTATCAGGAACATTCTTGATATTTGCCTTCTTGACTCCGTAGAATGACACAGGCTCTTCTCCACGCTCAGTCAAGAATTTATTAATAATGTTTGTATAGTCCCTGATATACATTGGGTCTTGAACATAATAGGAAGTAGATTTAAAATATTCCAATGGCAAGTATACAGCATTGTCTTCCACTTCATCAACAGGAGTCCAACAATCAGAATTTGTTTTTCCCATATAAGGATTAATTTTATAAAACTGAGCGTTGATACTCTTCTTGCCTGATATTGTCTTAGGTTTAGGTGCTGGAGTGTATGGAATATCTTTTAAATATACAATCGTGGCTCCATCAAAGTCAGGCTGGTCTTTAAATTCTTCTGCCTTCTGGGTGCTTTCAAAAGACAAGATGAACTTTCTTGCATTCTTAAAAGGATTAAAACCATTGATATTATTCTGGAGACAATAAGATTGAATTCTTGGCTTGATTGAATTCCTCTTAAGATTAGCATTGTCAATAAAGAGAATGTGACCTTCTTGTGGAGCAATATCTGAATTCTTTTTATAAGATTTGTCACTGGTCTCCATCATTACATAATTGATTCCATATTCTCTCAATCTCTTCTCATTAAAGGTCGTAGGGATGGATTGGGTAAGATTGGAGACATTGACAATATGCATGAACTGAGCATCAATATGTCGCTTATGGATTGACTTTTTCCAGAGTGAATTCTTCTCTTCCAAAGATTCTGTAATTGTATTAATAATATCTGCTTGAATATTAGAGATAGACTTCATAATAAAATCTTTTGTCTTATTATCCATCTCAAGGTTTTCACGGGATGCAGATGGTTTCACTTCTCCAATATTTGCGGTAAGAACAATATGGCTTCTCGAATTTTGGATATACTTGCGTGTTTCATAATCCAAAGAATCCAAGGAAGCAGGATAGAGAACATTGCCCATCAAGACCGACAAATCACCTTCACCATAATACTCCCGGCGATACATCTTCCAATTGCCACCTTCAAGGATTGGATTGATTAAACGGGCAGACTCGATTAGATTAGCAATACTAGTATCACCCATGAACTTAGGAATTGGATTAAAATTCTTAAAGAAGGATACAGAGTTATTTCTAAAGTTGGAAAAGTCTACAGCGGAATTAATATTAATATGAACGCTAAGACCTGTCTCATCTGTTGGTTTGGTGGAAAGAAGAGCGACCTTGCCTACATTTGTTTCGTCGATGTATGCTTGGTAGGTGTATTCTGTTCCATTATGCCGGGAAATAATCATAAAGGAATTAACATAACAGAATGCGGATTTGCTACCAAGACCAAGCATTCCCACCTGTTCATTTGTATTACGCTTGGTTGATGCACCGTAGGAAGCAAAGATATTCTGAACATCATCTGGGGAAAGACCAAAACCAAAGTCTCTTACAATAAAGGTAGGAGAGAAGGATGTTGGCAAGGTGATTTCAATTGGACGCTCTACATTCGCTTCAATATGTGCATCGTAAGCGTTGGTGGAATATTCCCGAATAACTGCAAGAACTTTATTAGAATAGAGTTGATTGCGAAGAATAGAAAAGATATGAGCAACATTCTCTTGACGAATATTGAAAGCAACCTCGTTCTCAATGCCTTCCCGCTCTACCTTAAACGCAACCTCATTAACAATCATAACGGCTCTCCAAACTTGTGATGCCTTATAATACAGCAATAATTCTTGGAGAGCCAATAGATTTTCAGATATTTTTCATTATTTGAATCATTCCGTAGGGGTTATTTTCCTAGGGCAAAATTACGTGGTAAAATCCTTCCATAGGCAATATCAAAAGAATCGTTGGTGTATTTTTCAAAATTTATCATGTCTTTAAAACTCTTGATATCTTTAATCTTTATTTTATTAATCCAATGTCTATTAACCATTTCAATTCTAGAGAACAACATTGGATAATTTTCACCCATTTCATTCCTATAATATGATGTTCCAAGAATACAACATCCGTCAGCACTTTCTTTAAATGCCATCTCTTGTAATATTTTAATTGTTTCTAAAGTACTCTCATGCGAAGACAAATCAAGATTATTTAAAACTGAATAATGATAATCACGATCTGTATCTAATCCAAAAGGGTCGTTAAATGGCATCTTATAATAGAATGCAATTGTGTTGAATAAACTGTCAGAATCTATTAAATATTTAGCATAAAACAAGAATGGTGCAGCCCAACTCCAAGGTTCATTTGCTGCATCTTCTAAATCTAAATCATTAATAAAATTCCTAAGGGTCTTATCATTCTTTATTAGTTTAGCAAATTTTGAGAAATCATCCATCTTTAATCCTCTCCAAGATATCCAATATGGCATAATCTTTATTCTTTAATTCTACATCAAACATCACATCTTTATTATAATTTTGTGGAAGATTCTCAGCCATATCTCTGTGTGCTTTAGTATTTTCTTTACCTTCTGAATAATGAAAGATTGGCTGACAGTTCCAAGTAGAATAAGCAAGATGGAATGCTTCTTCATCTGTCATATCGTTGTGTAGAATTTTATGATGGAGATTATCAAATGTTACTGGTATTCCTCTCGTTTGATGGAAATACGTATGGAGATTCTTGATAGACCATACACCGTTTGCATTATCATTATTTTCAAGGACAAGTCGTTTGCGTACTGAATCAGAGAGTCTATCGAAGTTGGCAAAGAATCTATTGGAAATGTCAATCGGGTCACCATCTTTCCTGACATGAATATTTAAAGGAGAATAATAAGATTGTGGTAAATCTAATCGGTCAAAGATATCTGCATGAGCCTCTAAGTCAATTATAGAATTTTGTAATGCCTTAGGGTCTTCAGAAGTTAAAGTAATATATTCTGATGGATGGGCGGAAACACGAATGCCAGTTTCTTTAATTGCCCTCTTAACCTTATCTATCTCATACTTTATAAAACCGTACTCTGGCAAATCTTCTATATCTAACATAACATCTGGATGCTTAATTACTGGGCATAAATCAGAAGACAATCTATAACCCATAATCCCTGCAGCCTTACAATGACGAATAATCTTTTCAGTGACAGAGAAATTATTCCTAACAATCTCTGAAAGCTTTTGTAATGATTCTTCCCTGGGCTTTGAGGAAAAAGATTTGTATGTCATTGTGCGAAACTTGATACCTTGTTCCGCCAATACATTAGAAATACAACATAAGGAAAGATTCATGTTCTACTGTATCATAAAACAACCCCGCTAGCAAGTCTCCATTTAAGATTCTTTAAGTCTTCCTCTAAAAGATCCTGGAACGTTTTATCAGAGCTGCCAAAATGTATTAAAACAGAACAAAAAAGAGCATTAATAGATATAGAATAAAATAATCCACTTAAGTCCTTAAATTTTTCATTTTTTTCAATATAATGTAAGATATTTAAACTAATAGAGAATAATATTTTAAAATCGCTCTTGTATGTTATTAATTTGTATAGTAGAATAGATAATGGTTCAATATTCCATTCCTTATACCTTACTAAATCTGGATAAAAAAGATTATTTGTTTCTTGTTGTAGGATTTTAATTGCATATGATTTGATTACATTATAATTAACTCCAGGGACTAGGTAATAAAAATCCCAGTCCCTGTTTAAGAGTTCTAATATATTCTTTTTAATTTTAGACATTGTTACAGAAATTATTAATAATCTCTCTGCCCTTCTTATAGTTTCCTGAGTTCTTTTCAAAATATACTGTGACTAAAAAATAATCTTCATCACTGTATCCAAAATGAATTTCAAGCTCTGGTCCAAGAAGGGGGAATTTTTTATTATTAATCATATTGTAGCTATTATGTAAATGTTGAAAGAATCTTCCTTTACATTTAGCATCGACCAAGAATACAACATATGGTACACTAAAATCGCCATTCTTATATTTATGGCCTTGGCAACAAAACAATGTCCAGATCCATTCACTCTTATTAATGTTTAAGATAGAACTTTTAATTAATCGATCTAGCTTTACATCTTTTAAATTTCTTGGATCGTTATAATTGAATTTTTCTAGGAAGGAATCAAGAGTTCTCATAGATTTCACAGATCAGCATGTTATCATCTTCTCGAATGATTTTGCCAGCAGCTGTTACAAGATGTTCGTCGATAGAGAGATTCCAATTGTTCTCATTATAAAGATCACGGAATTCTTCTAGAGTGTAAACCTTATCATCTTCGAAAAATCTAACTGTGGCTTCTTCTGAATAAAAATCTATAAGTCGGTCAATAGCGGTGAGGTCTAATAGTTTCATGCCTTATTATTCCCTCGATTTTTAGCTTTTGAGGCGCTTGAGTAAAAAAGGTATGAAAAAAGGAGCAATTAATAACATGCCTCCGTACCTCACATATATACTACCCTCGAAAAACCCAATAATATAAAAAATAATGCTCGAAAAAATAGGATATAAAATAATAAAGAGAATTAACCTTAAGATAAAAAGGATCTGGACCCTTTTAAAAGCTTTGGGGAAATTTTTACATTTACGACATTCATATTTAATAACGTCGCTGTAGAAATTATCACCACAAACCTCACACTTAAGTTTAATTCTCTTTAATGTGCAACTTGATAAAACACTATTTTTCATTACAGTGTTTTATTCTATTTTTTAGAACTTGAATCCCAACATCTTAGTAAAGTCATCGATCTTTACAGAAGCGGTGACAAGAGCCCGGACCTTATCTGTGCTCGAAAAACGATTAGCAAGATCCACACCCTCTACATAAGCGCCAGCCGAAAGACTTACACCATTGATAACCTTACCGAATGGAACAAGAACTCCAACACCTACTGCAGCCTTATCACCATACTTATCTGTGCTTAAGACTCCAACGGTTGAAACAGTCTTTCCAAGTACAGTATAATTGCCTAGAGTAGAAAGGGCCAATGCATTACTATTTCGGCCATCAATTCCAACTCCTGCAGTAAAACCATTAAAGCGACCATCACTGAACTGAGGCTTAACAAAAAAGCTCTTAGCACCAACTTCCGCCTTCTTTCCCCCAACTTGAGAGAATGATCCGCTGCAAACTAAACAGGAAATAACAACTGGAATTACACTCTTAAATACTAAATTCTTAATCATATAAAAATTCCTTCTAGACTTTAACGTCATATTTTATTATTCCCCTTTACTCGAAATATGCAATCACCCTAAGATCTTTTTTTAACCTATCCTTTATTCGTTGTATCTTCTTTCTTAAAGCCACAACAGATAAACCATATTTTTCTGACAAACTATTATAATCTTCCCCTAGAGAATAAAATTTAAAAAGCTCGAAATCTTTTCCCAATATTTCAAAGACAAGCTCCTCTAATTCGTTTGTCTCGAAATTTTCCCTATAAATCGGCTCATCTATAAAATCTAAACTCTCGAATTTCTTTTTCCTTGAACGATCTATTAATGCGTTTAAAGCTATACCAATTAAATAACTTTTCTCAGTCTCTTCTCTAATGTTATAATTTCGAATTAAAAGATTATAATAAACATCACTAGTTAATTCCTCTGATAAATTATAATCTTTTGTTTTACTATATAGATAATTAAATATTACCTTACGATATTTCAAAAGCTTCATAAAAATAAAAAAGAGGAAAAGAATATTCCTTTCCTCTTCTCCCTTAAAAAATAAAAATCTTAATCACATAACAAGAAAGAATAACGGAACTTATGCACAGCTACAATAACTTCTTCGTCACTATAATCTAACTCATTAATTGCCACCCTATAATATTGTATCATGTTCTTAATAGGTGGGTCAAGAGGTGCTAAACCATTCTGCACTCTATACTGTGTCCAACTCCTATAATGCTGCCCAAGAGAACCAAGATTATAAAGGAGCAAATCAAAATCGTTAAAAGGAACACTCCAATCAACTTTAAGCTTCTCTAACTCTTTTAAATTCTCACCCTGAAAATCCTTAAGCTTCTTATCACTCTCGAAAAATTCACCAATCTCTTCACCATACTCGAAAACCTTATACTTGTCTTCTTTCTTTTGAACTTTTACTGGCTCCTTAACAACTTCTTTAACAACAGGCTTAACTTCAACAACTTCAACGGTTTCTACAATTTCTTCTTTAGTCTCAACAGTTTCTTCCACTGCCTTAACTTCCTCGATTTTCTTCCTTGCCATATTTTTTCCTTTCGGCTGTGGATTCTTAAACGATATCCTTACAAAATAATAGAGAAAAATCCTCTATATCCTCTTTTACAATAAAAATATCCTTAAGACCTCGAAAAACTAATTCCAAGCTCCTTTAACCGCTTATTTATGACCGGAAAACCTGTAACAACCCCACCATTAATTTCTATCTCTTGTTCACCTATATCAGATAATTTTATTTTTCCACTACCATTAAAATAATATCCCTGATTACTCGAACCCCTTAAGCCACCCCAAATTCTCTTACCCCTATCATATCGCCCATAAACCAATAAGTCAATATAATCCAAACATTTTTTCTTATCAAAATCTTCTAAAATTTCCCCTATATCAAAACCACTAAAAACAACAACTCCCCCAGGTAAATCCAACTCCACTAAAAGACTATATAATTCATCTGCTTGTAAGAAAGGTTCACCCCCAGATATTGTTAATCCCGGAGACTTTATAAAATCTAATACATCTCTTACACTATAATATTCTCCACCCTCGAAATTCCATGTCTCAGGATTAAAACAGCCGAGACATCCTAAATTACATCCCTGAAACCAAATAATATCCCTCTCTCCAGGACCGTTAACAAAAGTACTCGAAAGCTTACCAAATAGTTGCATCCCTTAAATCCATCCTGTATAATAAACGCATGAGTAAGGTTTTTAATAACGTATATCTAAAACTTAAAGAAGAATACGAACAAAGTGAGCCAGTAGAATATAACTCGAAAAATCTACTGAAGAATATTAGCACGACATTAGACAATCTTTATAAAAATCTTCTCAACATTGAACTTATACTTAAAGAGATTACATTATTCGATACCAAAACATCTGAGGAATTTTTAAATCTCTCTTATAAAAATATCGAAGAAATACATAAGAGTTTTCCTAAGATCTTTTTCGACACACCAATAGAAGAAAATTATCCAGAAACATACTTAGATGCAATAGAAGAATTAATAGCATCTGTAATCACCTTAAGATTCTATTTAGTAAGACTCGAAAATCAAGATAATAAAAATATCCTATCACTCTTAGATTCTTATATTCTTAACATTAAACTATATACCAAAAATTATTAGGCTCGAAAAATACACCTTAAGATATTTTAAAAAGTTGAACCTAAATCTTAAAGTACTATAGGGGAAGAACAAAAGAATCTCAACTCCAAAAATAGGCTCGAATTTTAAAGTGTGATATAATGTAATACTGTGAACCTAAAATACTCGAAAAACTCTAGGGGATATTTTTAATTCTATAGTGGGTATTGTGCTCGATTTTTGGAATTTTTTAGGATTCTTGATATATACTAAAAAATTTGCAGGAAAGTCTTTTGTAAATACAGAATGATATTTATTCACACTAGGATTTTAAAATAGACCTCCGAACAGAAAAAGCCCCGATAAAATTCTTCTTGTTGTTAAATAAAACTCTTCTGGTCTAATTCAAAAATCTAGGAGTTGTTTAGAAAAATTCCTGTGGTCTGATTCAAAATTTCTAAGGTCTGTTTACAAGAATCTTATTTAAATTCTTCCTGTAGTTAAGTAAAAGTCCTAGGGTTTGATTTAAAAGATTCTGTGCTATTCAATTAATTCTCTTATGGTATTAAATCTAGAGTGTTATTTTAAATTCCCTTATTATTATTCTTTTATTCTCTGGGGTTTTTTATTTTAATTATCCCTATTGTATTATTTTTTCTTCTAGGGTATAATATTTAATCTATTTATTTCTCTATAGGCTAAATTTTGTTTTTTTTCTTATTCTACCCTATCTTTTATCATTATCTATCAGTATTGTTTTTTATGTAAGTTATTTGGCATTAGGGTTTTTAATTAGTAGTGAATGGGAATAGGATTTTTTTTGTATGGTAAGATTTGTTTTTAAATGGGAATAGAATTTTGTTTTATGGTGTATTATTTTATTAGTTTGGGTTGTAGTCTCCATTGTGTTTTTAAATTTGTTTTTGTTGGGTATTTTTAGAAGGAATATTAGAAAGCTTTGCAGAATATATTAATTAGTCTTATTGTCTGTATTGATAATTTGGCTTTTTTTATATTTAGTATTAATGTGGTATGAATCTATCTTTTTTAATGGTTGTTTTAGCTTAGGAATCTTTTGTTTTTAGAATTTTGATTGATTTGTTTATATATTTTCTGTGTTATATTTTTTTGGGTTTTTTGGGCTTATTTTTTACATTAATTTTACGTTGTTATTTTTTTGTATATATTATGTGAGGTATATTATTATGACAGTTTTAGAGAAGTATAATTTGGCGGTAGATTTGATAGAGGGTGATGATTCTTTGTATGTTGGTTATGTATCTGATGTTGAAGGTCATGTTCCTGTAGTTGTTGATTTATTGTCTTGTTATGGTGGTATTGTTTCTCTTTTATCTGGTATTGGAAAGAAGCGTATTAATCTTTATTATTTCAATGGTGAGTTAATTTCTAATGTTGATGTTTTAGGAATTTTGTTACGTGAGGTTGATGTAAATAGGGAATCTTGTTTAACTTTATTGGATGAGATTTATTCTTATTGTTTTCCTGCTTTACGTTTTGAGGTTAAGATTCTAAGTAATGATGTTGATGCTTTTGTATCTATTATGAAGAGTCTGCGTGATTTGCGTTTTAGTGTAGAGTCTGGTTCTGTTGTTGTCGAGCCAGTTGTTGAGGAGCCTGTTATTGCTTCTGTTGGTGTTGTTGATGGTGAGGAGATTGAGGTTGTAGATTTTGAGAGTGAGATTGATTTTGTAGAGGTTAAGAAAAAGAAGTAGTATTGTGGTTTTGTTTTTTTGATCTGCTCTTTTTATAGGGCAGATTTTTTTTTGTTATAATCTTAAGATGTCTTTTTCTTTATGTATTTCGATATGGTCAATATTTGAATTTATTGCTAATCTAAAGAATAGTTCAAGGTCTTCTATTTCTGGGTTATCTACAGGGTTGATTTTTATAATTTTATTGTAGATTGTTTTAAAATCTTTGTTATATAGGAAGAAGAACATGCTATCTTGATTTATCATTTCTTTAATTTCTTTTTTGGATAAATTTAAGAGAGCTAAAGTTTTTGATTTGATTGTTATTTGTCCGTTGTATGGGTTATCTGTTACATGTATAGAATTTAGTTTTTCACTATATTTTTTAATTTTATCTTCATCATAAGTTTCTAGTTTGTCGATAAAATTCATTAAGAGATTCCAAGTCAAGTGTTGTTTTTGCATCATAATATTAGGGTTGTTAAATTGTATATTCATGTGTTTATTGTATCATAGGTTTAGGATTGTGTGTGTTGTTTCTAGAATGTTTTATTTATGTGGTATAGATATTCTGGTGTAACAATATTATATAAATTTAATAATCAAAAGAAATCTTTAAGGGAGCATTTGGAGGATTTATTTCCAGATGTTAATTCTGTGGATATTTTTTATTTAATGAATAGAGTGCGATCAAGAGCTAAGAAATTGGGTGTGTCTGTTGAGGATGTGCTTTATGACATTGCTTTCGATGGTTTATTTAGGGATGGCAGATAATGTGGTATAAATTTGCGGCTTTTGCTAAGTTAATTAAAAATCTTTATCCTTATGAGTTTTGGGTTGAAGTAGAAGAGAAAAATGAATTAAGAGAAATTGTTCCATCATTTAAAAAAATTGTACCTGGGCAAGAAATGGGAATTGTGGCTTGGGGTAAATTATTAAAAACAAGCACCCTCAACACTAAAAATGAAAATACATTATTAAATTTTTTATCATCAAGAATTACAGAAGATGCTGAAGGGAAAAAAGTCTATACAAGTGTTTATAAGGGTGATATTTTTTTGGCTAATCCTATAATTGGTGGATTTTGGATTGAAGAGGAAAACAAAAATGAATTAGGGCAGATTGTAAAAGTCTCTAAAGAAATTGGGTATGGAGATTCATTCAATCTTACAGAATGGAAGAAAATATTAAGAACAAATCAAATTAATGCTAAAGATAAAGATAGTTTGAAAAAATTTCTAACTGATGATAAATTCAAAATGATCGGTGATAAGAAGTTTTATGTACCTATTCCTTTAGGTAAACCAACATTATTAAAAAATCCTATAGTTGGTGGTTTTTGGATTGAAGAAGAAAAAAAGAATGAATTTGGAGAGATTGTAAAAGTCCCTAAAGAAATTGGGTATGAAGAACCTAAAGGTATTAAAGAGTGGAGAAAATTATTAAAAACACACAAAATAAATGCTGAAGACCTTGATAGTTTGAAAAAATTTCTAACTGATGATAAATTCAAAATGATCGGTGATAAGAAGTTTTATGTGCCTTCATGGCAGGGTGAGGAAGTTTTAATAAAAAATCCTATTACTGAAGGGTTTTATATAGATGGAGAATTTATTGGTCCAGAGACAACAATGAATATTGCTGATTGGACCAATAAATTGAAAACTTTTGCTATAAGATCACGTAAACAAAGTTTACAAGAATTTTTGAGTGATAAATTGACCCGAAACAAGGAAGGTAAATTAGAATATTTCTATGATCCTCGAGAAATGTATAGAAAATTCTATTTTAAGAATCCTATATCTGAAGGATTTTACTTAGATGGAGACCTTATTGGTCCTGAAACTTTTTTATCAACCTCTGATTGGAGAAGATTATTAAGTACTGAAAAAATTGATAAAAACAATCCAAACAGTTTAAGAGATTTCTTAAATCAACCTGGAATTCTGACAGAAATTGATGGAAAAAAATATTATAATTATACAGGTCAAAAAAGATATATTAAAAATCCATTAAATGAAGTTTTTTGGGTTGAAAAAACACCTATAGAGCCAAATGAAGAATTTACGGTTTCAGGATGGGCAAAATTATTAAATACCAGTTGGTTAAACACTACTAATGATGAAGTGCTAAAAGATTTTTTAAGTGATAAAAGAAGATTCAGGACTCGTAACAACAAAAAAACTTATATACCTGTAAAAAGATCTTCAAGAGAGGGATTATTTTCAGAAAAATTTTATAACTATAATCATGATGACATAACTGTTAAGGCTGGTAAATATATAATTGTCATGACTAACAAAACTAATATTTTGTATTTAGATTTTGCTTTCATGAAAAATGATAAAATATTGCTTGCTGTCGAGATCAATGGATATCAACATTATGGTTTTGTAACATTTGGTAAAAAATTATCTTATCAGGATTGGCAAGATGGTTTACTAAGAGATATCTTGAAAATCAATTATTGTTATGAAAATAAAATTCCTTTATTAATTTTCAATCATATGTTATCATTGAGCGAATTCAAAAGTATATTGGATAATTTGCATAAAAACCCTCATGCTTATGAAAATTTTATCCCCCAACCTGTAATTGACAATAATCCTAAAAACACATCTTTAGAATTTATTAAAAGACAGATTTATTCTCATTTATATCCTGTTTTTAATGACACAATTACTTTTGAAGATGATGAAGCTAAAAAAAGATATATTAAAGATACCTTGATCTTAATTTCAAAACTTATGGGTGTTTATGAGAACGGGATTGATAAAACAGACTATATTAGAGCATTTGATACTAATGTAGATTTAACTTCAAATTACAACATATGTTTAGCAATATATAATTCATTACATCCTGATTATCCATTAGATAAAGATGAAAAAATCACCTATTCAGATTTATCTAAAAAACCAAGAATTTTTAAAGAAAAACCACTTGAAAAACAGAAACCTAAAGAAAACTTAATCCCCTCAGAAGAATAGGGGATTATTTGTTATTCAATATAAGTTGTATGTAATTTTGATAACGGTGACGAATTATAAGAGAAAGATTTATAAGATTTCTGTTAGGGATTATTATTATGAAAAGATACAGCATTGGTAGTAGGGTTGCTCAGAGTTGGTTAGTGGGTCAGAGTAAATTCTTTTTGGATTTATCTGATCGTTTGGATGTTGATGGTTTATATAGAGATTCTGAGAGCTTTTTAAATTACGGTGTTGATTTATCTGGTTTATTGCGTTATTCTGCTGTTGATGATGTTAAGGATTTGGGAGATGCTGATGCTGATTCTCCTATTGATGATTTTCCTGATGTTGATTCTTTAGTTGTGGAAGATGTTAATCCTGAAAAAGTTTTGCGTAATGATGAGTATTGGCATAAAGATGAGAATGATTATGATCTTCCTAATTATGATTCTCCTGGTTTGATTCATAGGGGTGAGATTGATTTTAGTGAGCAGCCTGATCTTGAGTCTGTTATTGAAGCGATGAGGGCTATGTCTTCTGGTGGTGGTAATGTTTTTAATTGTTTAGTATCTCTATCAAATTATATGTCCGAGATTAAGGAGGTATTAAGAAGAAATAATATAACTTATGTTCTTGATAAATTTGAGGATATTCATGGGAGGATAGTTAGAAAAGCTCTTTACAGTTATTTCAAGAATCCATTATTTTTGGAGAATCTTTTAGAGGTTAATAATATTGTCAGGGATATTTTTGAAAGTAATGTAAATCGTGACACTGTGGCTTTATTTAGTAAGGTTGTTGATTTATATAATGGTCGTGCTAAGAAGTTTAGTGATCGTAGGGAATACATTAAAAAATTTATAGAGGATCGTGTACCTGAATTAAGTTTTTATTCTCGTTTGGTAAGTAATTTATTGGATTCTAAAAAAGTTAACATTGAGGTTTATTTAGAACCAATTGAAGATTTTGTCAAGATTCTTCGTTCATTGGGTGCGGAATCACATGAAATTCTTAATCTTATTTGGGAGATTAGTTATGATAAGGTTCAAACTCTAACTGATAAAAATGAAATTAAAAAAATATTATTTTATTATAGATATTTTGGCAGACCTGATTTAAATCCATTCAAAAGTGCTATGTTGGATAATGTTCCTGAGGATTTGTGGCCTGATTTTTTAAGATTAGATTCCATAAATTTTATGAAATTTATGTTATCTTATAAGACTTTAATGCCTGATTTGTTCAGTTATATGTTAAAAAATATTGATGGCAATAATATAAAGTTTGGTGACAATGTTTATGATATTTATAAAACCTATCATATTTATAAGTTGTGTGGCAAAGAGGCATTATTTGATGAGAATTATTTAGAGGAAAAAATAAATTCTGATC